CCCCGTGATTTCACTTTTTAATGACATCTAAGGCACTGACCCTCAATGTAGATTGGGGGAACCCATACACATTCAACAGTCTACGCAGCGAGATATGGCAGACGCCTGGCGCTACGAAGAGCACTACGCCGACACGGACACTTACCACGACTGCGTGGAAGACCTCGACCTGGCAACGCTGCGCGACGTCATCAAGGACCTCGACGGCGCCGTGGACCAAGTCCGGTCACGGTGCGACGGACTCATGTGTTCGCGACTCGCTGAGGAATTCACCGAGTATCCGCAGTGTCCACCGCCGTCTCCTCTGCCGTCGCCACCATCTTCGCCACCCCCAGAGTTCGAGTTGGTGTCTTACGACCCGTGGGACAACACGCACCTCTGGGTAGTCCTACCGGCGGCGGTTTTCGCAGCGGCAGTGGTGTTCGACGACATGACCCCCGTGGTGCTCTTCGAGGACTTCGAGGCGCGGCGCAACGCGGGCAAGGCAGCGGCAAAGGCGGCGCGCAAGGCAGCGAAGAAACGTTTGATGTAAGTTTGACGGCAGCGCTCCTTAGGGAGCGCATAAGACCAGTGGGGGAACCCATATACATTCAACTAGCGACCATGGACACGCTCTCGAGTGCCTTGCTCCAGAAGATCGTCGACAAGCTCAAGATGGACCCCGAGACGCTTTGCGCCGTTGCGAAGGTGTCTAAGGGCTTCAACGATTGTGTCGACCCCAGCGAGATATGGTACTGCACCTACCATCCGTTCTGCCACAAGTGCTGCTTGTGCCACAACGGTCCGGTGAGTTGGTGCAAGTAAAAGTTTCACGGCATCCACCCTTCGGGGTGGTGTAAGTCCACGCTCAGTGCGATTTCTCGATTGCATAAAATTACAATGTCTAAGGCACGGTCCCCTGGCTTTGATTGGGGGAACCCATACACATTCAAACAGCGACACATCGACCGATGGCCTTCTGCTCTGGCGACACGATTATGCCGGGACTTCACTATTCCATGGACACCGCTGCTGCTGCCTTCGCCGCCACAATGATGCGCGTGAAGCGCTTGCGACGGCAGCGTGCTGTCGGAAATTGGAACTCTGTGCTCGCCAAGATGGAGCACAAGGAGAAGTTCAAGACCGTTCTCGGGGACATCCACCAGTGTGGATTTGAGGCCGGAGTCACGATGCGTCAGCAACTTTCCGACTTTCTTGCGTGGTACGACGATTGGGCATACTGTTGCCCAAGGACTCAAGAGGAGCAAGACATCGAGTCGTTGTTGTACGGCACGATGGTCGGCTACGACAATGTGTACCTGCGCGACTGGAACGAAGCTCTTGCGAGGCCTTACGCCAAGTGGAAGCCTCCCGTGTTGCACCCATTCTGCCACAAGTGCGCATTGTACCACGGTCGCGTCACCTGGTGCAACTAAACCCAAAACCAAAAACAGCATGACGGCAGCGCTCCTTAGGGAGCGCATAAGTCCTATTCGAGATACCTTTGGAGATGAACTGCTACTACGAAGTATACCAACTCGAACCGAAGCGCGTACACATTCCTTACTGCGTGCCCGGCAAGAGGACCGAATCCGATGCAGCCGAGTACATGTCGTCTCTGTGTGAAATCGGGTGGGCGCTCAACAAGCGAGTCATGTTCGGTGTTGTCAAGTTCACTGAAGACCAACGCGTTGAGTACCTCGGTCGTGAAGCTTGGTGGAATCCTGTGTCACAGAATTGCTTACACCCAGCAATTCTTCAGGAGCTTCGCGAAACCTTCCTTGTGGATTCGTACAAGACCGATGAATCCGACACTGTAAGCGACGAGCTGCTCGATGCTATTCTGAGCTTCATCCCAGAGTACACCCCTGCACAGCTAGTGGGTACTATTGAAGCGCTCAAGGAGAACTTCGAGGCCGACCGGCGAGCGTTCGAACAGGCATGGTATGCGAGGGATGACATTGATGCATTGGCAGATGCATTGGGAAAGGGTGTCACTTTTTAAAAACACAAAAAAAACAGCATGACGGCAGCGCTCCTTAGGGAGCGTGTAAGTCCACGCTGAAATTTTATCCTTAATTGCTAAATTTAATTAAGCCTAAGGCACAGACTGATGCTTTAGATTGAGGAAACCAAAGTATTGAAATGCTGTTTCAAGATGCTCTGTTCATGATCTTTATCACTTTCTTTATTTCCATGCCAGCACTGTTGGTGGCCACAATCGACATTTTACTTGGACCACCTGTGTTGCTGACAACTCTCTACCTGTTTTCATACGGTTTATTCAGACTTCATGAAGACGATGCTCGCCACTACTTGGAGCACTACGAGTAAATCTTCGATTGACGCGGCAGCACCCCTCGGGGTGCATAAGACCACGTGAGGAAACCCATACAATATGGACAAGCTCTCGGACGATCTGCTACGAGCGATTTTCCAAGAACTGGACGCAGTGACGCTTTTGACGTTGTCTCGGGTGTCTAAGGAATTTCAGTTTGCCGCCGATTCCGATTCCGCGTGGAAATACGTGCACGGTTTCACGAGGACAAAGTCTATGACCTTAATCACTGAGTCCAAGCGCCGCATTCGCGAATTAGGCGACCTGCTCTGGGTAGCGAGGCGAGCCGAGCTGAAAGCTGGCGAAATCTTCTTCAGAGCGCCGTCCAGCGACTGGGCGGTCTCAGAACAGAAACGTCTTGATTTGACGAATGCTCACCGGCTATGGAAAGACACAACGGGAAGCCTCGACAAAGCAACGAGAGACCTTAGTGTAGCACTTCAGATGTTGCGAGTTCCGCGTGCTATGCGCCTTGATGCCGCACGCACAAGGAATGAGTATTACGCGGAGTTGAAGAAGGCTCAGCGCATGAAGCTCGATGTCTCGGCTACAGACGCAGCAAGGTCCCGTCTCACGAAAATAAACCAGGATGTAGCCTTGTTGGTCGACGAGAAGGCACTTGGTACTCAAATGACTTTCTGGTGGGTAGCGACTTGCTGTGCTCGCTCTATTTGGGCAAACCCCGATGAACCACTTATTATGACAGACTGAATTAAGACGCGGCAGCACCCTTCGGGGTGCATAAGTCCACGCGACTATTTTACACGATGGAAAATCGCTTCTACAACCTTCCGGAAGACATCCAGCTCAAAATTTTTTTACACGCCCGTGCCATGTTACTTGCTCAGGTTCACATTGAGTTATGGACCAATAGGTACGACCTGTGGTCTTGCAATGGGCTTATAGCGTTCGTGGACATCCGTAGAGAATCTGCTGATTTCTGTAAAGAAGTAGATTCAGACGATTCTTACAGCGTCTGTGATGGCGAGTGTTGCGTCAAGGATGAGAGCATCTGGTGGAGTTCCAGATAGAATTTTAATGGCAGCTCCCCTCGGGGTGTAATAAGTCCACAACATTTTGATTCTTAATTGCTTAAATTAACGATGACTAAGAATAGTTATACTTATTTGAATGATATTCCAATTTTCAGACTTCGATTATGGTCGCCGACGCTCTTCTTATCACTGTGCTGCTTTCCGTTCCTGCTACCCTGACTTGTATTTCCGTACATTTTTACTACTTGTTGGGACTTAACAAGAAGGAGGAAATACATGTACGCGCGTGGTGCAACGACTAAATCTTATTTTACGCGGCAGCGCCCTTCGGGGTGCATAAGTCCACGCGGGGAAAACCTTACAAATATGGATACTCTTCCTCAAGATCTTCTTCTCAAGACATTCAAGGAACTCGACCCGATTAGTCTCTGTAGACTGGCTCAGGTGTCTAAGGCATTTCGAGTTCCTGCCGAATCAGACGAAGTTTGGCTGGTCGCTCACGGTTGGCAAAAGACATTTTCCAGAACGCTCGAGCTGTGGCTCTCGACTCGCGTGGATCACGAAACGCGATATCTCAATGAGTTGGATACCGGAGTCGGTAGTCTTACCGCCCATGTTTCTTTAAGATGTGCGGAAGTCGTTGAAGCACGCGACTCGATGTCTCGGGCACTCGATAGACTTACCACACAATTCTCGAACGTCTCGCCTCGCGCTTTACAAGGCAATATCTACACAGAGCCCCGGTTAACTACGCACTGGGGAATAGAGCGCAAAAGATTCGACCGAGCTCTGCGGAATCGCAGATCTGCTCAAGATGCACTCGATGCCATGATGGAGCAGTTTAGAAAAGCCGAGCGTTTAGCGATTGCTACTCGTCTTGAACTGCATCTACTAAAGCATTCGCTGAGTACACCGTTAGCCCTTCGTACGTGGCTTGCCACGGAGATTCAGTGGCGAGGTGCTCATATTAGGTGGACATATCAAGACACTCCTGAAAATTCTTCGGAGGCTTATAGATTAGAAAGCGTACTTTATTTCGCACTAAGACTGGAATAAAGTAAGTTTTATGGCAACACCCTTCGGGGTGGCGTAAGTCCATTTATCGATTTATTGATTTATTATTTTATTATATTTACTATTTAATAAATGGATAGATTTTACTATACAGTGTACGACCCTAATAGTAAAGCACTAGCTCTAAGAGAATTTGAAGATAATCTAATCAGTAATTTTCTTACAAAATCGAGAACAATGACTAATATAAATGATATGCATGTTTTATTCGATTCTGTATGGTACGCTATAGACGAATTATCAGAATATTCTTCATCGGATCACGTTGAACGTTTACAAAAACACGTAGCCAATAAATGGATAGAGAGACTCATACAATTATATACACCTCAAGAATACTATCAACTTATAACAATTAGATTATCCAACCCAGCCGCAGTAAGACGGGACCTACAACGCGCGTTAAATAATCGTTCCGGTCCTCTTCGGTCTTTGGAGGTTGCTGGTCTAGAACATTTATTAAATCTTATCCAGATTCAAGCAAATATGCCTGCTAGAAACCCTGTTACACCCGACGAGGAAGCAATGTTTGGAAAATGTTGGGAGGGTTATAAGAAAATAGGAATGAAAAACAAGTCTGGAAGACGAGTTCCAAATTGCGTAAGAAAATAAAACGAAGACTCGTGAAAACTCTTCGGATGTAGCGTTTATCGATTTATTATATTTACTATAAGTAAAATGGACAGGGATACAATATATAATCCTAATAGTCAAGCGCTAGCTCTAAGAGCATTCGAAGATAGTCTAATTTTCGAGTTTGTTACAAACTTGAGAACTATGAATCGCGGTGCTATACAAGATTTATTCGAGTCTGTATGGTACGCTATAGACACATTATCAGGATATTCACCTTCCGACCGTGTTGAACGTTTGCAAAAACATGTAGCCAATAAATACGTAGAGAGAATCATACAATTATCTACACCCCAAAATTATTTTAACCTTGTAACAGCTAGATTATCCAATCCGGAAAGACTAAGACAAGACCTTCTACGCGCTTTAAATCAATCTTCCAGTCCTATTCGATCTTTTGAGGTTAGTTTTCTCGAATATTTATTAAATATTATACAGATTCGAGAGAATATGCCTGCCAAAAATCCTTTTATGTCTAGAGACGAGGAAGCAATGTTTGGAACTTGTTGGGAGGGTTATAAGAAGATGGGAATGAAAAACAAGTCTGGAAGACGAGTTCCAAATTGCGTAAGAAAATAAATTATTGCTAAAATTTATTATGTCTAAGATTTAATTTTTATAGTTTAATGACGGTAATCCACCAATGGACTCTCTCTCTATCGATTTGCTTCGCGCGATTTTTCAGGAACTCGACGCCGTGATGCTTTGCAGACTTGCCAAGGTGTCTAAGGACTTCCGTGTCGCCGCCGACGAAGACTGCGTCTGGAACGCCGCACACGGCTTCACCAAGGGGAAGTCCTTAGAAATCCTTTTGGAGCTCGGTACTCTCTCGGGTTCAAAGGACGACGAGTGTATGGCTGCTGCTTTTGTTGCGAGCAACTCCGAATATGAAGGAAGCAGCGAGGATGATACCGACGATGCAATCAGCCGTCGAGACCGCGCTTATGAAGCCTGGGACAAACTTCAGCAAGAGCGACACGTTGTCCAGCGGATGCACGCTATAGCATATCGCATGCTGCGCGTACCCAAAAAACTTCGAGTAGTTGCTGCCGATGCTCTAGTTCACTATTACAAAGTGACACAATGCATCGATTTCATACTCAAGGGAGTCCCACAGTGCAGCGACGACGACGCATTCGCATCTGCTTACCGCGACCTCAACCTCAAGCGAACCGAGGCAGAGCATGCTCTCATCGTTGCCGACGTCAACGTAAGGAATTGGGAGAATTCCTTCTCCAAATGCGGATGTGTAAGCTACTCCTCGACTTACACGCCCGCCTTCTGCTGCACACAGCAACCGTGGGGAACATCTCCGCCTCTCGAGAATCTCGAGCAGTCTTGGATGTACGAGTAAATTTTTACGGCAGCACCCCTCGGGGTGTAGTAAGTCCGTTTTTTTTAATAAAAGCCCTTAGATTGCTAAAATATACAAACCTTAAGACTCAATGCTAAATTTTAAGATGAGATAATCAAAGATGTTCAGCAACCGTGACGTCAAGCGTGTTCGCGATGAGCTTCTCCGTGATGCTCCTTATGCTGAGACATACGAAGACTACGAAGACCCGCCTATGGCTCCGCCGATTCCAAAGCGCCAGTCAGGCACGACTGGATCTCCGTTGCGCCCAAGGTCTCCGGACGGCGTGTCGTTGCTTCCGCGCCTCGACCAACCTCCTTTTCGGGAAGACCTGAGCATCGTCTGTAACTGGCACGCAGATACTGAGCGTCCCGATCCAGACGCTCTGAACTGGACTACTCAGGCCGAGCACGCGGAAATCGTGCGGTCGTATTACGAGGCTCAGGCTAAGAATCCGAACGTAGTGCTTCCTGTGCCAATCACGCGGCAGAATGGAGAACTGCGTCCATGTACTGCGCCGTACCCAGTAGCTCAGCAGACTCCGGTGGTTCAGCAAGTGCCCATGACTACTCGCTGGAGCGACGACGCGATGTGAGATTGAATTCATTTTTTGAAAACCCCTAAAAATACCATGGCATGAACCGGCAGCACCCTTCGGGGTGTATAAGTCCACGCCGGAAATTGTTAATTAATTGCTAAAATTAATTATATCTAAGACAATCATTGTTACTTTAGATTGAAGAAAGCCTATAGATTCACAAAGCCATGATGCACTCCTTTGGATACATTTGGAACCGCGCCATGACCATCGCTCCCGTCGATGATACAAGCGTCATTTCATTTAAGCCTCTCTCCGAAGATGAAAGCGAACGTGCTTACCTCGCACAACAAGAGCTTGAGCGCAAGGCTTACGAAGCAAGGCTTATTCGCGAGTTCGAGGAAAACAAGCTCATAATCGCACAACTCGAAAAGCAGCTCGTTGAGTTGATCGGGGGTACACCGACTGGAACTCCTTACAAGTCAAAGGAGGAAAAGCGTGATGCGAGGATTGCTAGGCGGGCTACTCGTGGGGGGCTACAATACCTAGAGAAGCGCTTTGTCGGGTTTGTGTAAGTGTAAGTGTGCGGCGGTTCTATGGTTAAAACTCCAAAAAAACAGCATGGCGGAAGCACCCTTCGGGGTGCCAAAGCACCCTTGAAAATCATGGACTCCCTCCCAGAGGATCTACTCCGAAACGTTGTCAAGACTCTCAATCCATATACGCTGTGTCGCCTTTCGTGTGTGTCAAAGAGTCTCCGAGCAGTAGCGGACGACGATGAAGTCTGGACCAATCAGACCGATATGTACACCAAGGACGACACGTGCGACATTGTCGCTCGGGCAGAACGTGCTCTTATTCATTCCGCGTGTATGTGGAGCGAGGTCGTCGAGAAACTGATGAGCGCTAGGAAGCACCTTATTGATGAAGCAGAGAAGCGAACAGTGTGTTCAATACAGAACACTGTGCACGGCTCTCTTCCGCTTTACTCCGGTCCGTGGGGACGAGGCTATCCTGTAAGAGAGCGTGCCATAGAGAGTTGGATGACCTCCCCATTTCTAAGGGAAGAAAGGCTACATCTCGAACTTTTTGAGTCGGAGATTTTCGTGCGTAAAGGAACTTTTGACACCGATACATTCCGACTTCGCAACGTTCACAAATTTCTAAGGAAATAGAACATTTACGGCAGTACTCCTTAGGGAGTACATAAGTCCAGTGAAAATTGAAAATGAGCTGCGTAAAAGATTGTTATCAAGCCAAAGGCTCTGGGTTCCCATTTTTTCTTATCTTTTTCCTAGTTGGTCTATGGTACATCAGATATATTGCGTTGCGAACCACTAGATAAACTTTTTCACGGCAGCGCTCCTTCGGGAGCGCATAAGTCCGGCGAAAATGATCGCGACATACGCCTTACTCGTTCTTACGTGCGCAACCCCATTTATCCTGTGGTGTATACACGTTCGACCCGTCTACCTAGACTAAAATATTTTACCGCGACGCTCCTTCGGGAGCTCATCGCACTCTTGAAAATCATGGCGTCCCGCATTGCTCAGCTCCGCGAGAAGATCGAATTTCTCGAGCAAGAAATCGTTCGCATTTCCCTGGAGGAAGAAGAGGCTGCCAATCGCGCAAGAGAAGAAGCTGAAGCACTTGCCAAGGCTGTGCGTATATCTGGGGAACCTTGCAAGAAGAGCATTTCTCTTATCGACGCCCTTGATGCTGCAATCGATATCGGAGAAGAGTACATTTTTGCCACTGCTTGTGTCAAAAGGTCCGAAGAAAAGCTTGCCGAATACGAAGGGTTTGCTACCATGGGTGCATATGAAGCCCGCGAAAGATTGGAAGAGAACCGGGTAACAGCGGTAGATTTGCAAAGAAAATTTTTCCCAAGTGTGCACACTGTTCTTGTTGCTATGCGCGAGTCTGAGACTGAACGCGATCAGTACCTTGAAAAGCTCGGTCTCGAAGTGGCGCGTATCAAAAAAGTCATAGGGTGTTAATTGACACCGTGACGTTGTGACAGTATGGAATGATGTAAATACCAAAAAAATAGCATGAACCGGCAACATCCTTCGGGGTGTATAAGTCCGCGTGAGAACTATGGACCTACTTCCAGACGATTTGAAGTCTAAGATTTTTCAAGAGTTAGACGCTGTACATCTCTGTAGACTATCGGTCGTGTCAAAATCTACAAGAATTCTCGCTGATGCCCCCGAATCGTGGAAGATTGTGTATGGAGATCTAAAGCATGAAGCTAAGGAGATTCATCTCAAAAATTCTGAGAATTTACGCGACGCTGCTTATCAGCTTGAAAAATGCGTAGCCGAGCTCGCTATCGCCACTGCTCGCGCATTCGATGCTTCTAAGGAACTGGAGAGAATTGGTGCGAGTACATTGATTAGATACGAAGACATAGACTCTTGTAAGTGGAACACCTACAGTATGGCAGTTTCGGATCTCAATTTTGCTGAAAATTTTCTCGAAGAAGCAGAGGCAAATCTTGAAAGCGCGGAATTGGAGCATTGGAGATTAAACGGAATAGTTAAAGCAGACTCTTATAACACCCGAGTTCCATTGAGATTGAGAAGAATTGCTGAAGGTGCGTTACTGGAGTGGAAAACTCATTGTTCTAAGATGTCTAGTGTGTCCCATGTGCGTGTGTGGGCAGATTCTTGTACATCTAAGACTACGTGCGAAGTGGAAAGGCAATTGTGGTGGACTGCTAGATATGCCTTTCGTGCTATCAATAAATGGGAAGGAAAGGTAACTTCAGCCGATATACTAACGGGCGTCGTTTCAAAATAAATCTTGATGTAAATGTAAATGTAAATGTAAATGTAAATGTAAATTTAAAAAAAATAGGCACTCCTTCGGGAGTACATAGCCTAATTGAGGAGCTTGATTATGAAATTCGTTATCGCTATCGCTATCGTTGTCCTGTTGTTGCACGTGTCCCATGCTATGGCATACGGAAAAGTTTTTCCTACACGTCTTCCGTTGAATACATTGAATCCAATATCCGGTACACAGCGTTTGATTGTGAAAAACGTTTCAGACATTTCAGAATTTTCTGAACTCGTTCGAGAAGAAGACGACACGCGAAGACTACTAGAACTTCGCGAGGGAATTGCGATATCGAAGGCTAAGGAAAGATATACCCGTATCACTTTTAGGTGTATGTGCGGAACTACATATGCTAGCGTTTTTGGTTCTAAATAAATAATTAAATAAAAAAAATTTAACGGCATCATCCTTCGGGGTGTATAAGACCATTTTAATTTAGAAAAATTAAAATATTTTTATAGTATAAATGATTTATAATTTAAATGCTAGCGGTTCTTATTTTGTCACCCCGGGTATCAAAATGTTTAGTGTAGATGCCGGGCTCGAGAATATCCTTACACCGGGTACATCTGCAATGATCGAATCGGGGCCTTATTGGATGTCTGGTATGATAGTCGGTTATAAAAAAGGACAATTAGCAGTCGATGTAGAAATGACAAACACTATGAAAAAGGATGCTTATTCTGAAACATGGAATATTATCGTAGACTCTGCCTATATAAATCCGGCGTCTGAAGAGATAATTGCTGGTAACTATGAAATTCCTACACAATCTGTAAATTTACCTGGGTATAAATACGATATCACTCCTAAACCAGTAGAAACTCCTCCCGAAAATCCATATATTAAGCCAGAAAAACCTCGCTTAGACTCTGATTGGCCAACAGAGGTTTATACACCACCAGCTGAAGCTTATACTCCACCAACGGAAGCTTATACACCACCAACAGATGTTTATACACCACCAGCGGCAGCGGCATCATTCTCCGAACCTTTTTATGTTAGATATAAGATTTCGATATTAGTTTTATTAGTAGCTTTAATTATTGGAATAATTTTATTTTTCGTTCTTAAAAACAAAGGTTCAGAACCTTCTGTTAAGAATTTTATAGCGGCATTTGGTAGCATTTGGTAAATAAATGAATAGATGCGTATATTTTTATAATTTTAACTTATTTGTGTATTTAAAATTATAAAATTATGGAGAGTTGTATAGAGAATTATATGAAAAATTATGATACATTTAATAAACATTTGATATATAATTTTGGTATAGATATTTGTCAGGGTGGTGGTATAGGCGATTTAACATCTTTTTTTACTCACTTTCTAAAAATATGTATAAATAATAGTATAAAATTACATTATTTAGTTAAAAATACCTTTACAGAAAAATATTTAAAATTAAAATACGATAAAATGTATATTACAAAAACAGATATTACTTCAATAGATATCATGGGTACAATATCCGATATTAAAGAAATTTCTGAAATATTACCAGGGGAATATTATTATGTTCAAGTAGATATTTTATATCCTTACTTTACAATGGACCGAAGTGGGACACATCGTGGACAGCGGGGCGCGGCTGGAATACCATTTCAATTAAAAGAACTGTTTTATTTTACACCAGAAGTTATTATTAATGTACCAGAAATATTTAAAACAATCGATGAATATATATCTATTCATATTCGCTTAGGCGATGACATGATGGTTGGAAAGGAATTAAAATATGATTATGATACAAGAATATATAATTATAATAAACTTAGTAATTTCATTATTAGAAATTCAAGTAAAACTATTTTTCTAGCGTGTGATAACATTACTTTTAGAAATGATATAAAGGCGAAGTTTTCTAATATTATTACATCCGATTACGACATTAGTCACACATCCTGGGTGAATACCACAGAATTACAAACTTTAAATACATTAAGTGAATTTTATTTGCTATCGAATTCAAGAGAAATATATATAGCGTCATACAGCGGATTTTCTATAATGGCCTCTAGATTCAAAAATATACCAATTTATGATATAGACGATTTAGACGATTTAGACGATTTAGACGATTTAGACGATTTAGAATAAAAATTTTATCTTGTTTAATATTAATGGTCATGTTTTATATCGATAAAATTGAACAGGTGGTATTTGCCGTTATCGTTATTTATATAATTTCTATAATATACAATGACAGCAGAATTATGGGCACTAGTGCTATATTCGCACTTATCGTACCAGAACTTGATCAAGCCATATTAAACGGGAGTGTTTTATTAAGTATTGTATTATTAGCTGCGACTTTACTTACTATAGAATATTAATCATTAATCGTTAATTATAAAAAGTGTAAGCTATCTGATTTGCTCTCGGATTATTGGGACCGAATGGACCACTTAAAAACTGAGGTGAGCGATCAAATAACGGATTAATCACGTTGTCGGGATCTGGGGCCCTACGAGCTAATAAACGCGCAAATGTATCTTCACGCATTCTTCTTGTAGCTTCAATATGAGATTTGCCAAACGATTTATAAATTTCTATTATATTATAAATCAAAATAAATGTCGCTACATACAATAATAAAAATAAAACACTTGAGATTAAAAATTTTGAATAATTTTCATTTTTAGTTTCTTCTCTAAAGGTTGTAAAGTAATAAATTATCATTATAGATGTCGATAATGCTGATGTTATAAATATTGTACTCATTATTATTTATTTGTAATATTATAATTATAAATACAATTATAAATACAATTATAAATACAATTATAAATACAATTATAAATACAATTATAAATACAGATATAATATTACAAAAGAATGTCTCATGCGGTTGTTGTTGTTCATTAAATTCCGTGTGATATAATATATATGAATTTTATTTCTATCGGTGGTTGGTGCGGAACAAAAATTTCCCTCAAAGATTTAGGTTTATTCAATGAAAAATCATTACCATTCGATGATGTAAGATCTTCTATAGAAGGAATTATAGATTGTATAGAAAATAATTTTGAAAATTTTTTACCGAAAGAAATTAAACGGGATGATAGAATCATAAATTACCGCTGTTTTACAGGTGAGTACTTTGGATTTTATCATCACGATTTATTAGATAAAAGTGTTATTGAAAGTTTAGAAAGAAAAATTAAAAGGTTTGACGAAAAAATTAAAAAAAATAATTGTATATTTTTAAGAACCATAATAAGACAAAACGCCGATGACGAAATAAAATATTATAAAAAATTACAAGATGTAATCGATAAAAAATATCCAGATATTTCTTATATTATTTGTTTCTTAATTCCTAATCAATCAATTACACAATATTACAAACATTTAGACAATCGAACATTTTTATTTACACTTAATGATAAATCGTTAATAAACGCCAATTTAAAACACGAATATGAACCTATTTATGATTTTATTATAAACAGAGACTTATTTAACGATATACCAATTTCAAACGATATAGTAATAAACGATGATTTATCTACAAGATTATGGCACGTTGATGGTTATCCAGTTGTTAATTTGGTTGAAAATAATTTAAATTTAAATTTAAACGTCTAAAATCTGTATAAAAAAGAATTACATAATATAAATACATTATGAACATAGTATTTTTATTTTCTGGTCAGTCGAGAACTTCTCCTTTCTCTCTTAATCCGAATGAAAAAAGTCAAAGCATATTAAATAGTTATAACAACTTTATTTTTACTGAAAAATTTAAAAATCTTTATAAATATAAAATTTATATCACTTCAGACGACTTAAATTTAGATGCTACAAACAGGTATTTTGGAGATGATAATATAGGTAATATTCATTTATTGAACCGGTGCTATTATAAAAAACGAGTAGGCATAGAATGTAAAAATATAGAAGAGTATATGTATAATTACAATAATAATCAAGACTGGTATCAAAATTATCAAAAACATGACATTAGTATAGAGCAACATTATAAAATGTTAGACTGTTACAACTTATTTATTCGTGATTATAACAGCGACATAAATATAAAAAATTGCGATTTTGTATTTCGCTTGAGGCTTGACACGTTATTTGAGAAAGATGTATGCGATATTCTAGACGTTTTCAAAGAAAATCCGAATCTCGAATTGGCGATGTGTTGGGATTGGGGTATTATTGGTAACCCAACTATAATGAATATAGTTTGTACCGGTCTAGATCACAATTACGGCAAATTTGGATATGACATAGATATTTCATACATACCCCAATATTTTCATGAGGTATACAGCTGGGACAGGTTTAGATGGAAATATGCTACAGAACGTCAATTATTTGAGATGATATTTACTTATTTTTATAAAAAAGGTATTGTAATTAACGATGATACACGTATTTTAACATCTCTACATTTTGTTAACATAGTTAAATAATTTTAAAATTGTACAAAATTGTATTAAATTTATTTTTTTTTTATTTTGCTAATGTTAATAATAAATGGGATATATTGCTTCGCCGATGTTAGATATCAACTATATGCTCGGAAATTTAATCGGTCGCGGAATTGTTATTAGTTTATTTGCGTACGTTCTTTGGTATGTCTACAATAACATGAATATGACACAAACAGCATATATACCCGAAGAACGAAGATTTGGTAGATCTAATGGATATTCTAGACACGCTAGACAGGCTAGATATGGTAGAATCAGGCGCTAAACTTAATTAATTGCTTAAAAAAATAATATGTAAAAAATTATTATACAAATAATGTAAATGTGAATATTTAAATATTTACATTTACATTTACAAATGTTCTCCTTAGGGAGTTCATAAAGTACTTGACGAAATTTTATTTGCTGCGATGACGGGATATGGAACTGAGTACGGATCTTTGTACTCAATGGAAGACTATGGAACGGCGCCAGTAGTTATTAGCAGGGTTAGAACTTACACCGATGTAATTCAAGAGCAAATCGCGGAGTATGTTGCGGACGTGGAAGCCGAAGCTGAAGAGGAAACTCAGTCCACTGTTCAGGCTCCTGACGAATCTATGCCACAGACACCACCAACCCTTGCTTTATCGGATGCCTCTGGTGTATCTCTTCCACCTCCTGGATATATCCCACGGACCTTCGGAAGCCCCTCTGACACCGCGTGGCTACTACTTCGTCAGAATCAAGAAATTTGCGCACAGAATGGAGTTTGCCCACGCGAAATAGAAAACCTCGTTCGTAACTCACTTGTGATGCAGTCCATGAATCCGACATTGTCAAAAACTGATATTGTCGGCTGTTTGTGTCCGGATGGCAAGTGTAAGCCACTTCCGCCAATGGGTGCCTCTAGTATCAAAGTTGTGGTAGACTGCCTCGAATGCGAAGACGACTGCTCGATTTGTCTCTGTCCAATGGAAGATGAGATTGGATGTATTACGTCCTGTCGGCACATTTTTCACCGTTCGTGCTTCTTCAAGATTCCGGCAGACTCGTGGGGAAACTGGAAGAGATGTCCATTGTGTAGAACACGTCTAAGCGGAACTTCCTACAATATAATAAGTGACAGGTTTAATGTATGGAGTAACTGCAACTGCTGCGAGCATCATAAACGCCGTCGCCCTTCAAAATTTTGCGCAGGCGCTCCAGATGTGGAACACTTTGGCAAATGTAGCGATCCGCGTGCTAGGGTAGTATTCGAACTGTTGTTTAGACTAAGAGAATGTACTCCGACATGCCATTGCTCGTGCCGCTCAGAGATGCGGAGATTGTGCCGCCTTAATATTTACAAGTATTAAATTTAAATGAATAAAACTTCAAAAAAACCATGCCCATGCCCATGTTTGTGTTTTGAGACGCTCCTTTAGGAGCGCATAGCATGCGTGAATCTGTTATGTCTGAATGCGATTATTACATGCTTGTACAGGCCGGTATTATTAGTTCTCCTCATCCCACATCTAGAGATAGACCCGAAAACAAGGCAAGAATATTACAATTGTTAGGTTTATTTACAAAAAAAGAACTAATTACTATTGTAAAGTGTGAACACATGAATAAAACGTTATTAGACATCAGTAGTAAAAAACTTAGAATGCGCGTAGAAGAGTTTCATAGCAGTCTTCTAAATTTATACGAAAGTTTTGCTTCAGAGGCAAGTCTCAGGGTGCGGGAAGAGAAATTCAAAATTTTTCTTACAAAAACGGATTAAAATTTTCAATAAAAAAATAAAAGTTCCCTCGGGAACGCATAACACTTATGGAAATGTCTACGTACTATCCAGGCGAATACAACAATCTTAATTATAATATAAATAACGACCGTGATTATGTAAACATACCCACGTCTAGTTTGTTCGACCATCTACAATCGTTTGTAGAAGATGAGCGTTGCGAGGGTGTGCTTTTGAATATACCTAACGGCGTAGGTTGTGCTTGTGAATCGAGTTGGTGTTTTATAAGTCGAAGGGAAATCCATAAGTGTAAGAAGAGTATGGGCTGTAATCCAGACGACATTACTAAGATACCAAAAGAATGTATGCCTTGTGAAGACATGTGTGCTATCTGTCTAGATATATTAGACACTGCTTGTGTCATAACCAAATGTAAACACAAATTTCATGAAAAATGTATCTCAAAATATTTTTATACGGCAAAGAGAGAACGGTTTGGACAAGTAGCATGCCCATTGTGTCGCGCAAATGTTTGGCCTGCTACATTTATGGCCCTACGTGAAATATTTGAAAAATACAAGAATTGTAACTGTTGTTCTAGGCATAAAATAAATCGTCCAAAAACTCTTGCGCCACTTAATACAGGGTACGTCGAATGGTGTTTCAATAGAAAAAGATGGAAAAATAACAATTTTATCAGGGAATTTAATTGTAAGTGTCCGTGTCGTCACATACTTCGATGGAATTGTTGCCGCCGTCTTCAAGTAAATTAATTGCTTAAAAAATTTAACCTTAGAAAATTGAAATGAATTAAAATTGAAACAGCTGTTCCCTCGGGAATTCATAGCTGAATTGAGTCAATACGAAACGGAAACGAAACGATGTCAGTTGCCTCAGAGGCATCTGTTACCACCGAGGCATCTGCTACCACCGAGGCATCTGCTACCACTGATACCGAGACTGAGATTGTCGCGATTCTCGAGCCAAATCTCTGCTCGATTTACGCAAGCCCGCAGCAATTGTCCCTCTTCTGCCATCGCAAGATTCCCGATGAGCTTTATACCTGTAAGATTTGGGATCATGCTCGCGAGCGTCTTGTAACAAAGTGGCGCAGTATCTTTTCCAAGAACTTCAAGGACCGGTGGTTGTGGATCGACGTCGTCTATGACTCGATGCGCAACGGTTGGTACAAAGTTTTTGTACACATGTGGTGCGAAACTAATCGTTCGCTCTACATGCGCGCAAAAATCCTAGCCGGTGAAACTTTTGAGCCTATCAACTGGGAGATTTCCAAGGATACTGCTCCGGGATCTGCCATAGAGGTGTACAAGACGGGTGCCAATTTTACATATTCGAAGTCGGAACGCCCCAAGACATTCTATATGCACACTCAGTACCGCTGCGCGGTGTGTGTGGGTATTCCGACTACATGCATGTGCTGCGAAGTAGATTACTTTTTGTGCCCCAACGGAGGAGTTGTACCAGGATCGTATTAAATCAATAAAACTCAAAAAAATGCCATGTCCATGTTTTGTGTTTTGAGTCGCTCCTTCGGGAGCGCATAGCATGCTCCAAACATTGATGTTGTCTTCCTCGAACGGGATCGTTATTACACCTATTGCTAAAAAAGCTAAAAAAAATGGCCCGTGTTCACTTACAGACTACAATGAACAACTAGAACGTTCTGCTATAGGATCGGATGTTTTTTGGGACGATTCAAGATCAAACAAATGTAAATCTGGAGATCTTTTCGTATTCAGATTCGACTCAAAACACGTAGTGTTTCATATTGTTGAAAGTGTTAGCGATTCCTCAAATAGATTAGAGTCTTGGAGTAAAAACGTAGGTCAGACTGATAGAAACGTTTTAAAACTTTCTAAAAAGTCTGTTACAGTAGCATGGGAAGAGTGGGGCAAGTTTAATTATTGTGGTGGTAGACAAGGTACTACATATATGGATGTGGTTAAAAACCGGGCACTTAAATCGGAGATTCTCAATTTCGCCAACGAAAAATTTAATCTTTAATAAGTATTAAAGGCATCTTCCCTTGGGAAGAGTAAGACCTATTATGAGAATGAGCGTTTTAAATAAGGTACGTAGCAAGAAAAATTCAAAAAAAAATGAAGAGTATGACATACTTAAAATTATCAATTTTATTAACGAAAAATGTTCCATAGGTATAACGATTTTACAATCTTTCGAGATGTGTTTTGTAGGTTTTAAGATTTTACAGGCAACGAGCTCGGGTGGAAGAAGAAGAGATCATTACGATTTCAATATAACAGTAGAGGATATAAATACAAAACTTCATCATTCCTGGACTGTCGAACATAAGGGTACTCAAAAAAAAGCGACACATGGCGATCCTCCGTGGAAGGGCGGGGTTCAATTTTATAACGGTGGCATGGAAAAATTTACAATTACAGAGGAATATGCCAAATTTTGGTATGATACATTCATATCTTCGAATAGATTTAGAGAAGAATTTGACATTTCTAAAGATATTCCAACGCCTGATTATGTAACTTGGAGAAATAACGACGCTAAAGTACAAGGAAATCCAAAAACCGACTTTGGAGTTGCTCTTAAAAAAAATGTAAGGAATAAACTTGGTCATAATAAATCGTTGATTGTTCATAGAAATGAATTTGTTCCGATGTTCATAAATTTAATAAAAACAACAAATTCGGGGATTTTGGAAACTCTGAAAGTTGAAATTCTAGAAATTGCTAAAAAAACATTGGAGCAGAAAGACGCGTGGTTAGAAATTAATGGAAATGTCGATTCAGATAGTGATAGTGATATACCCTTTACATTTAAGTGGACTAAAAAACTCACTATTTCACAAATAACTTCCATTTCTATCGACGAAGAAACAAAGTCTGATTTTACCGGAAAGGTAGAATCAGACTTGGGTTATCCAATAAAATTTATAATTAGATGGGGAAAAGGAGCTGGATTTAGCAATCTACGGATGGATTTGAAATAAATTTACATTTACATTTTACATTTACATTTACATTTTACATTTCGTTAGCGAATTAACTACATGTGTTATTATAGGCGGAGGAACGGCATTTCCTATCTGAGTAATTATTTGACTTTTATTTCCAATCCACGGATGTTCCTTCGGGAATCCTTGAATTTGTCCTAATTCACGTATAGTTAAGCATCTAATCCAATAAGTATCCGTGTTTACATTATAAAGTCCAACAAATAGACGTGGACACAGACTATATGTGCTAATAATAGTTTTTGAAGGAAGTAGTGGGTCTAGAATTTGTCCGTGATACGCGCTTTTTCTTACGCCAAAACTTATTAATCCACCTTCAATTATTGTATTTTTATTTTCATCACTTTGTTCAGTCTTCGGTAAATTCTTAATACCATTTACTAAGCGAACTAGATTAGGATGTGGAATACCTGACTGTATAGTTTCTTCGGTTTTAATCCAATAATGCGGAGACAAATTATCTGGAATATTTTTTTTAGGAAATACCATTGCGCATTCTAAGTGACTTTCCAGAATAGACATTAGATTTTCAGAATTAATTTTATTTTCAGAATTAATTTCATTTTCTGGAAACTTTAAAACTCCGTCTTCTTTCGGAGATCCAATTATAATTAAACGTTTTCTTTCTTGTGGAACTCCGTAGTCTGTTGCTTTAAGAATTTTATAAACTATATTATACCCAATTCTATCGAATATATCTCGGATTATATCAATTACGGGTCTTTCATTTGAAGTTACTGGATCTTTTCCAGTTCTAGAAAGCAAACCTGGAACATTTTCTCCAATTAACCACTTCGGCCTTGTTATATTTACTACTCTAGCAAATTCGTAAACAAGTTCATTTCTTGGATCTTGTGAATTTTTCTTTCCAGCGTTAGAAAATCCTTGACATGGAAATCCAGCAAATACTATATCCAGTTTATTTCTATAAATTAGTAAAGCTTCGTCTGGTAGATTTTTAAGGTCACAATCGTTATTTTTTTTGTTAATTATATGAACAGAATCTGGAAACGCTGAAATGTGAGTTTTAATGGCTGATTTATCTTTTTCTGAAAAAGCAATCACGTTATATCCTGAATTTTTCATTCCTAGAGTATCTCCACCGGCTCCGCTAAACAAACTAATAGCAGTTGGGGTATCATTTATTTTTATGTAGTCTTCATAATAAATTTCATGATTGTTCTGATTAATTATCATTTTAATTATAGTTTCCTTATTCTTTGAGCTATATCCTGTAATATTTTTTTCTTTACAAATCGTTATTAAATCATTTCTCGTTTTTTTAGAATATTCGGGTGTATCCATATTTATTATATATATTTAATGTATTTAAGTAATTTTAATATAATTTATTTAACCTTACAATTATTTAATTGTAACATATAATAAAGATTTAAAGATATATATTACTACATTAGTACGTCTTATATTTAATGAAAATCATTTTGGTAATGTTAAATAATTTACAGGTGTATATATTTGATAATATATATCAATTAAAAAAATATTCCAACAACGACATAACGATTATAACAGACAGAAAATTTAATAATTTATTTAATAATTTATCAGTTGATATAATTAATATTGAAGATCTTATACCAGAATATACAACTTTTCAATATTTAGACAATTATAGAAATGGATTTTGGGAATTAACAACATATAGATTTACAGCGATTTATGAATATATAAAACAATATAACACTATAAATATAGTTCATATAGAAAATGATGTATTAATTTATAAAAATGTAGATTCAATAAATTTTCATAACACTAATAAACTATTATTAACAATGGATTCCGAAAATAGATGTATACCTGGGCTAATGTTTATTCCCAACAGTATAATATTAAAAAAATGTATAGATATATTCAATCCAAATTTAAATGACATGCAAAATTTTGGATTGTGTTATTATAACTTAACAGAGTATGTTGATACCTTGCCGATATTTATAGAAAATAACGAAAATAGTATTACAAAAATGGTAACAAAAAATTTTGATCGTTATAAATGTATATTCGATGCGGCAGCAATAGGACAATATTTAGGTGGAGTTGATCCAAAAAATATCCCCGGTGACACGAGGGGTTTTGTAAACGAAACGTGTGTAATAGATTATTCAAAGTATAAATTTATTTGGAAAGATGAAAATAATAAAAAAATTCCATATATAGTTATTAATACTAACGAATATCCTATAATAAATTTACATATACACTGTAAGGATTTAAAACAATTTACTTCATGATTGTAGAGTAAATATTATACAATATTAAATTTTTCATTACGATGGTTATCAATTTATAGTATATATAAAACCTGATATTGATGCATTATTTTTGTTGCATTCATTTTTTCTAATTCTTTACATACCAATGACCCCTTACCTGCCATATTTTCATCAAACTGTAATTTAAGTTTTTTATAAAAATTAGAATATATTCCGTTATCTAACCATTCTGGACTAATAGGTGTATCGTCAATCAAAATTATACATCCTTTAGCTAATAAATGTTTGACACAATTAAATTCTTTTAAATGATGTTCTGCTGAATTAAGTGGATTTAAAAAATCTACATCATATGAATCTAAATATAAAAAATCTATTTTTTCAGTAATAGTTGGTAAATAATCTAACGAATCACTATGAAAAACTGTTGTCTTATCTGATGTTAGATAATTTGCATCAATTACAGCATTTTTATTTAAATCAACTGATAATACTTTACCACCAAAAATATTAACAAATTTATCCCATAATAAAGTAGATTGTGTTCCGTGCGCGGCAACACCGGTTTCTACAATAGTATAACTATCTTTATTTTGTTTAACTAATTCTAATAATGCTCTATACATTGTATGATAACAAATATGAGTATAAAAAACTCCATCTAATCCTCCTGAAATTAATGTATTATCGCTATAATTAGCAAGTGATTCATGAGATGTTTTAATAGGTTGTTTATTAAAAAATTTATTGAATAAATCATCTAAATTTTTCTTATCCATTATTATTATTATTCTACAAAATATTTATTCGACGGATAAAACGATTTAAAAATTTATTTAAAAGATAAATTAATAATAGTATAACATGACTAAAAAGAAACATCCCAAATTTTATCCAACTGTGAGTGTGTGTACTCCAACATTTAATCGTAGACCGTTTATTAATGTTATGTTTGAGTGTTTTAAAAATCAAACTTATCCAAAAGAAAAAATAGAATGGATTATAATAGATGACGGAACTGATAAAATTAAAGATCTCGTAGAAAATTCTGGAATATCTCAAATAAAATATTATGAACTAGACGCAAAAATTACTCTCGGTGCTAAGAGAAATTTGATGCACGAAAAAACATCTGGTGACATTATAGTTTATATGGACGACGACGATTATTACCCCCCGGAGAGAATTCAACACGCTGTAGATAAACTTCTAGAAAATCCCGATATCTTAATTGCTGGAAGTAGTGAAATGTATATATACTTTAAACACATATCCAAAATGTATCAGTGTGGTCCTTATAATCCTGATCACGCTACTGCTGCTACATTTGCTTTTAAAAAAGAGCTTTTAAAAATTACTAAATATAACGAAATCAAATCTCTTGGAGAAGAAAAAGAATTTTTGAAAGACTATACTATTCCGATGGTACAGATGGATCCTTTTAAAACAATTTTGGTATTTTCTCATATACACAATACATATGACAAAAAAGAACTTCTTAAAAATCCAAATGAATATTTTAAAGAATCCGATGTAAGTATCGAACATTTTATAAAATATTCTAAAGAAGCTAATATTAAAAAATTTTTTATATACGATATCGAAAAATTACTCGAAGAATATATTCCAGGAAGTCCTATTTCGAAACCGGACGTTTTGAAACAAATTCGTGAAAATAAAATTTCAAATATTAATGAAGCACTTAAAAGACATCATTCAAATTTTATTAAATGTCTAAATGAATTAGAGAATATTATTTCTATTAAACCAATCACTGAGATTGAATGCCTTAAAAAATTTAATATAGACTTAATTATTAAAATTAAAAATTTAAATGAAATAATAAGCCAAAAAGACGCTGAAATCAAAACATTTAAAGAACGCGAATGGGATCTTTTAGAATAAAATTGCTTTAAATTTATTATATTAAACATTTGTTGAAATTGTATATTGAAATTGTATATTGAAATTGTAAAAATGAAAGATTTAAATTATAGTATGTCTCCACACGAGTGTGTGCTAATTAATGAAACATGGGAAAACGCACTAGACATTTTGAATACGTGTAAATGCTGCGAAAGACATAAAATAGATAGGCCAACAAAAGATAAAAAGTGGTACGACAGGGGTTTACCTAACAGGAATTTAAACAGAAATCAGGTTTGGTATCAGAAAGATTGGCGAATGTATATAAAATATTGTATGCCATGTAATTGCACGTGTAGATATCTCGCAAGAGAAATTACTAGAGTATTTAGAAAATATAAAAACGAGAGGTGTCCGGTTAGAGAAGAACTTTATTCTAAATTTGGGAAAATAATTGACAACGCTACAGAGTGTCCTATTTGTTTAAACAATATCGATAAATTATGTGTAACTACTTTGAATTTTTGTGGACATACTTTTTGTAAAAAGTGTATAACTAAATGGTTTGGAAATAAACAGCTAATTGAATGTCCTATTTGTAGAGTCACGTGTTGGTCTGATACATTACATACTGGTACATGGAATCAGAGATGTAAAGTTTATTCATGAGTATACTTTACGTTTAATTTTCATTATAAATTTACATAGTTATAATGTAATATAACTTTCCATGAAAATATTTTACGGAATTTCTGCTTCTATGTGTATAAACGTTACAGATGTGTGTCTTTTAAGAAAAACTCAAAAAAATACGGTGTTTATTCCGTCATGCGATCATAAAAGGGCACTAATTTTTACAGATCCGTATAGTGGAATACTTAAAAAAATATTTATAATCCATGATGATACTCTTAAGGAATTTGATGATTTTCATGAAATAACAATTAATCTACAAGATAATACCGTAAAAACAATTAATATTAAAGACATAGACTCTAAGCTTAGTATTATACATTCTAAAATTCATCTAAGTTACGGAAGTTTATTAGATGAATTACCTGAACAAAAAATGGTAATTAGATGTTTATCTGGAAACGAGAAGGTATTAGAAATTGGTTCAAACATTGGGAGAAATTCCTTAGTTATTGCAAGTATATTACAAAATCAAAATAATTTTGTAACTTTAGAATCTGATAGATCTATATCAGAGAAATTAATATATAACAGGGATATAAATAACTGTAATTTTCACGTTGAAAATTCTGCTTTATCAGCTAGAAAACTCATTCAGCAGGGGTGGAATACAATTCCTTCAGATATTTTATTAGACGGTTATAAACCTGTTAACATTATAACTTTTAAAGAGTTAAAAAATAAATACGAAATTGAATTCGATACATTAGTATTGGACTGCGAAGGAGCTTTTTATTATATTCTCATGGATATGCCTGAAATATTAAATAATATTAACACAATTATTATGGAAAATGATTACACCGATATATTGCATAAATATTACGTAGATGAAATTTTAATATCTAATAATTTTTATAGATATTACGTAGAATCTGGTGGATGGGAGCCATGCTTTTCAAATTTTTACGAAATTTGGAAGAAAAATTAAAAATTAATAAAATAAATGTATAATATATAAATATAAATGTATAGACGATATACCGGGTTTAGTTTTGGATCCAGAGATTTAGCAAAATTAATTCCGGAATACACTTTAAGAATACATCGATTAGTCGTTAGAGAATTCGATAATCGTGCTAAGCAAATGGAAAACGTAGAAATAGTAACAAAGGTTATCAGGTTTAGATATCTAGAAAATAAACAGGCGTTTCAAATAAGGAGAGACCCCGAATCTACCGAAAAATTTATGATATATTTACATTCAATATTAAAAAATGTTTTACTTTTGTATGGATATACAGATAGATTTCAAAATATTCAATTAAAAAATGTACGTATTACTATTCCAACGGGAAATGAAGTTGCTCAATTGACCGAAAAAATAATTGTTTATCCTCGTAGTTTTACTGGTAATTCGCCTGAAAATAATCGAGAACTCATAAAAGGGATGTTTATGTCAACATTTAATTGTTTTAACAGTGTAACAATTAATTACGGTATGAGTATTTTACTGAAAAAGATAAAATATCTAAAATATAACAACCGAATTTTTGAAAACTTAATTGCAAAACTAATTGAGAATTATGGTAAAAAACACCAAGATGAAGTTTTGGATATGTTTAGGAGGTATACATTGAGTTTAGATCCAGAATCTCTTCGAAGACCATACGAACCAGAAATTCATATGGGGCGTAGAACTTTAATGGACGACAATGTAATACGTGAAATTAGTTTTTATAAAGCTTACTGGCAAGACTACCATATGTACGCAGTTTTGATGTTATATTTAGAAAATTTTAATATACATTCAGATCCAAATGGACTTTCAATTTTAGACGATTTTATAGATTTTATAGCAGGTATGGCTTCGGTTGGGTGTTTAGACGAAGCTGCTTTTGATGTATTTTTATGGGTGGTATGTAATTTAATTAAAATACCAGAAGGACCGTTGAGTTCTGACATTACAGCAATGAACGTTGTCGAACAGATACTTACAGAGGTTTCTAGTATCAGGGTTTAAATCGATATTTTTTTTTGAGTTTTATCGTAGATTACGAGATATTTTAATGTGTCTCCATTTATTATAGGTCTTATTCTGGCTGCTCCAGACTCGGCCTTGGTTCCCCAGCCTAGATCGCTTTCTTTTTTCGTTTCTTCTTCGTTTAAGACTTTAACTAGCGTACCTCTCACCTTTATATACCTCCCAGATATTTTGTTCTTAGTACCGTCCTCATTGTAAATATTGAATGCAGAGTTCCCGTATTCAATATTTAGATTTTCATCACACCATTTCTTAGCGCAAGTTGTGTCTTCAAACGGTCCGGAGATGTCATATGGTTTTTCAGGCTTTTCATGTTCTGGTAGGTCGATTGGGATAAGATTTTCTATATGTGCATAATTTAACAAAGTAACTGTAGTCTGAGTTATTTTTCCACGAGAGTTCTTTTTAAATCCGAATGTCTGATATGGATTGTCACCCAGAGGATCGAGGTAAGCTTTTTCATATTCTTTTACTGCATCAATCGACGTTCTATACGGCCCAGTTTTATGTCCAGATGCTATGATTTCTCTCCAGTATCCAGTCATGCGTCCAGGTAGACCTTGAATTTGTACGTTGTTGTCTACTGTTTTTGTGTAAAGTTCGTGAGTGGCACCAATTCTCAGTTTCCACTTATTTGGAATCAGGTTTGCGCGTCTGTAAAATCCCTTGACGCAGATAACGATGTGGTTAGTAAGTGGTTCTTCAAATATTTTTTTGAGTTCAGATGTACCAAGACGTTCGAACGCGTCGTGGCGCATAAATTTAATGTCTTTTCTAATACACGCGTTTTGAATATTTTCAGCGTATTTATCGGTGGTTCTAGATATATGGACTCGGAAGTCATTTCCGTAAGTTAAAATGTCTTCGTCTATCCATTTTTCTGCCTGAACCCGGTTGTTCATCGGGTAAAACTCTTGAATGATGCCCCTATCTAAGAAGTCTCCATGGCCGATATAGGAACTCGGAATAGACATTGTAATGGATTCGTGAAGGCTTCCCCAGCGGTAAAGTTCATGAAGTTCGCGAATCATTGTAGCGCTGATGAAGATGAAACGAATATTGTTTTCCGTCATGAATTTGACGTCGAGCACCCCGGAATCTTTAAGGGTTTGGTGAAGAATCTGATTTTCTTTATCACCAGAGTCGATTTCGTCGATAATAATAAGAGAGTTCTTAAGATTTTTGAGATTTGCTTTAGGAAGTTGTCCGTGATGAAATATTTTATCTTTGTAACACGTCGGGCATTTTTCGATCATTCCTTTTTCCCACTCGCAGTTGCTCATTCCAGTTATAATTCTTACGTTCTCCGGATCAGTAAATAAATTGCCATTTTCCATGCCCATATCAACTGCCACACAAATCATAAGACCATCTGCCCCGACCTTGGTTCTTTTTTGTACACTTACTACACGCTTGCCGTTTTTAAATTCAGCGATAATTTTTTGAGAATCCTCTTTTTGGTTTTCATATATGTATTCAGAAGTAGCGGTTGAATCTCCTTTTAAAAACTTTCTATGATTAGTGGTTTTTGCAGCAATAAAATGTGCCCATACTTCCTCTCTTACAGAATCGTTAGAATCATCTTGCGCGTCCATATGTATCCCAGTGTCCTCAATACGTTTCTGTGTTCCCGAGGGAACTTTTTTTATTATTTGGGTTTATCTATTTTTTTTACACCAGGTTTCCACTATATATATTTCTTCTAATAATTTTTTTTGTTTTTTTGGACTCAATTTTAATTTCAATTTATTTGTATCGATTTTTTTGTTAGACGCATACCCCGATTCGTCGATTCTCAAGATTTTTAGTTTCACACATTTCATTTTGTATTTGTCTGTTTTTGGTGTTCCCAAAGGAACTTTTGATTTAATTTAATTTAATTTAATTTAATTTAATTTAATTTAATTTAATTTAATTTAATTTAATTTAATTTAATTGTAATTGTTGATATCAGTATTTTCGTAAATGGTCTCATAAATAAAATTGAAATTTGTCGTCGCATCAAAAGAATTGTAACGAGTGGTCGTGATTCTATTCTGAGTCTTGTCAAAATAAAATTTTATAGTTACATCGAGTTCTGGTATCCTGATGTCTGAAATGGAATTACATACTATTGTAATCATTCTCATCACAATTGGACTGAGCGTCACATCTATGTACTGCTTTGTAGACAAATTGTAATCGATGGTTCGAAGTGCCAATAGTCTGGCCATCCTAGCTTTTCCAATGAGCTGTATATTAGTTATATCGTTTACTATTTTATCGATTAATCTAGATAATTTCCTATCGTAATAACGCCACTTGATAATGTATAAATTCCTGATATATCTTTCCGTGTCTTGCATGTACATATAATTTGCTATTCTAGAGTAAGCAAGGATTGTTTTGTATACAGTATTCAATTGGATACATGCGGTGCTTTTAGAAAATGTATCCAAATGTAAAAAGAGCTGTCTCACTAATTCAATTTTTCTGTGATACATGTCCTGTACTCTTTCTTGAATAGTTTTTTTGGCGTCGGTCTGTACAACAGACCAAATTTTTTCAGTTAATTCTTCCGGAAGGCGATAGCACGCCTTAATCGTCAGAAAAAGCTTGAGGTTCATCGCTTTAGAAGATTTGATATACTATATCATAATTTTTAATTATGTCTTTTTTAGACATATTATTTTTAAGCAATAAATACATTTTATTTAACGAATTCGTGATTTAATTCGTTAAATAAAATGTTTATATTATTACAAATTAAATGTCATCTTTTGAAGACGTAATGTTCTATGTATATGGTTCTTTTTATACTATTGTGGTTATAGCAATAGTTTACATCATCACTAAAAAATTTTTGAGTAATACATTCGACAAACGAGAACTAGCAGAAATTAATGTAGAAAATTTACCTCTGGATCATCGTAAAGTGTTGTCTAAATTAGAATTTTTAGAAAAGAAAATTATCAGACTAACTGATAAACTTAATACTTTACAGACCACTTCTAATATATCCAAGGAACAATTAGATTACGCAACTTCGAATCTCAATGGTTTAGCACTTGCTGCTTAATCATCTGTCATAGATAGTTCGTTTACATTTCTCGGTAAATTTAAATTAACCGATCCTGAATCATTTGGAGTAGTTACATGTATTTCGTCGTCGTCTAAATCTACATCTCTTTCTGAAATATTAAATGGGATATCAATTGGAATTAATTTATCATCTATTTTTTTTAATAAAGCTTCACTAGACTCTATTAATTTAGTGTAAGTATTGTAAGACTTTTCTAAATAATCTTTTGCCGGAATAGGTCTATTTTTGGATTTTAAAGCTAGGGTTTTATGTATATCTATACTCAATAAATAATAATCTCTTTGTGAAATCATATCATTTTCCATTTTTTTTTGAACTCCTAGAAAAAGTTCAATCGATCCAATTATTCCACATGTAAGAGCAATAAGAGACGTTGTAAGTGATATTGTTCCCTGATCTGCATATGGTTGTAAACCAACTGAGATAATTGAATTTGCTCCATTTAATACTATAACGGGTAGTCTATACCACATAATGCGATACTTGTTTGCAAAGTATCTCTCTTTATGTCTTTTACACAATCGTAAAGAATTAAGTCGAATGCTATGTAATATATCGTCTATATCTTTAGTCCATGTAGAAATTTGTGCCATTTAATAAAAGTGAAATATATTAATTTTTTAATATTGGTTAATTTTTTTATTGGTTAATTTGTTTTATTTTTTTATTGGTTAATTATTAAATGTCTGAAACAGTTAATAATTATTCAATTAATGATTATTCCAAACAATTAATGGACAGAATTTATAATCTAGAAGCTAACATCGTTACTCTTCAAAAAGCAATTGATAATCGTCAATTCAACCAGTCTATACAATCCTCTCAGATAAATCTTATTAAAGTTAGAAACAGTATTATATTGAATCCTAAAACTGGTAATCCCGACGCTACCACAGGTACAAGACGTATAACTACATAATCTAAATAATCTTCTATGTAATATTTAGCGATACATATACCTCCCGAAAGCTGCGACTGTTTCTAATGGAGGTATACTTGAACTTTGAACATTGCTCGTACCCGAATTTGAAGATTTACGCATAAAGAAATATAACGATATTCCTAATATCAACATAATTACTGCTATTAATATATATGTGTACATTGGTTTCCAATCTTTAAATATATCTGTTTTAGCTTGAACGTCTGTTTTACGCCCCGGTTCAAATGGTTTATTTGTATTTGTATTTGTATTTGTATTTGTACTCGATCCAGAACCAGAGCCCGAACCCGAACCTGATCCAGAGCCAGAGCCAGATCCGGAGCCCGAACCTGAACCAGACCCTGAACCTCCAGGTAGTTTAGTTGAAAGACCTAATGACTGACTAATAGAATTTAATTCATGTACCTGAGAATTACACTCTGCTGATATCGCATTACCTGTAACATTTCCATAATTTGCCACTATTATCTGATTACAATTTATTGTTGTACCAGTCTGGCAAGTAGGAAGCGTCTCAGGCGCTGTCGTAAGATAAGAATGTGCCGCAGCGGCACTTGTAAATTGTGAACCGTGTGCGGATATATCTAACCTTGCTAAGTCCGCTACAAATGATTTTTTTGCTATTTGTGATACAAATTGGTTATCTTCGGCAAATTTTCGTAAAGTACCTCCGGTATTAAATGGACAAGCCCAACTGTGGTAGTTACCCGGTTTTTCATATTGTTCAATAAAAAATTTTACAAAAAGATCTCTTTTTTCGCTTTCTTTCCAAAAATTTTCTTTATACCATGAACTTGTTATAGATGCTTTAAAAGTAGAATTTAATACCGATGTAATTGGGTCTATAAATACGGAACAAAATGGATCTGAGTAAATGTCAGGCTTAAGAAGTCTTGCGTCATATTGTGTCGGGGCCTTTTTACCTTTTACTATAAACGCGTTACAATATTTAATTAATGCATCGTGAATTTCAGTGTCTGGTATAGGATATCCATCTATGTCTACGGTTCCATTTAATATAGATAGTCTATAATATTCTTTAAAATTCTCTCTATGTACAGGATTATAAAGCAAATAAAACAGTTTATCTGTATCACTGAACCATAGAATATATCTGAGGTCTTGACTAAATATTTTTTTAGAATCCCAGCTTAGTATATTTCCATCATAATATGCTTCGCTATTATCTTTAGCAACATCGCCAATTTTACTAGTAAAATTTGAACGATTTGGATATGTCTTACCATTTACAATTACAGTTCCACTTGAACTAAACTTAACCCCGGGGAATTTACTATTTTCTGAATTTAATCCGGATGTAATTTCATCTGTTTCAGCTTGAGTATATTTTTGAAGTACTAGTAAAGTAATACTTTCTTCAGATTTATTAGTTCTGGAACGTACTCCAGGTATAAAACCGATCATTGAATCTCGATGCGTTGGGATGGCAATCCATTTGTTTCCCCATACGTTATTTGAATTTGTATAATCAGAATTCGGGGCACCGGATGTATTTTTAATAAATACTTTTAGAGCTAAATCAGAATTTAAAAGCGAATTTATAGAATTTTCTATTGTCGTCATATGTGACTATATTTATAATATTAAAACAAAATAATTTTATATTTTACATTTTACATTTTACATTTTTTAAAATATAACATGTAGACAAAATTCTAATGCTTCGTCGAATTTTATAGTAGCAAATTCGTTACTTGTATCTTCAACGTAATTATTTGGCATGTGGTATATTTTGCATTCTTCTATCAATTTATTATTAACAATCGGAATTAAAGTATTTTTATACCATTTTGTAAGCGGATTATGTAATCCAAAAGCGCTTTTTTCCCTGATACAGTTTGAATAATATTCAATGTTGTTTATATCATAAAATTCGCTATTAACAAATTTATTAAATTCATCTTTATTATATATCCAAAAACCACAATATGGTTGTTTGTCGTTTACACAATAAACTTTATTATTTAAATTAATAATTGTATCTAATTTCTTACCAGGTAAATCTGTTATATATTCACATTCACATTTACATTTACATTCACATTCACATTTACTTTCACATTCACATTTACTTTTAACTTCAATTCTAAAAAATCCGAGATTGTATTTATTTTTTATTAATTCTTCGCTGTATTTCAACCAGTATTCAATGGCTTTACAGGGTACTAAAATATCGTCTTCTATATACATAAAAATATCGTATTCAGGTGACTGTTTTTTTAATAAATCTCGACATTTCCACGTCAAATAATAAGGATTGATACCAGACAGATCGTGATAAATTATTACTATCTTTCCATTTGTATAATCGTCAAAGTGATTAATAGTTAAATCTATATTATTTGTATGAATAAAAATATCAGTTATATATTTATATTTATTTGTTTCAGCTATGATATTATTGATATATATAAATCGATCCAATGAAAAATAAAAAGAAATATGTTTTGTGATTTTCATTTTCATATTATAACATTCTATGAATATTTTATTCTTTTTAAAACGTTTATTTATTTTAAAAAAATTAAAATATTTTATTCTATTAATACACTAATATTATGTCGAATTCTCAAAAGCCACCTGGATGTGAAAATATAGACGGAGATCAACTAGCCTCTTTGAAAGCTCTAACATCAGACGATATGAAAACTTTAATAAACTCTCATGCTGGAGATAAATGTAAAAATGAATTAAATAATTCGTTACAAACTGCCGTTGACAGAGGTAGTACTACTGCCACTTGGATAGAACAACATGCAGGCGGTAGTATGGGGTGGGGCGGCGGTTCTGCGAATGTTGGTGGGAGTGCTGGTCGTAATACAACAAATAATGATAGAATCGATGAAAATAATCAGACCAGTGCGATTACCGAAGGATGTCGTCAAACACTTTATAATATGAACGATTCTAATACACTATATAGTCAATTAGCTTGTAATATAAAAACCTCAACCAATGCTGTAACATCCAAAATTAAAATGGGGGCTTCAATTAGTATAATTGTAGGTCCAACCGAGGAGATGACTGCTGCACATGAGAGAAATATTGCGGGTATCAATGCAACAATACTTGCATTGATATCAAAGAATCCGGTGTCTTCCCTAGATGTAAAACTTGGAGAACAACTGAGACAAGACAAACAGGCTGCGTATGAAAATTTTAGATTCGATGTTAAGAATTCAAGATTTAGCATCACGAATAATAATATACAAAATCTTATAAACACTAGCAATCAAGTAATAGACGATGATACTAGCATAAAAGAGGCAATTACCAAAAAAGCAGTTGGAGAGGCGGTTTCCACTATAACACAAAAATATGAAATGGGTGCTGGAGCCGTTGCGGATTTAGAATCTTATGCCGGTACAAAAATAAACGATACATCTTTAACAACGGCAATGGATATTATATCAGCTGCAAATGATACTAAAATAGAATCAGATCAACAGGGAAATCTCACACTAAGGATTAACGGTTCGTTAGACGGAATAAACGTAGATATAACTCAAGGTAATTTGACAGAATTGCGAAGTGAACTTATAATGAAAGCAGCTACAAATCTAGGTAGAGACATAGCAAATGACATAGTTCACGAGGCGATGACTAAAACTACTGCCCAACTTGAGGCATTGGGTCTAGCTAGTTACCAGAAAGCGATAGCAGATGGTTTGGCCGCGCAGGCAAAGGCTCTAGAGCAAGCAGGTATGTTTGGTGGTATGTTGGGCGGGATGTTTGGAAAGATAGCTATGATTGCTATACCGATAATTATTATTTTAGTGTTGTTCTCGATGTTTGGATTTAAGATAGCTCTTGTAGCTGGTCTTATTTTTGGAATATACCTGGCAATTGCTTATTTTGTTGGGTTGCCTCCATTCAGTAAAGAAAATTTTAGAGGTTACTATGTCGATTTAACGAGTGAAGAGAATTTTCAATCTTGGCTTAGCTATATCGTTGTACCAAGAAGAGAAGCTTATTTAACGGCGTTGCGCGATCGATTAAATGCTGAAAGAGATAGAGCGTTTGGTAATGAATATACATCTTACGATTATGGGCAGCAATTAAATTCTGCATTATCGTTTTTAGATTCCGTACCAGAAAGACTTCGAAATGTTAAACTATTGACTAAACTGGGTCCATCGGGTGTTTTTTCAGGTTCTCCTAAATGGTTTCAAACTACAGTATATAGGTTAGAATATCAGATCTGGGAAGATATGTTTAATGTTTATACAAGGCTTTCGCAGGTGAGAGATTCATCGGAACACACAGTGAAAATATCGAACAGTTCTATAGAAAAGGTTAGAATAGAAAAAGACGCGGTACAACGTATTTTGAATACATTAGATGCACAAATTCGCGAAAATGATTGGGATAGTAATATGTTCAATGTTACATTTAATCAGGTATTTGCTGATGTTGGAAATCAGCCAGAATCTTGGAGAAGCAATATGGAAGAATTTAATGCAATTGTGGAGGAAGATATACTAGATAGAACTAGAGCGGTTGAGTCAGTTTATCCAATGGTCGGTGGAATGGCTATGGATACTCAACAAGCTTATGGAACAGTTGGGCAAGGTTATCCAATGGCATATACAAGCTCACAGAGCATTAGTTTACCAAAGGCTATGGATACTCAAAGAGCGTATGGAACAGTTGGACAAGGTTATCCAATGGCCGACAGTCAGCAAACATTGAGTCTAGTTAGTTACGTGGACGCGACAGATGGTTTGGCAACACAGGCACAGGCACAGCCTCTACAAAAAGGTTACACAAACACGCATAAAAAATCGGGGCATCATAAAAAGGTAAGTAAAAAGTCTATGTATAATGATATAAAGGCTTTAAGCAATGTAGGTGGTGAAATGAGAGTTTCTAGGATGGTACAGAATGAATATTCGAGAAAGAATCGTTATTCAGTAAAACCACTTTACAACAAATCTCCAGAGTTCAGACCAAAATAAAATAAAATGTAAATGTAAATCGTAATGTGTAAATTATTTAAAGATTGTAGTTATATAACAATATGAGATGAAGGTAGTTACACGTAGTGGACAAACCGAAGATGTTAAATTCGATTTGATCACCGACAAAATTAAAAAGCTTTCCGAGTTTAACGAAATGTGGGGTAAGAAACTTGAAATTGATCCAGTATTCATTTCGCAAAATATCTGTACTCGAATTTATAATGGTATCAGCACTACAGAATTAGATGAATTCTCTGCTAATTTTGCGGCTACAATGTTCAAGAGTGATCCAGATTATTTAATTCTTGCTAGCAGGATTTCAGTAAATAATCATCATAAAAATACGTCTGATTCGTTTGTGGAATGTGTTAAAAAGTTGTACGAAGCAAATTTGGTGACATATGAATTTTATAATATAGTTATTTGTAATTCCGAAGAACTTGAAAAAATTGTAAATTCCGGACGGGATTATAATATTACTTTTTTTGGATTTAAGACTCTACAAAGTTCTTACTTGCTTAAATATAATTCTAAAGTATTGGAAAGACCTCAATATCTATTTATGCGAGTAGCAATTCAAATTCACGGAAATAACATCGACTTAGTCAAGCGTGTATACGATTCTATATCAAATAAATATTATACACATGCCACTCCCACTCTTTTTAATTCAGGAACGCTTTATCCTCAGCTTAGCTCGTGTTTTCTTCTTGGAACTGAAGATTCTGTTTCAGGGATTTATAAAACAGCATCTGATATGGCTCAAATTTCAAAATTCGCAGGCGGTATTGGAGGACATTTTAGTAATATTAGAGCAAAGGATTCTCATATAACCAAAACCAATGGAAAGAGCAATGGTCTAATGCCTCTTCTTAGAGTACTTAACAATATTTCAAGGCACATTAATCAGGGTGGGAAACGAAATGGATCATTTGCTATTTATATTGAACCCTGGCATCCGGATATTTATGATTTTTTGGATGCCAAAAAAAATAATGGAGCAGAAGAGATGAGGGCTAGAGATCTTTTTTATGGATTGTGGATTCCAGATCTTTTTATGAAACGTGTAGAAAAAGACGAAATGTGGTCGTTGATGTGTCCGAATGACTGTAAGGGTCTTTCTGATTCTTATGGAGAAGAATTTGAAAATTTATATTTGGAATATGAAATAAACGGAATTTATAGAAAACAAATCAGGGCAGTAGAACTATGGGAAAGAATTATTAATTCTCAAATTGAGACCGGATCTCCTTATATGCTCTATAAAGATTCTATCAACAAAAAATCAAACCAAAAACATTATGGAGTTATTAAGAGTAGCAACTTGTGTACAGAGATCGTTCAGTATTCAGATTCTAAAGAAACGGCGGTTTGTAATCTTGCGAGTTTGTGTTTGCCAAGTTATTTAGAAAATGGAGTTTTTAATTTTGAACTATTAGGAGAAAAAATTAAAGAACTTGTGGTTAATCTTAACAACATCATAGACATAAATGCGTATCCTACTCCAGAATCTAAACTTTCTAATATGAAGCACCGACCAATGGGTATTGGTGTTCAAGGTCTTGCTGATGTTTTTATGATTCTTAAACTGCCGTATGATTCCGTTGAGGCAAGAAATCTCAATCGAGATATATTCGAATGTATGTATTATAATGCTTTAGTCATGTCGTGCGAACTTTCTAAAATTCATGGATACTACGAAACTTTTCCTGGATCACCGGCAAGTCAGGGAATTTTACAATTCGACATGTGGGACATCAAGCCACAGAAATATTCAATTGCTGCGTGGGAAAAATTAAAAAATGAAATTAAAATTAATGGCCTTCGAAATAGTCTATTAATTGCCCCAATGCCAACTGCTTCAACCGCTCAAATTATGGGGAATAACGAATCTTTCGAACCTTATACATCTAATATTTATACACGAGCTGTTTTATCAGGAAATTATGTATTACTAAATAATCACTTGGTAAAAGAATTGCGTGCTAGAAACCTGTTTACTAAAGATATAATTGAAAAGATTATGTTGGAAAAAGGATCTGTTCAAAATCTAAATCTCCCAAAGGACATAAAGGACGTTTATAAAACCGCTTGGGAACTTCCTCAGAAATGCCTACTTAATATGGCAATCGATAGAGGATCTTTTATAGATCAGAGCCAAAGTTTGAATTTATTTGTAAATCCGCCTCAACAGAAAGTAATTCATTCAATTCATATGTATGGATGGAAAAATGGACTCAAAACCGGATCTTATTACATCAGGACAAAATCTGCTCTAGAAAATCAGAATTTTTCCACAGAAGTATCTAAAGAGAAAAATAATTCACAATTAGATTCTAAATCAAAAGAGTGTCTTATGTGTAGTGCTTAAAAAATAGGTATATCAAAGTTAAAATTATTAAACTTATCAAAATGTAAATATATGTATAAATTTTAGTATTATTTCCGGATACCAGCATTTCCATGTCTTTCATAAATTTTTCAAATTTTAATTCATCGATTTTGAGTTTTGTATTTACTTTATTATGAAAATTGTATCCCCATTTAATTAAAGAGGCTCTAGATTCGAGTCCTTCAATTAAATCGTCGATCGACATTTTTTGAGATTCTCTTGAACATTTGTTACATGGAAGAATTTTCATAAACGATTCGTAAAAAAGTTTATAGGTTTGTTTATCTAATTCATTTGGTTCGCTTGGATAACCAAATGTTGACAAATGAAATGTTTTCCAAAAAAAAGGACCCCATATTTTCGGATTAATATTTGTCTTACCGGAAAGTTCCATGTTATCAATTTAAAAGAAAAAAAAATATATAATTGTGCCGATTATGAATTATGAATTAGCAAACAAGTGGTCTCTTTATCTTCAATATAAAGATCTTGGAGATAATTACAGTACAAATTTAGAGAAATTAATAGATATCACGGACATTAAAACTTTTTGGCAAACGTTCAACAATGTTCCAAAGATATATGAAATATTTTCAGACGGCGTAAATACTAAAAAAATGAAAAGAAATAATGGAACACCTTGTGCATATTCTTTTTTCAAAAACGATATTTCACCGCGCTGGGAAGACGAAATGAATATCAATGGATTTGAATTTTCTTTTAGAAATAGCTTCGATTTCGAACTATTACAGAGTCAATGGATGTCAAGCATAATCGAACTTGTATCTGGATGTAACAAGGTATGCGATTTTATTAATGGAATTAGAGTAGTAGATAATACTCGAGACGGTAGCGTAATGTATAGAATGGAATTTTGGGTAAATAATGTAGTAAATAAAAAAGCAATTGATGAATTATTAAAATCCAAAGATTTTGATTTGGGTATGTACAAATTTATGTATAGAATACATAAGACTATGAAAGAATAATTAAATAATTTAATTATTTTTTTTTAAAAATATTTCGTATCATTAAAGAATGGATTTTGGACGCAAAGGCGATAATAAACGCGCAATGGACTTAATGTGGAAATCTGGTATGTCGCTCAAACAAGCATGGAAAGTTGTTAAGGGAAAAACGAAATCTAAATCAAGACCTACTAGAAGAAATTGTTTTGGAGCCCGCGACGGTATGTGCCCTCAAGGATACGAAATTAATCCAGGTACGGGTAGAATGCGTAAAATATGTGAATTTGGTCGTGATCCGGTTACCGGAAAATGTTTAAAAGGTCCCAGAGCGTTTAAAGCGGTACCTGATGGTTACGAGTACAATGCACAAACAGGGAAATATCGTAAGATATGTGAATATGGTAGAGACATGAAGACCGGACGATGCTTACCTATGCCTAGAGTAGCGGGTATTAAAGAAGGATACGAAATTAACCCAGAAACGGGAAGACTACGTAAAGTGTGCGTTTATGGAAGAAACATTAATGGTAGATGCTTCGGCAGACCAATGGACCAAACAATTCCTCCTCGTATGGGATATGAGTATGCACCTAATGGTAAATTGCGAAAAATTTGTTTATATGGTCGTGACCCAGTGTCTGGAAGATGTATGGGAAAACCACGACTTGGTCCAGTTGGAATTCCCGAAGGATATGAAGTTAATCCAGGTACCGGAAGATATCGCAAGATGTGTCTACCGGGATATTACAGAACCCCTAGAGGTAGATGTGTACCTATGAAACAAGCGCTACAATATGAAGATGCGATGGAATATCCAGAGAGTCCGTTGATTAGCGGAAACCCATTCGACGCAGACTATCTTGATACAGATCCGTTTCCTTCCAGATTTAATCCATTTGACGACGATCCTATAAGCTCAAGTACATCTGCATGTCCGCCTTCTAATCCGTTCTGTCCACAACCCGATGACGACGACTATGATCCGTTTAGTGTATTTTCATTCGGTAAAAAAAGAAGATCTAGAGCTCGTCCCAGGACTAGACGAAGCTGTTTTGGATCGTGTTCATCATGTGAAATGTATAATTAAATTAGATTAAATTAATGTGTAAATTAATGTGTAAATTAAATGTGATATTTAATTTTTTAATTCGATATAAAATTAAATATTATAATATAATATAATGGAACCGATATTGTCTGAAGAATCTAATAGATACGTTCTGTTGCCTATTGTCTGGACAGATGTATGGGCTGCTTACAAAAATCATATGAAAGCGTTTTGGACAGCCGAAGAAATTGATTTTCCAGCTGATATTTCTGACTGGGAAAAATTAAATACGGATGAAAAAAAATTTATTTCTAACGTTTTGTCTTTCTTCGCAGGATCTGACGGTATTATTTTTGAAAATTTATCTATTAATTTCATCGACGAAATTAAAGTTCCGGAGATTAGAGCTTTTTACGGGTTTCAAGCTGCCATGGAAACAGTTCATTCTGAGACTTACGCCCTTATGATAGATACTTATGTTTCAGACACTAAAGAAAAACTCAAAATTTTGAATGGAATAAAAGAACTTTCTGGTGTAAAGAAAAAGGCTGAATGGACTCAAAAGTGGCTAAATAAGGATATTCCATTTCAAGAAAGACTTGTTGCGTTTACAATTGTAGAAGGTCTATTTTTCGCAGGCTCTTTTTGTGCTATATTTTGGTTGAAATATGTAAAAGGTTTGATGACGAAGGCACTTGGAAAAAGTAATGAACTTATAGCGAGAGACGAGTCGCTACACACGGATTTCGGAGTTTTGTTATATTCACATATTCAAAATAGATTATCAACAGACGTAATGTACAATATGATGAAATCTGCCGTAGAAATTGAAAAAGAATTCATCTGTGATTCTCTTTCGTGTGATTTAATCGGAATAAATGCAAAGTCTATGGAAGAATATATCGAATTTCAAGCCGATAGACTCTTACAAAAATTTGGATATAATAAGATTTACAACGCAGTTTGTCCGTTTAGTTTTATGGACGCTATGTCTCTAGATGGTAAAAGTAATTTTTTCGAACAGCGTGTTACAGACTATAATAGACCTGAGCAAAATGCCGATAAAAAATTAGAATACATGGATGATTTTTAAATATTCTTTATCTTGTAGTGATTTTCGACTTAATTAAATTGCGATTTAAAATATGGTTTAAAAATTACTTAAATTAAATTACTGTAACGGAATGACTGAAATGATCTCAATCGATGAATATAGAGAACATTTTTTTTCTGAAAAAGAAGAATGGAATAATTTTTATAATCCTAAAAGATGCTCAATTGAAGCATTGACAAGAATAGAAATTAAAAATAGAGGAATTGGTCCTGAGAAAAAAGTTTATATGTGTTCTACAATAGAATCTGGACCATATTATGATCCAAATTCTCTACACGTACATATATGGAAAAATTCAAAATTAATTTCAAACTTTGATTCTGAACAAAATCCAACAAAACCGTGTATCGAATTTACAAATATTAAATCAGGTGTATTCTGTTGTATTTGCCACATTAAAAATAGAAATAGTACTTTTAAATGGAATCCAATATACGATGAACAGGAGGAACAGAAAGAGATTTATGTAAATAGAAACTCTTATTCAATAGACGATTGCATAGAGAATCCTAAAATTTTTCAAGTTATTAAAATTGAACCAGAAAAATTTTGTGAGCCATTAAATAGAGGCACCTTAAATTGGGTAAAATTAGTATCTAAAGTTAATTATACTTTAAAATTTACTAAGATTATGTATCCAATTTCTATTCATAAATCGTTGTATCTTTGGCCGTGGGATATGTCGTTTTATAAACAGATGAAACTTAAAATTCCAGATTATAAAAAATCTGTAATTTTTATTAAAAATGAAGACGATAAATTTAGAACTAACTATTCGTATATAAGTAAATAACGGATAATGGATAGTTACTCGTTAAAAATTTCAAAATAAAGTATTTTTAATTTCATAATGAGTGATTCTGATAGAATTAGTCAATTAGAGAAAGACATCAAAGAAATCAAGAGTAAAATTAGAAAAGATAAAAAAGAAAATCCGGATTATAAAAAAAAAGAGCCGAGTGAATATAACAAATTTATTAAAAAATATGTCGAAAATGCTAGAAAAAAAGACGGAGAAGAATATGATCATAAAAAAACGTTTAGTAAAGCGGCTGCGGAATGGGGAATATCTAAAAAAAATTCTGAAGATAAAAAAGATGCTTTAAAATTGATATAAAATTATATAGTAATATATAGTAATATATAAATGTACGCATTTTATACAGAGTGTTGCGACGTAGATATTTCCGATAAAAATCTAAACGTTTACGTCAAGATTTTAGAAGATAACGTTAGCTCTTTAGATTTAATTAATTTTAATGTGTTGATTTGTATGTTTTTACTTGCGTGTATTATTTCTTTTTTATGTAGAAGCGACAATAAATATAAAAAATATGTAGCTATTAACACAATAGAACCAAAATTGATAAAAACTTAATAAAACTGATAAATTGATAAATTGTAAGTATTACATCAAATTTCTTAATATAATCTTATACATGATTTTGAACTCCGACCCATGATCGTCGTCTCGCCATTGCACATGATTTAACGCTGTATGCGTTAACTCATGTGCTATAAGATTTTTTAAAGACTTAATAGTTTCCAGTTTTCCATTTTTTCGTAGAGTTAAAAAAATTATTCTATACTTTGCTCGTAAATTCTCATCTGGGCCAATATTTATTTCATTTGTAAAGTGTACCTTCTTAGGTTTATTTAAACCTTCAAATTTTATACTAAGCTGATCTTTTTCGAGCTGCATTTCCTGTAATATAAATGGTGTATTTATTAATAATTCTACTTCCGGGGTGATCATTTCATTTTCAAGTATGGAAGCGAAACAATCTAAAATTAATTTATTAATATTTGTTAATAATATAGCCGCTTTTACAGCATCTGGATATTTTAAAACTTTTAAGCCAAAAATTGTTATGTAATTTTTATTTTCATCAAAATCCCACAATTCATATCTTTGATTCATTATTAATATTATATTAATTATTATATAAAATAATATTTACACTTTTGTCTTTTTGAGGTATAGCTTTAATAATAGGTTTTTTGTAAGTAAATGTAGGTTTAAATGTAGATTTATTATTTTTTAAAGAAGGTTTGTAAGTTATAGTTCTTCCACGCATATTATTGTAATTTCGTTTTTTATTTGGAATCTTCACGTTTGTTTTCACATTTGTTTTGATTTGCATTTGAATAATTTGAATATACACTCTAAATGGTAATACTTTGGCAATTTTTGGTATTAAGCCCTTAGCTGTCGGTAATGTATTTATTATAAAAGGAAATTCTTTAACACGCTTATCCTGTCTTAAAATTTTTGCGTAAAATCTATCTACGATTATTATGTTAGTCATTATGTCACCCATTTTAAGCAATTTTAATAAAACTTTAAAACTCTTTGGAGAGTTTTTTAAAAGATAAACGGTTTTCATTCATATATTTTATATTTTATAATTATAATAATTTTTTTTTATAAAGTTAAAATATATAATAATATATTATAATTAATAATGTCTGGAGATCTAGATTTTCCAGATTATAAAGTAAATATTCACGAACCTTCTGAAAATGGAAACGAAGATGAATTAGATCCATATTTAGATGACGAAACATTTCATATAGTCCCAGATCGTGTTAGAAGTCTTGAAAACTATATAAATTTATTATCAGAATCTATATCTGTAGGATCTATTTCTCAATCTGAATTTGATAGTGAAATACTCAAAACGACGTATTATTTGGACAGTCTAACAAAAAAATATAACATAGTTACAGAGGCTAAGCAAAAAATTATAGAAGATGCTAGAATTTTGAGAAAAGAGGCCACCGAAGCATATAAAATAGGTGCTATCTCTGAAGAAAAATTTAACGAAATTTATACAAGTGCTATAAGAACTGAATATTCTATTTTGAAAAGTTCTGAAATTGAAGATAGAGATGATTCTATAGGTTTACGTGTAAATTCAATGGCTGATTTAACACTTGATGAAAAATTAGAAAAATTAGAAAAATTAGAAGATAAACAAATTAGAAATGTAGCTAAAAAACACAAGATACAGTTTCCAAAAGTACCACGAGGTAAAACCGAAACGGAAATTGATACGTATTATAAAAAAAAGACAACGGGCATTCTTCAAGAGGAAGACATAGAAATTGAAATGTATTTACAACAGCAGCTAGAAGCAAAAAAATTAGTTGACTATCATACTACATCTTTTGAAGTTTCAAAAATTTTTTATAATGCTACCACAGGTAAACCAGATTTCGATTTTAAGATCGTACAGTCAATTAGAGGTGATATCGAAAAAATAAAACGAGATGATATAAAACAGCAAATTTTAGATCCCCAGGAAAAGGCGTATGTTAATAGATTGAACGAGCTTAAATCTATGTTAAGAAAAATGTCTAGATCTCAGATGATTAAATGTGCCGATGTTCAACTTTATGATTTACTTACATTTATAGACAAATTACGCTCTTCAAAACAGTATGCGTTCAAATTTAAGTCTCGGCCAAGTGAATTAGATATTGAAGGTCAGATTTTAGCAGATAACGAATTTTATAAATTACCGGTAGAAAAACTTCTAATTGGATACGATTATAACAGACCAAATGTTTACACAATAGAAGATAAAAAAAGTTCTCAGGTTCTAAATTTCAATGAAATTGGTAACTTAGGATATTTAGCTTTAAAGGAAGGTAAAAATCCACTGAAATCAATTAGTTCAGAAGAAGACGAAGACACTAGCGGTGATGCTGATATCGACATCGACGATTATTCAACTGTTGTACCTTTTCAAGATGAACTGTATTTACAATTAAATTCGCAGTCTGGAAATTTTACAGACGTTATTGAGGTGTGGGAAATACATTTAGATTTTATAGACGGTTCTAAAAAAACTCTTAGATACACAACCTTTGAAGATTTTTTATTAGTCTTTAAACAATTATTAATCAATAAATGTAATGGCTTAAAAAAAAAAGAACAGGAAGACGTCTCTGATCTATTAACCAAACCTGGAAATATAAAATATCCACGACTTAAACCAAGAAATGCCCCATTTTTAATTGGTCAAAAAATAGAAACAAAATCTCCAGAAGAGCTTCGATACGAGTATTACACCAAAGTTGCTGATGCAGATGCAGATGCAGACGCCGATACAGATACAGATACAGATACATCAAGACGATTTGAAATAGAACTTAGTGACCCGATTCCGCTTAAAATGGCATCTAATCCAGAAGATAGCGCTAATATTAAAATTTTGTTAAACAAGATTATGCAAATCGATTATTACTTAATTTTTAAAATGGATAAACAAAAAAAATTATCTACTGCACAAATTTCATCGAGAGAATTACTACAAAAAGAATCTGAAATATATAAAATGAGAGAATTTGGTCTCGAAAAATTAATTAATTACATAAGTTTAACAGACCCCGGTGCTAGTGAAGTAATAAAAGACATAGAATCTGATATTTTTAGTTTTTCTAGTGAAAATTACGCATTTAACATTAAAAAAGTTATATTTATATTCGATAACTTCCCTGAAAAAATGGAAGACGTAATTTTAAGTAAAACAAACGGAAGCGGAACTGGACAATCATCTATTAAAGATTTATTGGTTTATGAAACCCCGTCTAGCTTAGAAGCTGAAAAAATAAGTATTAAAACAGATGATGATAAACAATCTAAAATAAATGAATTACTAGAATGGAAACCGAATACACAATTATATGATTCACATGAAGATGAACTTTTGGCTTCTAATCACGATTTTCTAAAATTTACAAGATTACATCCCGAGCTTAAAAATATCGAATTTAATCAGATAATGTCTGAATATTCAGAAAAAATTCAGTGGCAACGATCTATATTTAATTATAATAAACTTGACGTACCATCTGGAATGATAGAATTGAATTTTAGACTTAGATTTCTTTTACGTCAAAGGAATAGACTACCATCTAGAAGAATATTTAAACTTGCTACAATTTCTACAAGAGTTGATAAACAGGAAGACTTAGAAAGAACTTTTGGAGTTTGTAAATTAAAAGATTATAAAAAATTTTCATTTCACGCCGAAAGAATAATTTATTCACTTTCAAAAACACCAGAAGATTATATGTATTACAATTATATAATAAACGACAAATTTAAATTGATATGTAATAGTTTAATAGCTTTTCAAGAAAATGCTATGATTGACGAATTTGATATGATATCTATACTTATTAAATTTATAATTAATAATGGAGACTTTACTAAAAAAGACATCGAAAAACTAGTAAATTTTTCCAGAGAAATATCTGAAGATAATATAAAATTATATATATCTACATTAAAACAGGATGAACTAAGAGCTCACGATGCGTATAGATTATCAAAAATCGACGCAGGTGAACCAATAACACCTGGTCAAGTGTTATATTCTGATGCTAGTAAAATCGCTGAGAGCGAAGCCGAGTTAGCTATTCAGCTTGCATTAATATATGAAAGTAACAATAAATACGTTCCTCCAGTAGTTTACGATGTGCTACCAGATGAAATACGTCCCAAAAAATATTTTTTGATAAATGGACAGTATATATACGGTGGTTTTTTTCCCCCTTTCGTGAGATGGGATGAGAATTTAGTACCATCTGTAAATTATACACGCAACGATTTAGTACAATTATCCGGAATGCTTGCTATCCCAACTTTATCAAGTGATTCAAATTATCAAATTTACGAGAAAATTAGAAAAATTATAGACGATAAAGAATCATCTCCAAATGTAGATATAAATTTAATAAGAAATAGATTTAATGCTGAACTAACAACTCCGTACGAGTATCTCAAAATTCCGGTAAAAGCTATAATTTACACAATTAGACCTAGATATGGCGTTCCTTTACCCGGGGAAGTATATAATGTGATATTAGATAAAACAAATGTCTATGGAGTACCATTTAAATTTATAAATGGCGTTCCTGTATATAGTAGTAAATTAAAAGAATTAGTAGAAAATAAATTTGTTATAATCGAAGGGCCGAGTTTGTACGAAGAAACGTCTGAAACTAATTTTATGAAAAGTAATTATTACATATTAATAGAATATTCAGATTCTCGTGGATTAAAAATATTTTTTAAAGAAGGTGTTTCTAAAAAAAGAATAATACAAAAAAATCCAGGATATTCTGCTTGTGATAGATTTAACGATCAGGTTTCGTGTAACGATCCTAATTCTTACTCGTTGGAATTAAAGGGAAAAAGATATAAATGTATATGGAAAAAAACATGCGTAATTTTAGACGATTCAAAAATTTTTGAAGACTTTCCTAATTTTAACATCGATAAAGTGAGATTTCTAGAAACTTATAAACAAAGTTCTTGGAGTAGCGCCGTAGAAAAATCTTTAAAGTATATAGAAGATAAAATTGTATCAGAAAAGTTGTCACCGGGAGACATAGACACCTTAAAAAATAGTCAGAAACAGAAACTATATAATTATTACATTGAATTATATAATCACGATTTTCCAAAAGACGTGGGAGAAACTTCAACATCTATATCAGCATCTACATCATCATCTGAAGTTGTACATGATAAATCTTTATTAAGCGATTTTATTGGAGACATTTTAACCGGAGATTTTATTGGAGACATTTTAAAACCCGATATACCTAGACCTGAATACATTCAAACAATTCAGGAAGGATATGTTAAATTTACTATATACAAGCATAAAAAAACAGAAAGTGTAACAAGTGTAGATAATGTAGTTTTGAACGAGAATTATAACATTTATACGAACGGGACTTACGTAAATATCGTTCCAAATGTATTCATCAGTGGTGAAAACACGTACATATGTACAACCAGCGACGGAAGAACCTTAAAAGTTAATAAAACAGATATATACAAGGTAAATGGAAATACTCTAAAAGTAATACCTATATTCTGTATAGTTAAAAAAGAAGATTTTCCATTTTTAAGTGAAAGAGTTGGATATTATTGGATTCATAGAGAAAAACTTAAAATTAGACGTTACGATCAAAACGGGGAACCGGAGATACTTACTAGAGAACAAGATGTAATTCGATACGACGTACCTAGTAATTTTATAGAACCAACAGATAATTTACCCGACCTTCCTATAATTACTAGAGATAATATATTTGAAGCTATGTATAAAACGGCTTTCAATACCCTATCAAATTCGGTTGATCCTTTAATTTTTACTACTATTGAACAATTTAATGCTACAATAGAGGCAAAAAAATTCGCAGTAATTAACCGAATTAATTTAAAAGAGATAATTAAAATAGGTACTATTGGAATGGAAGACATTCGAAAAACACCTGGTATGAATTACGTTATTAACACAATTACACCCGAACAGATTCTTAAAATAATTACAGATGCTATAACCGATAAAGATATATCTGTTTTGTCTTCTTACTATTTAATGGGTGTAAAGGCTGAAATAAACAAGGATATTCTTACTGAGGCAAAGGAACTAATAGATTCTTATAAAAAAATTATTGTGGAAGATGTGCCTATCGACATCAAGCCTACATCTACATTAGATACAGGGAATGTTGTAAGTTATGTAATTAAAAGACCCGGTAAAGCTAGAGAAGAAGTTGAATAATAATTTCGTTTATTATTACGATTAAAATTGTTTTTTAATAATAATTTTAAATGCCGGTATCTATGATAGTTGTTTTTCACAAAGATTGTAAAGCATCTACAGATTTTATAGTTTTGGTATCAAAACTACAAGGTTATGAAATTGAATACATAGATCTTAAAACGGATAAATTTGAATCAGACATAATCATAGATGTAGTACCTTTGATAATAATCGATAATAAAGAATCCGGGATTTATAAAGGAAAAGATGCATTCACCAAAATAGACGACTTATTAAAAAATCCAGCTAAAAAACCGGTTGTAAATTCATTGAAATATGACCACGTATCAAATTTTATAGCAGAAGAAGCAAAAGGATCTAGTTCTAAAATCGACTTAGAATCTAGTCGAAAATCGCGTTAATAATTTGTATTTTAATTATTGCATCTACATTATATCAAATGGACAAACACCAAATGCCTGATTTTTCTCAAATAATGAAAATTGCGCAGCAAGTTGCTAGTAAAATAGATCCACCTTCTGAACTTAAAAGTGGTAGAGTTTTAACCGAGGATGAAATGAATAAAGCTATATCATCTTTGGCAAAATCAGTTACTCAGGCTGTTACACCAGAAATGTTTCAATCGATGGCGCATCCAGATAAAAAAAAGAAAGGCCATTCAGCTTTACCATTAAAAAATTCTAAAGAGTCTTCAAAAATTTCTTTTGTAGATGAACCAATACCAGAAGAATCTGTTTCAACTGAAGATACTACCCCAGGAGAGGAATCTGTAACCACTGAAATGTCCGATAAAAAGAAAAAAAATAAAAAGACTAGGGTTGTTGAAATTGACTCGGATTGTTCAGAAGATATAGAAAATACAGCTATGAGGACTAATGATATGTCCTTTACATTAACTGTTAAATTAGAAGAACTTTATAATGGAACTAGAAAAAAATTAGCGATTAGGCGCCAAAAGATAGGAAACGACCGTTCATATTTTGAAGAAAAGAAAAAATTAGCCATTAAAATAGAACCAGGTATGCTCGAAGATCAAGTTATTAGATTCAATCATCTATCCGATGAAAAAATAGGTTACGAAACCGGTGATGTTGTCGTTACGTTAGATGTAGAGGAACACGCGTATTTTATGCGAGATGGTAATAATTTGTTAGTTGAAAAAGAAATTTCATTAGCAGAGGCATATAATCCAATTGTTTACATTGAACATCTAAACGGTAAAACTCTAAGGATAACGGGAGAAGCTTTAAACGTATTTACAGACGAGGATACGATGCTTAAAAAGGTGCCCGGATGTGGTATGCCTATATTAGGTGAAAAAAATAAGTTCGGAGACTTATTTATAAGATTTAAGTGTGTTAACAAAACTAAAATTACTCCTGAAATTATCGATGTGTTAAATAAAGTATTTCCACCCCTACTAGTAATTCCGGATGTAAAAGAATCGGATATTATCGATAAAAAACTTGAAACTGTAACTGAATCAGATCTAGAATTTTTGGAATCAGATTCAGATGAATACGATTCGGATGAAGAATTTACCGATTCAGATTGCGATTCTGATTGTGAATCCGAATAAAGTAATTTAAAAGAGTGGTGTATTTATTTTTAATCGTAGATGTTAAAACTCGGTTGGGAATTTTTAATTTTAAACCCTTTCGACGAAATCGTACTTCAATCTAGTCAAAAATTATATAATAAAAATTATAATGATTCTTATTATAAATTTATTGAAGAATTGTGTATTCCGGGGCCTAAAGAAATATTTGAAGACAAAAGTCTATTTACATTTTATATTTCTTGCTCTGGAAATAACGATAAGATAGAATTAGAAGAAAAATTTTATATAACGTTTCTAAAAAGTGTATTTCTAAAAACTAAATATAAACAAATTAAAAAGGACCTACAAAATTATTATAACGAGTACGATATTAATATAAGAAATTTATATAAATCCGGTGATTATATATTTTTAATTATTGAGAAAATAAGTGACTAAAAGTACTGCTAAACTTATTATTAGTTCTTTTGAATACATGAAGAAGTCTAAATCAAGGTACTTGGAAATATTTGAATCTAAAATTTTATATATTAGAATATCTAAAATTTTGGTTATAACAAAATTAATAATAAGTTGAATAGAAAAAAAGTCGAGTTTGGATTTCATTTTAATAATTATAAAAGATTTTAATTATTTAATAATTTAATAATTATCGTTGGTACCAATGAACAGCAACATAATCACAATTAATATTTTTATGGTCTAATCTAGACGCATTACACCAGTCTAATTCTCTAATAATAATTTTATCTCTATAAAATCTATAAACATACGTAAAGTATATTTCATACTCAGATGCTCCAGACATATTATAATCTTTAGAATCTATAACATTTAAAAATATTTTCCAAAATGGGATATTTTCATGTCTATTTTCTACAAAGAAAAACAGGGAATTTAAGATATCCGTGTTTACAATCATGTGGTGGGAAATACCTGAAAGTGGATGTACCTTTTCTAATAATGGATGTAATTTATTCATGTGGTTAAAATAGGGTACGTGATATTCGTTACCCGTTGTATATATATATCTTTCACTGGAGTCTATAAATTCAGTTGGTTTTAAAAAAAATACATCTGAATCTATAATTAAATAATTCTTAAGTATATCAGGTATTGTATTACCTGCGTATAATTTCAGCAATTGTTGTAAATACCATCCATTTCTTTCACATTTTCCAAATTTTGAATTTAAATCGTTCATATTAAATGGAAATATCGTTTCGTCTATTGTAATTGTCCCTTCTATAGTTATTGGAGTAGCACATATGAGATATATATTTCTATAACCAATTACATTTTTTTTAGTATAGTGAATGGTATCGTTTATTATATCGCAATCTTTTGGTCCCACGCATATAATTATATCAAATAAATTTAAATTTTTATTCATAATATTATTATATTATATTTATATAATAACAATATGTATCAAACGCTTTTATTGACAATTGCTTATTTACTAAATTACAATATAAACGTTATTAATTCGAAAATGGACTTAATTAAAAAAACAATTGTAAAACCGGAGTATAATTTTACTCAAAAATTAAAATTAGGTAGAGAATTATCTAAATTAAAAAAAGATCGTTACATTGCTATTATCACAGAGGATCTTGAATAATTTTAGGATTATACCAGTAAGGAATTTCAGTATTTCTCCATTTAGCAAAATGTGTCTTTTCTGTGTTATAATATTTATGATAAGCGGAAGTATCGCGTGTCTGTTTACACCTTTGTGGCATAGCCTGATGAAGTTTAGTTATGTTTCCTTTTGGGATATTTACCGGAATAAAAGATAAACATGCTTCTAATTTAATTTGACACATGTGTATCTTTCCGTATCTCCGGGTATATTCTTTACATAAATGTATAAACAAATCATATAGCCACGAATAATTACCAGAGGTAGTTCTAGCCCAAACTGTACACGGGTTGTTTTTAAAGGCAATTTTATACAATTTTGGATTTTTATAGTTTCCACACACATGATGAGCCGTACATAACATTTGAGCGTATTCTAATATCATCTTGATAACGTGAGAGTCGCAGTGCATCCTTGCGCAAACATACGGACATATCGATAAAAAGAATATATTCATTTGAGAATATTCATTAGATTTAATCTCAATTTCTTATACATCCATAAAAATAGCAATTACATTGTAATGTATTATATTATTTCTTGAGCAGCCTTGACATCTCTATAACGAATATTTGTAGCCGTAATACCATAATCATCTTCAATTACTTCAAATTCAAAACCTACGCGCCCTTTTCGTGAAACGTATCCTTCTTCGGTTCTAATTGTTCCATTTGTTGTATCGTAAAACATAATTTTATAAATGTGTCCAATTCTAAGAAAATAAGCAAAATCTTGCCATGTACGTGTTATAGCCATATTTAATTATAATTATAATTATGAAATATTTTAAATTTATAATATTTCTTGGGCAGCCCTTAAATCTCTATAACGAATAAATATAGTGTATTGCTCGTTTCCAATAACTTCAAATTCAAATCCTATGCGTACCTTTCTCCAAACCCAGCCTTCTTCAGTTCTAGTCGTTCCAATTTCTTCATCGTAAAACATTATTTTATAAAAGTGACCAGGTCTAAGAAAATAAGCAAAATCTTGCCATGTACGTGTTATAGCCATATTTAATTATAATTTATAAAATATTTTAATTGGGATTATATATCTGTACGGTGTGGGGTTCGAACCCACGAGGCTTTCGCCAGCAGATCTTAAGTCTGCCCCCTTAGACCACTCGGGCAACCGTACAGGTATATAATATATTCATTTTTTAATTTTATTGAATGTAATTCTTCATTATTGTAATTATAGATAAATCATTCCTTTATATCTTTTTAAAAAAAATTATTAGTTTATAGTTGTGTTTTTTATAGGTGTTTATTGTATAAATTTTATAACTCCAAAATTTTTCACTCAATTGAGAAGAATCAAAATTATTAGGAACTTTTAATGCCACAAATCTAGTAAAATGATAAATATTATCAATTATTTCCAATACATTAACACCGTCAAGATTTAAAACTACATTATCCTCGTTTTTATAGTTCGACCCACCCCACGGTGGATCTATAAATACCAAGTCTTGTTGAATTGTGTACATTATATCATTATATGAACAGTTATAGTTCACACTTTTTGTGGTATTATTTTTCAAAATTTTAAAGATGTCAGGGTCCTTTTCAATTGCTATTACGACCTTAAAATCTTTTTCAAAAAAAGTTGTATTTCCTCCTATACAGGCGGTAGCATCGGTTATAACACTATCGAAATTTATGTATTTCTTTATAATATCGTTAATTTGTAATGCCTGAGAAGGTGTTGTATATATATTTAGCAAGTTGTCCGGAACTGCTATAATTTTTTAATTATTTAATAATATATTTTATTTTTAAATTGGATTACTAATATTAATCTAAAACTGAAGCAGTTGTCCTCATTGCTTCCGGTAATAGTCCTTTAATTATATCAAATGTAACTTTTCCTATTCCCTTTAACTTTTTCAATTCATTTAAGTTTCCAGGTGTAATTTCGTAGTCTAAATCATAAATAACTTTTGCTGCAGTACGGTAAGCAAACCAACTTCTACTTTCCTCTTCTTTTTTTTCGGAAGCAATTTGATTTAGTACATTTGAGATATATCTATTAACGTTATATTTGCGCGTCGGAGGAGGTTTTCGAACTATTTCAGGAAGTGATTCCCAAGGTCTAAGTCTATCTATATCGTTGAAATGTTTATTTAATAATTGTGCGTAAATTGCTGAATCAGTTCCCATAGTTGGTACATAAACTGCAAATAGTGCTCTATTGACACGTCCTTCGTCTACTCTCTGTGGAAAATTCGTTGGAATTTTATATTGAGCCACGGCAGTTCGTATTCCAGGAGGTAAATAATTTGTAGCCGCGTCATCCCAAGGAAGAGCACCCCTAATACTCGGCCACTGTTGAGCTGGATAGTATTTCCAATGCGGATCTCTCCAAGATCCAACGATATACATTTCCCCATTAGTTTGGTTAGTCATATATACAGGCGTATCATGCTGTTTAGACTTTAAAATCGGATTAACAACTCGTGTTTCACCCATCCGAGGCATGCCAAAATCTAGTTTGTAATAAAATGTATATTTTGGGTTCATTAATATAATTTATAATATACTAATATTATAAAATTAATGAAAAGAAAAAATTATGATCAAGATGAAATATTCGACATTACAAATTATAAATTAAATACATTAGAAAATTTAATAGAAATGATAAACGATTATTCTCAGAAAACTTTGCCTTCTAAAAAATATAGAAGAAATTATCCTTCAAAAATGAAACTTTTACCAGATATATTAGACAATTTAATAGAATTAAATAATATGATAGGAATGAACAAATTAAAGTCGCAGATAATAGATCAGATTTTATTTTTTATTCATGGAATACAAGATGTTATAATGTTACATACTGTATTAGAAGGGCCACCTGGTACGGGTAAAACTACTGTTGCCGAACTTTTAGCAAAAATTTATTCTAAACTTGGAATATTCAAAAAAGTTAAATTTAATGTAGTTAAACGTTCCGATTTAATTTCAGAATATTTAGGAGGAACAACTGTAAAAACTTTAGAAACTTTAAATAGATGTAAAAACGGGGTGATGTTAATAGACGAGGCTTATTCTTTGGGTTCTAACGGGTCTGAAGACATTTATGCTAAAGAATGTCTAGATACAATAAATCAATATCTTTCAGAGAACGTAGATAAAATTATTTGTATAATAGCGGGATATAAACATGAATTGGATTCATGTTTTTTTTCGTTGAATCCGGGGCTAAGAAGAAGATTTCCTTGGACTTTTACAATAGAAAATTATAATGCAGAAGAACTTACCCAAATTTTTTATAAAATAATAAAAGAAAAAGAATGGGAAACAACATGTGAAAAAAAAGATATAATTAACGTAATAAATAAAAATTTACATTTATTCGATGGAAATGGTGGTGATATCAACTCGATTATAGAAAAATCGATAATAATAAATGTCAGAAATAATTTTGGAAAATGTAACTATTATACAATTCAATTGAGGGACGTTTTAGAAGCGATAGACATATATGTTACAACTAAAACCAATCAGCTAAATTTATCTCTGCCCCCGTTTGGTATGTATAATTAAGAATTGTTTCGTAAAATTATTATTGTTAATACTTAATTAATATAAATGTATTTAAGTATTAACATCTAAGTACTTTAACTATGACCTCTTGCTTAATATGTGGCTGTGTTAAAAATTGTGAGCGCTATTTGGATGATGTTTTTAAAAATATAGAAAAAATACAGTCTTTGTTTGAAAAATCTAAAATACTAATTAGTTTTGATATTTCAGACGATTATAGTCTAAAAAAGCTTGCTCAACTAAAATCAGGTTATAATATGGATATTATAATTAATAAAGATCCGTTAACAAATAGCAGAACAGTTAATATACAGCAAGCACGTAATAAAATGCTTAATAAAATTTATCAAGAATACAATGACTTTACTTATTTTATAATGATTGATATGGATGATGTATCTTCACAGCCTATTAATATAGATATATTGAAAGAAGGATTAGACAAACAAACTATGTGGGACGGTCTATTTTTCAATAATGAAAATTATTACGATTTTTGGGCGTTAAATTTTAAAGATTTTCAATATTCTTGTTGGCATTCAAGTGATGTTAAAAAATTAATAAATTTAATGAATAGTGAATTTAAAAAAGAATGTAAAAATAGTGAATTTATTGAATGTCAATCTGCGTTTGGCGGTTTTGGTATTTATAAAATTAACAAATTTATTAATTGTTATTATCGTAGTTTAATAGATTTGTCTTTATTTGATGCACGGGCGATTAAAAATATATTTAATAAATATAAAATTATTTATAATATAAATTCTCAAATATACGATTGTGAGCACAGATATTTTCATTTAAATGCTATTAGTAATAATAATGTTCGATTACGAATATATAACAAGAATTTATTTCCAGCTTATATTGGAGAGCATACAAAAATTTTGTCTTAATTTTCTATAGTATTCATTATTACATATTTCTCAAGTACTTGTTTATGTACGTTTGCCAAATTGTATGTAAAATTTCGTAACCTATTTAAATTGTTACTGAAAATATCTTGATTGTTTCCTGTAAACGCAACATCGTTGTTTATATTATATCTTGGTTGTCCTCCGTTGTTCCCTGCATAGTGATTTTTTAACGGGTATAAATAATCCGGGCTATAAACCATATTATACCAATCGTCGCAGCACCAATTTTTAATCTCTTCCGGAAAATACCATCCAAATATTTCCATATGTTTTCTCGATACAAAAGATTGAGTTAAAATGCGATTATTGTTATTGATTGGACCTGTTAATCCAATATTATTGTGAGTTTGTAACATTATAATGCAGTCATTTATCCAACCCTTTGTCTTAAAAACTATATCATCGCCACATTGATAAAAATAATCATAATCGTTGTCATACGCTTTTTTAAATAATATATTCCACATAATGGTACAGTGCCCTTTTGGAACGTTATTATTATCATATACTATAAATTCAAATTCTATGTTTGGAAATGCTTTTGTAAATTTTGTTATTTCTTCTTGTTCTTTAATATTATCAAAAATCCGATCATTTGCGTCAATGCCTATATAAAATTTGTATTTATGTTCTTTATCACAAGTAAGTAAAAATGTTTTTAATGTCATAATGTATAAATAACTCTCCTTAATATTTGTCCAGTTATCTCTCTTATTGCTCGTCGTAATAATTAGCATTGCTATTTTTAATCCTTGCTTTTCGCTAATAACATCAGCCATATTTTAAATATTACGTATATACTAAACTATAAATATATATGTTTAAGTCTTTTTATATGTTATAACTTATAATCTTTATTGATTGAAATTATCTCATTAATCACGTTATTTAGCTTTAATTATAATAAATTGTCATATTATAATATATTATAATCACCTAATGATTTCATATAAAAAAATAGACCTATTAAATTTACATATCAAAAATAACTCTATTTTTCATAATGATAGCAGTTTAATAATAAAATCGCCTATTATAAATTACGATCTTAAAGATGAAAAATTAGTTCTTAAAATTAACGGCGATTCTGACGCACACATTACGTTCATAACTATATGCTCTTACATCGAAAGATTATTTAAGAATTCAAATATTAAAACAGACATAATTAAAAATAGAAACGATATAGATAATAGAAGCGTTATTATTTTATTAAGCGAAAATTGTAAATTTTACGATATAGATAGAGAAGAGATCTTCAAAAACAATATTAAAAATTCTGGAAAAATAATTTGTTCATTTTTATGTGAAGAAGGAAAATTAAAATTATCTCAGCTACTACAAATCAAATAATTTTAATATACCTTTTAATTTACCTTTTAATTTCGTTACAATGTTTAAATTTAAAATATTATTTTAAAATAAATGAGCGAAATCGAACCCGGTATTAAAAAAGATTTATTAATTTACGATCCAATTAAGACCGCTAAAAACATATATTATTCTAGAATTATGCACGAGTCTGAGGAAATAAGTTTTCAAATAGCAAAAAATAATATAGTACTGGATAAAACTAAAGGTAAAGCTATGGTAAATTTGGACGATAAAAGTTTAGAGTGTATAAATAAAATTTCAGAGGCTGTTATACAATTTACTTGTGAAAAAAGTAAAATTTGGTTTGGTAAACAGTTGAATCTAGAAGAATCCAAAGCTATATTTAAAAATAATTTAATTGATAACAAATTAAATTGTTATTACGACGAAAATTCTATTTTCTACGATTCTGAAAACACTAACCTAGAAATTTCAGAATTAAAAGATGAGCTTCACGGAATATGCTTAGTAAAATGCGACGTAGTAGTATATACAAAAACTTATTTTTTTATCAAATGGGAGATAAGCCAGTTTAAAATTAAACCCGAAAAAACAGCAATGCTTAATATTTACTTAACTGAATATAAAATAAAGGATTTACCGGAACATTCTCAATCTTACAGAGATGAAGAAATAGTTAAAAAACTTGACGATATAACTCTTTTTTAATACATTTCACTTTACATTTCACTTTACATTACATTACGATTTAAAGCTAAAAGTTATTAAATATTCAAAGTTACATGCAAGATATAATCAGGTGTATTAAAAATGTTAACGAAACACTTGGAAACTACTATAAAGAAAATGTATATCAAGCTGCTCTATGTGTTGAATTAAATCTATTCGGAATTTTATTTCAAAGTGAAGTTGTATTACCAATAAAATATAAAGGAATATGTATCGGTTACGAACGAGCGGATATAGTTATTTATTCAAAAGATGGGATCCCAGAATATATAATTGAGTTAAAATCTCAAAATACTAAACTATCTTTGAAGGAAGTTAATCAACTGAGAAAATATATTAAAAATCTGAGTTGTAATAACGGTTTACTTGTAAATTTTTTTGATGATATAGAAATAATTTACGTTACGGATTTTGCTCAATCTAAAATAGACACTTAATTAAAACTATTAAAATGATGTTCGTGACACTTCCCGGATATAAAATTAGCATCGAATACAAGAGGTTTATTAAGTGGTATTTTAACAACATCGAATAATCTTCGGTTATCATTTGGAACCTTTAATTTTTTTTTAAAAATTTTATTATAAAGTAAGTACAATGTCTCATGTGATAAAAAATTTATTAGTTTGAGCCAGATGTCAACGGTCGTTTTTCCTTTAATTCCAAAATTTTTAGTAAAATTGTAGTGTTGTTCGTCTTGATCTCTTAATCTATATACATGTGTTTCTTTTAATAATTTTTCTAGCATATCTATATTTACATTATTTAATATAACGTTAGTTTTAATAATGTAAGAACCTTCTAGAGTAAAAACTATATGAACCAAAGTACCTCTTTTAGCGTACATCATATTAATTGCCATATCTTCTCCAGATGGCCATCCATATTTTGTACCTTCATCTATGTAACACTGTAATGGATGTGTATGATAGTTAATTAATCCATGTGGGGTTTTCACACTAGACGCCTCGCCTTTTACACGATAGTCTTTCAAAAAACGTTTATCACATGTATCTCCATTACAATTTACATCGCTAAATAAAATTGATCCAGCTATTTCGTTCTTGTCTTTCAATAAAGAATATTTTATGTTTTCTACAAAATTTTTATCAATAATCCACTTTACTTTTTTTTTAGATTTCGTACACTTCATTTATTATATAAGTTATTTTTTAAGTTTTAAAATAATTTATAAAATATATTAATAATTATAGCATGTCCGAAACTTTGAATGTTAACGTTCTGGTTGCGGCAAAAGAAGAATATACTAGACAATTAGTTAATACAATTCAAAATGACGTATATGACATACTTAAAAGTATATTTAACGATTCTCAGGAAAAAAATTTAAGACGCAAAATTTCTTATTCCAATTTTCAAGCTGAACTCAAAGCAGTTCCATTGTGGACTTCTTATAAACTGGATTCTAAAATTAAAGACGTTATTAATAAATATGCGTTTCTAATGGATCTGATAACAGCGATTTTTGTAAGTCATGTAAAAATTCTAGCATGCGTAAGATTAAAGAGTGATAATAAATCTATTAAAATTAAAGTACCAAATTTAAATACATTCTTACACAAATTGCTTATAAAATGTTGCGAAACGTTATATTACGAACCTCAAACTATTAATTTTGAAAAATCTAGAGTAATAGAAATAATATCTATAGCAATAGAAGATACAATAGCAAATCAAATTCCAATTGAATACATACTAAACGAATATTTAGCGGGTGCATTTGACGAGGAACCAGATGAACAGAATTTACAAATGAATGAATTGAAATTAGAAGAACCCGAAATGTTAGACGAAGAAGTTTCTGATCACGAATCAGCGGCCGATTCTGAAGAAGGCGAATATAAAAATATACCTATATTACCAATTAAAAATAGACCTGGCTTTCAAGAATCTTTAAATACTGACCATAACATTGGAAGTACAAATTCGGGTATCGATTTAGATAGGAACATAAGCCCTGAAAATGAAAATGAAAATGAAACACCTGAAATTAAAACTAAAAACGAACCGACCCTCAATAAATCTACTAAAATAGAGGATAATTCTGATGAAGAATATTCGGACGAAGATTTATCAGGAGAAGAACTTTCAGACGACGAAGATCCTAAAGTTAAAAAGAATAGAAGTTTATTTTAACAAACGTAATAATAATTTGCGCCCAAATAGAGAGCATAAATAGTTACTAGACTTCCTAAAATACCATTTGTATATAAAACTGTATTTCTTTTTTCTTCATCTAGTTTAAGAGATAATAAAGACACTCCACATATTACTGAAATAATTAAATAAGTGTAAAATGTGTTAATATTTAAATATTCACTATAAAATGTTACGATTAAATTAGGAACTATTATAATAGTACATATTAAAACACCGATAACCGCTATTCCCATATTTTCAGAAAGATTATATTCTGATAAAAATTTTTTGAATAAAGTGTCTACAATTTCGTTAATGTCTGGGATCGAATTTATTGCCGCGTTTGTAATAATATCCGGAACAGATTTTGATACCTCATTTAATAGACTAGAACTAACTTTATCAATGTCGGGAAGTGGTACATTAGGAATTTTAGGGAGCTTAAAATTCATTTTATTAATAGTTTAGATATTAAAAAAAAAATAATTTATTCTATTAGTATGTCTTCTTTAAAAGATGTTATAAATTTACAAAAAAGACAACTAGATAGGTATAATGAATTGAAAAAAGACGTACTCAAAAAAATAACTAATAAAATATCTCATTTAGCAAAACATAATGAACTAAGATGTATATATACAGTTCCTAGATATATTTTTGGATTTTCAACTTACAAGGTTGAGGACATTACGTCTTTCTTATTTTTACATCTTAAGAAAGAGGGATTTTGTGTTGTGTTATTGAGCAATGACAAAATATTCATTTCGTGGGATATAAAAGATATGACTACCAATAACAAAAGAAAAAGCAAGATAAAATACGATTTAAGTAATATAAAACCGTTACTAAATATTACTAAACATTACTAAATATTAAATAGATTATTTGTAATATCTCTTCAAATACTTATCATAGTCTGGTGGTAGATTTAAATTATCTTTTATTTCAATTTTTAAAAAATTATCACTAGATCTATTGTAGAGATCGCTACAATTTTTAATTTTTTCTTTAATTTTTTCTAAATCTGTAATTTCGGGCAAATTAAATTCAGAATGAGCAAAATTTTTAATTTTATTAGAAATAAAATGCTCATCCCCGAAGTAGGACATATGCCACCCAGCCGATAAAATAGATGTGTAATTTCCAAGTCTAATTTCTGTAAAATTTTTATTTAATTCTGTATATTTTTTATAGGTCATTATTTTACCCGAATTCCATTTTTCTTTATTAATCGTATTTAAATTGTAATAATAAAGATCCATTTCAAGAGAGTTTATGTCAACTGCTATATCACCTTCTTTAATTTTTAATAAAATTCTAGGATCACATATTTCGTCTAAATCTGATAAAATAATTATATCCAACGGAGATAAATTTTTCACATTGAGCAGACATTGTGAAATAACATTTCTTTGAAAATTTTCGTTAACCCATATTTCATTGTAGGTAATATTTGTGTTTTCGAATTTATAAGGTAAATCTACGACGTGATGTATTATTTTTTCGCTAAATTCTTCATATAAGTGTTTATTTTCTTTAAAAAATAATATTTTATCTTTACCCGCATGTGTTTGTCTAGCTTCTACAATTACAAAATAATCTACATAATCGTTTAGTAAATTTAGTCTATAAGTTAATAAATCTAGTTCATTATAGAATGAAAAGCAATCTATTATTTTCATTGATATATTGTAATGTAATATTACTTTATATCAAATAATATAAAACAGTAATATATAATATATAATATAATATGGGATGTCTTTTGGGGTGCTTTGAAAAAATTACACCAACCGAACTTAAAATATCAAATAAAAATTATAAATGTGTATATTCAGACTTTTATATAGATTATTATTTAGCTACTAGATTCGATTTATGGGATTAGATTCGATTTATGGGATTAGATTTGATTTATGGGATTAAAATAGCACTTAAAAACATTTTAAATAGTTAAAGCAATGTTGTTATTATCTTTTGATATCGGAATTAAAAATTTGGCATATTGTTTAATGGATACGTTAGATAATTCTATACTAGATTGGAATGTTTTAGATTGTAGCGGACCAAACGAAACGTTAAGAGTCATAGAGGAAATAGATTCACTTAGTTATCTAACCTCGGCTGATATTGTATTATTAGAAAAACAACCATCTTTTAATCCAAAGATGAGAAATATATCCACAGCCCTTTACGTTTATTTTATAATAAGAATACAACATGAACAGAATAAATCATGTAAGATTATGTTTTATTCTCCAAAATATAAGTTAAAATGTTCAGATATTGAAATTGTACATAAAAGTAAATCTAAGTATCGACAAAATAAAAATTTAGGTATAGTTCATACTAGAGCTTTACTTAAAACTCACAATATTTTTTTTGAAAATCACAAAAAAAAGGACGATTTGGCGGATTGTTTTTTACAGGGATTGTCTTATAATTTATTTTTTAACAAATCTCAATTTCATTCTCAAATTTAATTTTAATTTAAATAAAAATATTTTTAATATAATAAATGGATTATAATACTTTGATAAGAAAGGCGCGTGCGCGTAATATTCGCATCACGAAAAAAACAAGGAGTGGAAGAAGATATCTTACTGCATCTGAGCTTAGAAGAAGATTGAAGAGACGCAAAACAAGATCTAAGAAATTAACAATTAAGAAAACTGGATTTATAGGAGGTTTGATAGGGGGGTTATTTGGAAGATCTGTGCGTAAAACTGCTTTGCGTAGAAAGCTACGCAAAGGTAGAAAAGGTAGAAAAGGTAGATCCAGAAAGCTTTGCATATGTAACCGCAGAAAATGTAAATGCAGACGAAAGAGAAATCGTAAACTATACAGATCTGGAAGAGGCGGTGTAAGAGCCGGTGCTCTTTTCGCTCTCAAGACGATCGCTACAGGTGCCGCTATTCAGCTCGGTTCGGAGGCTGCTAAAAGAGTTCTTGTATAGTAAATAAATGTACAATGTACAATGTAAAATGTAATGTAATGTATGTAAACAATAAAGTATACGATTATTAATTAAATTTGTATAGTTTATTGGCTTAATAAAAATAATATTTTCCAAATTTAGATTTTAGTTTTACACTACCCGAAATATTTTTAGGGAATCTTCCAGTTTTATTGTAAATTCCTAGGCGGCGTTTGTAATCTCCTAAACTAGATCTGAGACTTGGTTTATTCCAAAGAATAAACATACTCAGATACCCGGGCTTTGTCGGATCATTTGTAGTTAAATCTTTTTTGTGTCTAGATATATATCTTTCTCTTCTAATTTTATCTTTATGAATCGTATAATCTGACATACCAGAAGCTCCAAATTTTCGCGTAATTTTTTTACCATTTTTATTGAATATAATTTCATATTTTTTATTACCTCCACGTAATTTTCTAAAAGAAACTATTTTAATCATTTGTATTATTAAAATATTTTTTTTTAAAATGAATAAATCATAAATAATCCTATATACGTTGTTATTTCATTTAATAAATCTAAATAAATTATTTAATTATTTAATTATTTCAAATTGTAAATCTAAATCATGGTTAATTTTAGTTAAAATATCCCCAATTTTTAGCAAACTTGAATGGCTAATATACTTACTTGTATAATTTACAGGAACCTTGGCTATTATTTCGAATGTATAATATATTTCATTCAATGTGTTTTTAATTATAGATAATGTGAACGCGTGACATCTTATGTTAAAAGAAGTTATATTTCGAATACCTAGAATGTTTGAATTTAAGTTCGGAGTTACCATTAAATCGTAAGATCCATTTGTACACAAGATTAAATTTTCATTTTCATTATCATTATCATTATCATTATCATTATCATTTTCATTTTCAGTGTGTATGTCATTATTTTCCCATAACACACAAGACTCTAAAAAGGTTTTAATTTCCTCGTATTTTTCTTTTTGAAAGATATGCGGTTCAAATCCAAAATGTTTAGAATATTTACCAAGAATAAATCTAAATTTAACTCTTGGTAAGTGCCTATTTTTATCTATAAAATTTTCTACGTGAGTTATAATTTTTTCATTTATGTCCATATTGTAATTTTAGTTATTATATGATTATAGTTATAAATAAGCTATGTCTTTTAATAGTTTTTATTTAGATTTATTTAGATTTATTTAGTTTTTAAAATGTATAATACGCCGCGATACGCACCGTAAATGTATATAAAGAAATATTTTATTTTATTTTAATAAATGGACGCCCTTAGCCGCGATGATAAACTCGAGCTAGTTATCAAGGATCTTGAAACTCTTATGGATGCGTCAAAAAGTCTAAGCGCTAGAATGAAAGTATTCCATAGGGAAGCTCTTAAATCGACGAAGAAGAAGTCCCGTAAGTCTGATGAAGTTGTAGATCCAGATGCCCCAAAGGTAATTGCGTCCATTAACAAGCCAGTAGTAATTTCTAACGAACTTTGCGAATTTCTTGGTTTTCCAAAAGACACGGAGCACTCTCGAAATGAAGTAACTACAACAATCAACAAGTATGTAAAGGAACACGATCTTCAGGATCCTCTAAATAAGAGATACATTCGTCTAGAAGGTTCTCCTAGTGCTGAAAAGTTGAAGGTTCTTTTGCGTAATCCAGATCAGCCGCTTACCTTTTTTAACATTCAGAGATATCTAAAGCCGCATTATCCAATGTCCGCTAAGGATAAGAAAGCTCTTTCGGAAACAACTGAAGTTCCTAAACATCCAGAACCACCTCCGCTTCAGAGAAGCGTAGCGGTTGTAGCAGATTCGGACGCTGTCGAAGAAACATCGCAAGACTTGGGAAAGTCGACGCCAAGAAAGAAGCCTGTTCGAAAAATTTAAATGGCCTTAAAAAAATTTGTAAGAAACATTATGGTAATAAATACAATTATATTATATTCATGTATTATATTTATAATATAAAACGTTTAGGAGAAAATAAAATAATTACATATTGTAATAAATTTATTAATAATCGTATATTTGGGTGTAAATATTCAAATCAGGAAGAAGTTAATAAATTAGCACCAAATGTAGAAGATATAATTCCTCAATATTTTCTAGATTTATTAAATAGTGAAATATTATAAATATAAATATAAACAGAATTAAGATGTAAAACACCAAAGAGCCCTCATGGCGCAATTGGATAGCGCGCAGGACTTCTAATCCTGAGGTTCGGGGTTCGATCCCCCGTGAGGGCTCTTTGTTGTTAATTTCTATTAAATTACTTAATTTTAGTTTAGCCTGATATTACCTTTTGCTATTTTTATAATCATCAAATACGTCTCTTTTATAATTTCGCTGATTATGTTTAAATTATATATTCTAGATTCACTGTTCATACTATACAGGTACTTAATAACTATAAATACAAAGGGGGAAAGTAAAAAAATTTTTAAATAGTCTTTGGATGTATCAATTATGTAATATTTGTAATAATCATAAGGCTTTTCAAAATTATTGGGTTTACGTTTATTAAAATTAGTAACTATAAGGTAAGAAATTAATAAAGATGGTAAGTATAATAAAAACATTTCAGATTTAATAAGGGTTTCTAAATTCATTTATATTATATTATACTATTAATTTTTTTTTATTTGTAAATGATATATCCTATAAAATAGATAAATAAAATAATAAGAAATACACTGTTAATAAAATTATTTATAATTGTAACAATGTAATCGGTCGTTTTGTAAGTCGAATTTACTACATCCCACGTGTTCCACTTGTCGGTTGTAAAATAATAATACATTTTCCATATTAAAATAATTACCAAAATTAGCTGCTGTACATCACTATTTAATAAAAATCTAAGTGGGTATGAGTAAAAAGGTTTGGAACTATATCTACTTTTAGAAAAAACATCCATTTATTAATATATTAATGTATTAAATTATACAATATATTAATAAATTGATTTTATTAATTTACAATTATTTACATTTACGAGGCTGCTACCCCATTTGTGATATACCATTTATTGATTCCGCTAAATTCACATAAAAGATGTATTAAAACCCCTGTTAAAATCAAGATTATCTCAGTTGCATATGTTGTATTAAGTCCATACATTCTTATAACTTCAGCGACTACTTTTGCTGTAACTTTACCAACTACTAAGGTCATTATACCAACGGCTAAAGCCTCTACTAAAAGCTTGCTTAAATTTTTATTTTTAAGAGATAAATTATAGACTGATGTAATCGCAAATACTGACATCGCTACATATAAAAAGGTGTTGATATTTGTATTTGCACTTGTATCAGAACCCGAATTGGTCATGTTGAAAAACAAAATCTGAGAAATAGCGCCAATAACTGCAGCGGTTATTAAATCGTTCATTTTTAATATTATATATATAAATTATTTTAATTTTTTAAAATAATCAATTTTAGAATTTAACGTGTATTTTGTACTTCCAATATAATGTGTAATAGTATTACATATAAATCCAAGTGGAGACTTTACATTTTCATAAACATTTTCAACAAAATTAATGTGATCGCTCATCTTTTTAGTATTTCGTGATATATCTTTCTTTAAAATATTTAAAATTTCATCAACTTTTACATTAAGTTGTTCGACTTTTACATTAAGTTGTTCAATTTTGAGATTCGTATTTAAATCAGAATCTATATCTAATTCAGACTCTAAATCTGAATAATAATCTTTATCAGACATTTAATAATACTATATAAATTTATTAAGAAATAATAGCGTAATTTGTACAATTAACCCAGATATACCGTCGTGATACATACCATTTATGTGTCCTAAATTTTTGTAATACGTCGCATCTAAATCTGGAAAAAGTTTGCTAAATTTCATTACAAAGCCGAATAAAGCACTTATTATAAAACTTATTATCAAAAAATACAAAGAATTACTAAAGTTCTTTGGTAATTTTACTAATTTTAATATTAAGTATTGTGTTACTGCTCCAACAAATCCAGCTATTAATGCCGCATCAAGTAAATTTAATTTTTCGAAATATGGTATTAAATACTCGATAAAAATAAATTTATTTTTAATAAAATCTGGTAATATATAATAATTTTCACTAAGTTTACGTAAAATCACGTCCCATATTGCTGTAATTATAAAAGTATTGACAATTACACTACAATTATACATTTTATATATTTGTATTTTATATAATAAGTATTTATTTTAAAAAAAATAAATTGATATTTATAAATGTCAAAAGATCTAACTGGATTATTATTAGCTCAAAAATTAAATGAAAAATTTAGAGGTAATAAAACTCTAATTTCTAAATTTTTAATAGATTGTATAAGATTTCATGGTTATATAAAAGAGGATTCAGAAATAATAGATAAAAAATCAGAACATTCTAGTACATTATGTAAACTGTGTAAATCTAGTAATTTTGTAATTAATAATTTTGAAAAATCGTGTCAAGAATGCGGAGCGGTAGAGCCTACAACAGGTATTAACCCATTTAAAACTTTTAATGTAGATTTAAATTTTAACCGTGGTATAATTATACCACCCGGGGAAGTTTTTGTTAAAATTATGAAAGACGGAAAACAATATAACGTAGATCTTTCAAAAATTAACACATGGTTAAATTCTGATCCCGAAGAACGTAAATTTTTTGAAAATTTAAATTTAATAAATAAATACCTAGATTCGCTCGAATCTAGGTATAACGCACCTGAATTAACTAAAGCATTTGAAGACGCAAGAAAAATAATATTAACAATGTGGTACAATGTAATTAATAACAAATCAGATATGCATGGTATGGAAAAAAAATCAGTGATGGTCTGGTGTATTTTTTACATATTTTCCTATTATAAATTAAATATAAATATTCCAATCCTGGCGAAACTATTCGACTTAACAACGGGTACTATATATTCTTTTAAATATATCCTCGATGAAATTTTCAAAAATAGCGCCTTTTTAAAATACATACCAAATCAAAAATTAGGAAATAATATGGTATTACCTAAAATAATAGAAGATAAATTAAAGCTTGTTTTACGAGATTTAAAATCAACATTAAGTAACCCACCGTCTGATAAGGAAATTTGTGGAATTATAGATTTTTTATCCAAAGAATTAAAAGATAAAACTATTACATTACAATATCTATCTGAAAAATCCGGTGCTAGCACTATATCTATAATTAAAATTTCACAGGGTGTAAAACAATTTTACAATGAAAATCCTCTACTTAAAAGAAACATCGGCTAAACATACATCTTTTTTAAAAGATTAGATCCAATTTTATGTAAGTAAATATCTTCTGGGTATAAATTATAAATTTCAAAATAAGTAGATTTAAATATATCCAACTGTTCGTTAGTTAGGACATCATTTGTAAATTTTACATTGTTAGATTCTTTAAAAACAGATAGTATAACAAATGAAGATAGCGAAAATATAGCATAAAATTCAGGTTCTTTCGAAATCACCTGTTTAAAACTAGAAATTATACTCAATCTTGTATCATGCTCTATTTCCTTGATTGTATATTCGTCAAATAGAGCATATGAGTCGGTTTTGTCGTCGGCATTGGTATTTATGTCGTAGTCATTTTCAAGAATAGACATTTACTATAATATAATTGTATTCTTAATATTCTTAATATGTTTTATTTTTAACAATATTAAGAATACAATTATAATACAATTATAATATAGTAAAATGATTAATAATTTATCAGAATGTTTAATTTGTTTAGAACAATGTAAAGACGTTATAACATTCGATTGCTGCGGAGAATATGTGATTCACAACAAATGCTACAATAAATGGAAGGAAACTAATAAAACATGTTTAATTTGTAGAAATCCAATTACAGAAAATACTAATTTCGTAATATATTATGTAAATCTGGCTAGAATCAAAATATTTTTATCATGTTATTGCTTAATAATGTGTTTTAGTATTTTATACATTATAATTATATGTGATTTCAATTTTAAGAAGGATTATTGCGATCTATTATAATTTAGTATAATAATAAACTGTATTTTTACCGTTAACATCTAAAATTTCTACTGAAAATTCTTTATTAATTTTATAAATTTTATTTTTTTTAGCCAAGTACAATTTATCAGTTTCTTTTATAAAAAAATTGAAATTTTCTTTCAAATAAACAAATCCAGCTGAGTGATTTATAATTTTATCTCCTTTAACAAAATATTCGTTATATTTTACCTGAATAAAATCTTGATTATCCAAAATTTTATCAGGTGTAAATTTAGTTTTAAATTTCGTTTTTGAACTTTTAAATGCGTGGTAAAACTCGATCAGGATTATTATAAGAGTAATTATAGCAATTATGCTATACATAGTTTCAAGTTCAGTTATAACTATTAAATAAATTTCGTTTTTTAAACTAACTTAAAGATTTGAGTGATTATATATTATAAGTATACAGAATGTCATTCACGCAGATCCTCCCCGGTGAATTTGAGAACTCTCGCATCAATTTTCTTCCACCCAAGCCAAACAAACTTGGAGGACAAAGTGTACTAATTAATTATCAACCGGGGGACGCTGAACGAAACGGACCTTTTGTACTCCAAACTGCTCGCATGCGGGTTCCTTTTGGTGTAGATCAATCTAAGCCGGTCAACGGTGAGCCAGTCAAGTACCACGTTTCACTTTCTATGGGCGAAGAAGCTTCTCAAAATGTTCCTTTGGTCGCATTTAGGAATAGTGTTCGGGCTATCGACGAGTGTGCTAAGAATACTGCAATGAATACTGATAAGTGGTTTGGAAAAAAGTTGAGCGCAGAGCTTGTTAACGAATTTTATAAGTCATCTGAGAAATTCCCAAAGGACAAGAAGTGGGATCCAACTCTCAAGGTGAAGCTTCCATTGGACATTAGGACTGGAAAGCCACAATTCGTTATTTACGATGAAAACAAGACCGAAATAAAGATCGTCGACGAAGAAGGCAATGTAGATCTAAGTGCGATTCCGCGCGGCAGTGAAATGGTGTGTCTTATCCAACCTACTGGAGTTTGGTTTGTAGGCAAAACCCAATTCGGTGTCGGCTATAAGCTTCTTCAGGCTAAGGTGTTCAAAACTAACAAACTATCTGGATATTCTATCGTAGATTCGGATGTTGAAGAAGAAGTAGAACATACTGAGTGAATTTGATATATACAAAATAGATTAAATACATAACACACTAAAAATAAATAAAACCTAAACACAATTGAAATTAAATTAAAATATTTATTTTACCATAAATGTACTTAAGTTTTGGTAAAATAAATATTAGCATCAAAAATGCTATTTTTATAGTTCTGGCATTAATTTTATCTATTTTTTTAGCATATTACTTAAATTCGGATGACGATGAAAATAAATTAGAAAATTTTGGAGATTATTTTAGTTATGTATACGGAAAATTTTATTTTATTTATATAGTCATTTTTATGACATTAGTATTTTATAATTTATTCAATTTTTTATCTAATAATAGAGAATCGATAATGTCTAGGGGGCAGTCTCTAGTAAACAAAACTTTTGGACCAAATTTCATAAACAGATCAATAAGAGGCGGAGTAGACGCTAGTAATAAAATTTACGATTATAGCGGTAGAACCTACAATTATTTAAGACCTAAGAGAGCACAAATTAATCCAGCTTACACTGTAGAACCTTTATATGCTCCAACTGAATATCCAAAAACATGGATGCCGTCTAATGTACAAAAAAGCTATAATCCATTCGATTAAATTTATTTTATTTATTAATTAATAATGAGTAACCTGTTTTATCCACTAATAATACCAGCAATAGCTGTTATAATCTATTATTACGCTTTCTTTTCGACAGAAAAAATTAAGAATTATAGCAACACGTTGTACTTTATTTTCATTTCTCATTTAATTATACTTTATATGTGGCTTTTTATAGAAATTAGTGAAATGTCTATAGGTTCGCCTTTCAATACTTCAACGTCATTAGTTACTAATATAATTTATTACATGTTGTCTATATTACAATTAACACAAATGTGAATTTACAAAAAAAAATAAAATATAATATAATGTATTTATTAAAATGAATCCGTTATTATCTTTAATCGCATTTGTTATTAGTTCCGTAATTATGATTATTTATTATTTTAGCGTTTTTTCACAAGACAAAATTAGAAATTACAGTAATATAGGTTATACATTGTTCTTAACGCATTTAATAGTAATTTATTTAATCGTCTTTATTGTGTTATATTTATTTATCCAGACGATAATTAATTCAAAAAATATATACCCAAGAAGAAGCAAATACCCAGCGAATCCAAATTATACTCGACCAGGAAATTCAAGTTTTAAAGATTTATACTTTAATCAGAATTTTAATAATTTATTTAGAAGACGAAATAGAATACAACCCAATGTTAATAGTTTTAAACCTAATTACATTGTAGGAGACGCTTCGTTAGGTATTCCGTATACAGAATGGGAATAAAAAGAAATTAAGAAGAATAATAAACTTTCCTGATAGGAAACCTGTTAATAAAATCCTGACAATTACAACAGGGTTTGGAATTTACGCATTTTCCAGAACTGTTAACTCTAATTATAATTAATTCACACTTTTTAAGATCATCGATATGCAATTTTTTGAGAGCGTCATTGATAGCACTCACTTCTGCATGCAATGAAATTTTTAGTTTACAATTATAATTAGAATTAATATAAGTATTAAATCCCTTTCCAACTATTTTTCCACGATATATTATTACCGCACCGTGATTAAAGTTCATATCAGACTTCAATGCTTGATTATAAGCTTCGTTTATAAACAGTCGCTTAATCATTAAACTATTTAAATTTAAATGTAAATTCTTTTTAAGTTAATAAACGTTATATAAACTCGATTAAATTCTTTGTGTAATTAATCCAGTAGGCTGTTTAAAGCGTAATCGGATTAAAATATAGGTCTTAACGGCATATATGGTTCTTTATCTCTCAACCAATCGAAGTACATTATTAAAAAAACTAAAAATAATACACATATTACTGTAATAACAACAATCCAAAGAGGATTCATTGGTTTTTTTTTATCTTCCATGTTTAATAATATCTTTAGATTTAAATTTAATTTTTAATAATCGTATTGCATAAAGGCGTCAAGGTCATCGTATAAATCTAATGTTAATCGTGGTAATAAATTTGTATTATTAGAACTCGATATAAAATACCTTACTATAAAAAAACCAATTAAAATTATTAATAATAAAATAATTGTAGTTGTGATTGCAATTGTAAATGTATTATTTGAATTTCTTTTATCTTCTTCCATATTTATTAATTAATAATATATTAATAAAATTATTACACTTTTGAAAATTTATTGCGTTTACTTATTTATATAATTATACAAAATTATATTGAAGACCATGTTATATTTGGATTTAGAACCATTTGAAAAAAGAATTTTTTCACAAAACGGGGAAGATGGTATTACTATGAAACTTGTTGAATTAATTTATAACGGAAATAATGATAATAAATTTTATGTTGAATTTGGTGCTGCCAACGGTATTGAATGTAATACAAGAATATTAAGAGAATCATATAATTGGAAGGGATTACAAATGGACGTAAATAATGAAAATAATAATTTTAATTTACGAAAAGAATTTATAACAAAAAACAATGTAGTAGACTTATTTAAAAAATATAATGTTCCTCAAAATATCAATTTGCTATCTGTAGATATTGATTTTAATGATTTTTATTGTTTAAAAGAAATATTAAAGAATTATGTATGTGATATAATTATTTGCGAATACAACGCAACACATTCGGTAGATGAAGATAAAATAGTAATTTATGACGAAAATGGATGTTGGGATGGAACAAACTATTTTGGGGCATCGTTATTATCTTTTGATAAATTAGCAAAAAAATACAATTATTCGTTAATATATTGTGAAAAAAAGGGAGTAAATTGTTTTTTAATTCATAAAGATTTATTAAAAGATAAGAACATACAATTTAAAAATTTAGGAGATATATCTAATATATATAAACCTCCAAAATATAATGTTGGTCCAAAAGGAGGTCATCCACCTGACGTATACAATAGACGTTATATTTCATTTGAAGAAGCTATAAATGTATAAATGTGTAAATGTGTAAATGTATAAAAATTAAAGATAAAAAAATTTAAATAGTTATTTTTTTATCTTTATAGTAGTCCATTTATTATAGTGTAGTATTAAATTTTTTACCTACGATTATTACGCCTTCTATTTTTACTTCTCCCAAAATCAACCGGTTTAAATTGCTGATCTAGATAATTTGGGGGAATTTGCTGATACATCATACTTGACGGGCTCGGTCCTCTTTGTAAATACATGTCATCTAAAGCATTTATATCTTGTAGAGGCGCGCCAGAAGATTCTCCTAGAAAAGACGGTTGTCTAGGTTGATATAAACTCACCGGTTCCGTTCTTCCCAGTACTATATCCCAATAACCCTGTAAATTTTGAACAGTTGGTTGAGCAAGCCCTTGGCCAGTTAGCCAGTTTTTTAAATATGATATAGTGTAACCACCAGTCTTAGCTGTTACAGCTTCCCTATCAGCTCTTTTTCTCTCTAAATTTACCTCGTTGGCTCTTAAAGTTTCTGATCTACGCTCTCTATAAATTCGTTCATTTATTGGACCAGTCCAGTTAGGAATTCTACCACTTCTTCTTGGAAGCGTTCTTTGCGAGCCATCGTCTATTTCTTGTGTGCTATTATTATTTCTCAAATAAATACCAGATGCTGCTGCAGCTATTCCCCTTTGTAAATTGTCGTCTTGAAAATTCTCTGGTTGTAAATTTTCTTGAAACTGACGTTCTGCCTCATCTAATAGTGGCTGGCGCTGTTCGTTAAGTCCTTGTTCTCTAAAATTTCTAAATCTTGCATTAATGTTTCTTAAAGGGCTCGAAAATCTAAGCCATCTATTTAAAATAGAAATGTACCTCCTAATTGTAGATCTATATTTATAAACATAATAAATAGATACCAGTAATATAATTATTTTAATACTAAGTTTAAAATAATATCCAAAATTATTATTTTTGTCTCGTTCATCTGCCATTATAATTATTTACAATATATAAATATAATTATTTATCAAAACTCGAGAGGAGGAAATTCGTTATCACCAAATGAAAATATAGGTAGATAATATGAAGAAATATTACCGAACGTATTCTCTCCTTTATTATAAAAAAATAAATAAAATATTAAACCTAAAAATAATATTAGAGTTATTGATATTGTAATTACATAATACATTTTACGATTGGTATCGTCTTTATTTTCCATTTTATATATAAATAAATATTTAAATTGTTAAAATTAATATGTATTAAAAATTTAAATTATTAACAGATAGATAATGTCTTACAGACGCGGTGTTTTTATTAAAAATGCGTGTAAATTTCTTTGTGTGTCTGAAGAAGATATAATAGTAATTAATATGGAAAAAGGTATTTTCAATTCTACTATCGAAATTTGTAAAAAAAATAAATTCGATCTGAAGTGGTCTGACTCTAATTTTTTAAAATTATACTCCAAAGAAGCTAGAAGAATATTAGCAAATATTTCTTATACGCCAAATAGTATGGATTTTAAAAGAAGAATACTCGACGGTGAAATTTTACCCTACGACGTTTGTAGAATAACAAAGGAGGGAATGTATCCAGAATTTTGGAAAGCAGTAAAAGACGCGTATGTTCCAGAAAATATAAAAAATCCTTCGGAAAAACCAGATGGGATGATCAAATGTAGAAAATGTAAGTCTATGAAAACTGATTATTATCAACTACAGACAAGAAGTGCCGATGAACCTATGACTACATATGTAACCTGTCATAATTGCGAGCATAGGTGGAAATTTTAATAATTATTAATACGCCAAATTAAATACTTTAATTATCTTAATAGATTATATATTATATTACATTATATATTATGACAAGCACCACAAATATATCAGGTGTATCAAATATCACTGGTTATATTACCCGGCAAAAAACGAGGGATGGATTTATATACAAAGGAGCAAATAATCAGGATTTAGAAAGAATTAAATCTTTAAGAATACCTCCAAATTGGAAAAATGTTAAAATAGATAAATTATCAAAATCTAAGATACAGGCAACAGGTTATGATTCTAAAGAAAGAAAACAGTATATATATAATAAGGATTTTGTAGAAAGAAATAAAAAAAATAAATTTAATAAAATGAATTCGTTTGATTATAGTAAATATTGTAGAGTTTTAAGGCATTATATTGGATCTAACAATCTTTCGCGAGATTGTGTGATAGCTAATGTAATAAAATTAATGGAAGAACTAAATATTAGAGTAGGAAACGAATCTTATAAAAAAGAAAACGGAACTTTTGGAATTTCAACTTTACTTAAAAAACATTATAAAAATGGAAAATTAACTTTTATAGGTAAAAAAGGAATTTTACACAACAAAACTATTAAAAATCCGAATAGTTTAAACTTTTTAAATAGAGTTTTAAAAATTAAAGGAGAATGTTTATTTTATGACGAAAATTGTAGTAAAATTACTTCCTCCGATTTAAATACTTTTCTTAAAGAAAAAGTTCAGACGAATATAACATGTAAGGACATTAGAACCTACTGTGCCAATAAAATTTTCAACGATTTTATGAAAGGTAAAAAAATTGGAGCTAGTGAAAACGAACGAAAGGCAAATGTTTTAGCCGGGATTAAGTACACAGCTCAGGAACTTGGAAATACACCTAAAATTTGTAGAGATGCTTATTTAAGTCCTCAAAATTTAAATAAATATCTAAATAAAATAAAATAGATTCTAAAACTCCTAAATTGATTCAAAGTTTAACAAGGGCACAGATTAAGTCTAGATGTGCTAGAAAAAAAAAAGAATTAATCGTTTATATAATAAATTTTAAATATAGCTAAATTAGATAAATTGCCTATTCATGTTAACGTCCGTCGTTGCTACAATAATTTTAACGACAACTGTTAATGTCCAGGACGTAACATATTTATATCAGGTAGATCCGAATTCTAGAATACAAGCTTATTTAAAATCTATTAAAAAATGGTTATATGAGACAGATTTAAACATTGTTTTAGTAGAAAATAGTGGATATAACTTCGAAGAATTAAATATTGAAAAAGAAAATTTCAAATCTAGATTTGAAATTATAAGCTTTGATGAAAAAAAAATACCAGAAGCTGAATATTTACACGCATGTAGATATGGTAAAGGGAGGCATGAAATATTTTCAATAAATTATGCCTATAAAGTTTCAAACTTATTAAAAACCTCTGGCTTTATTATTAAAATTACTGGAAGATTTTACATTCCAGAATTTGAAAGTTTTTTATCATGCTACAATCTTTATAATTATGATTGTTTAGTTCAAAATAACGGATCTAGATGTGAAATAATTGGAAGTCATTCTAAAAATTTTTTTGAAATTTTTAACCAGGATGATATATTCTCAGAACATATAGAAGAAGTATACACACATAGAACAAATGCTTACAAGAATATAATAAGATGTAAAATATTTAATATAGAAGAAACTCAGAGAGGTGGAGATTGTTCTAAATACAATACTATGTAATTTAAGTTAATGTAATTGTAAAATTTAAATTAACTTAAATATTATGTGTATTATATAATAAGAAACGGTCAATAATGTTCAAAACTTTCAATGAAATTAATAAATGTATTACTTCTAAAGATGTATTCGATATTACAGGATTTAATCCTATTAATTTAGAATATTATCAGAAAGCTTTTATTCATAAAAGTGTATTAAGATTTTTATCTAGTCAAAATCTTAATAATTCTTATGAAAGATTTGAATTTTTGGGTGATTCGATTTTAAATCTAGTTATAGCTAATTTTATTTTTAATAGATACAAAAATGAAGAAGAGGGACACCTAACACGCATAAGAACTAAATTAGTTAACGGAAAAACGTTGTCTTATTTAGCAAAAAAAATTAAATTAAATGAATTCATAATAATAAGTAAAAATGTAGAAACAATTGGTGGTAGAGACAACGATAGAATAATAGAAGATGTATTTGAAGCTTTTATATGTGCTATTTTTTTAGATCTTGGATTTAAATACGCTGAAATTTTTATTATTACAACTATGAATAAATATTTAAATTTTGATATAATAGAAGAAGATAACAATTTTAAGGATATACTTTTGCGACAGTGTCAAAAACAATTTCAGATAAGCCCAGAATATGAATTAATTACAACAACGGGGCCTCACCATACTAAAACATTTACATCTATAGTTATTATAAATGGAATACGGCACAAAACCGGTACCGGAAAAACAAAAAAAGAATCAGAACAGAACGCTTCTAAATTTACATTAGAAAGTTTAAACGATCAGTTTGCTCCTGTACTACCAAATCCGCCTATTCCTCGCTCAGTTTCTGTAGAAACTTCTCCGATCTGATATCCAGGAAGCTTACCGCAAAAACTAACAATTTGAAAATAACAACATCCTTCCTGTAACAAAACTTCATTATCAGAAACATTATCAATAATTACGGATACATCTCCTCTATAGTTTTTATCTACAATACCGATGCTATTAGCAAGTCTAATACCAGTCTTAGCGAGTGAACTGCGTGGAACTAGCATATAACCAAGACTTTGTTTTCCTCTATAATCCAAGTTAATTTTAAAAGATTTTACACCAGGTGGTATCAATATAGATGTTTGCATCGGAATATCAAGTCCGGAGTCTTCATTCTTTTTTGCTTTAGCGTATGTAGGATGATTAACCCAATAATGACTGTTCAGAGCTTGAATTGTAATAAAAAATTTCATGTTATTATGTATTTGTGTAATTTATTTTTTTAAGTAATTTAATTTAAAAAAATAAAATATAATTGTGTAAATGGAAAATAACGTAATAAACCTAGACGATAAAATAATTAATGTAGGAAACGCCGGATTTATTAAACTTGTAGATTGTATGCCAAGAGTTATACCACCAGAATGCGAAGCATTGATGTGTGATTTTGCTATCGTTCAAGCTGCGCGCGTATCTTTGGATCAGGGTGTTAAAAATGTTGAACAGGATTCAAAATTAATCGATTTTCTTGTTAAACACAAACACACAAGTCCTTTTGAAATGGTAAAATTAAAATTTCACGTAAAATGCCCTATATTTATTCAAAGACAATGGATTAGACATAGGACAGCAAATGTAAATGAAATTTCTGGGAGATATTCAGTTTTGAAACCCGAATTTTATGTACCAGACAAGATTTGTGTCCAAGGAGAATTCAATAAACAGATGTCTGGAGATGAAATCAAAGATCAGGCTGTGATTGATTTATTCGATAAATACATTGAAACTGCCAATAAACAGTATTCTTTGTATAATGAATTAATCGAAAGGGGTGTATCGAAAGAAATGGCTCGCATAGGTCTTCCTCTAAATATGTATACAGAATTTTATTGGTGTATAGATCTTCATAACCTTCTTAATTTTATAAGATTGCGCTCAGCCGCCAATGCACAACCAGAAATAAGACAGTACTCAGACGCAATTAAGGAACTTATTAGAAATCTGTGTCCACACACTATTAAATCTTTTGAAAAATATAATACATTATAATGTAATTTTTTTTTACAAATGGATAAGATTATTTATACATTAATAAATTATATTATACTTAAATCTTGCGTTACAAATAATGTTATTAATATCAAATCTATAAACTAAATGTATTATTCTCAATGTCAAGAAGATGTTTTTCTAAATGAAAATATATTTAAAAACAAACAAAACGGTGTTTATATTGAACTAGGAGCACTAGATGGTATTTTATATTCAAATACAAAATTTTTCGAAGATTCATTAAATTGGAAAGGAGTATTAATTGAACCACATCCGGAAAAATTTAAATTACTTCAACTAAACAGGCCAAATAATTTTTTGTTTAATAGTTTAGTAAGTTGCCACGAAGAACCGTTAATATTTAGATATTTTGAAAATATTCATGCTGCAGTTTCTGGTGTAGAAAATACATTGCCTCAATTTCTTCTAGAAAATTTTTTCGAATGTAATCCTTATTTGCCTCAAAATAAAATTTTAATTAAACCAATATCGCTTACCGAAATTGTTAAAGGCACAAATTTAACACACATAGATTTGTTATCATTAGATGTAGAAGGTCATGAATATGAAGTTTTGAAGTCTTGGGATTTTTCTATACCAATCGATGTAATATTAATTGAAACATTAGGGGTAGAACCTGAAAAAGAAGAACTATGTAGACAAATACTAATTAAAAATAATTTCAAATTTATGACAAAATACAAACACAATGAAATTTTTGTAAGCAAATCGAGTTTAATTTAATTTTATATAAAATTGTAATATTTTATCTTATTTAAAATTAAATTATATATTTTAAATAAGATGAATACTGTTGTAAAAAAAAATAAGCTCAAAGATTGTCTTATTAAATTATCTTTACAGTCTGGTTTCAATTCTTTTAATTCTTTTAAAATTCAAATGGAAGATAATTTACTATCGATTGTTAAAAAAGATAAACTTGAAAAATGTTTAATTAATTTAGCATTGAGCTCTGGATTTGACTCTTTCATTAAATTTAAAAATTATAAAGAAAATACAGATTGTTTTTCTGGATACAAAGCAGTATATCCAAAAATTCAAAATATTTCCAAAGTAGATGATAAAATTTATGTTAAAAATCTTAAAGTTATGACAGGGCAAAATTTATACGAACCAAAAACGGGATCTATAATTAAATTAACAGACAAATTATCCAAAGAACTTGGAATAAACGAACCGCCTATAAACTGGTGGGCATCTGAAAAATGGGACGGTATTAGAGCGCTATGGGATGGTGAAAAAATAATATCTAGGGGATCTGGATTGGGAAATCCAAAAGTTTATACTTATGTACCGACATGGTTTACACATATTCTTCCACCCGGAATTGCGTTAGATGGAGAAATATGGATTGGAAGAGGTATGTTTCAATCTACAGGAAAATTATCTAATATTAAACCCGGCTCGAGTTATTCACTAAAAGAAATTGACGACATCTGGTCTGGTAAAAACGGAAATCCTGTAATATTCAAAGTATTTGATGTTCCAAGTCAGGAAGGCCCGTTTGAAAAAAGAATGGCTTATTTACAAAATATAGTTTTAGATCGAAAAAGGTGTTGGGAGCAAATAGAATATCCTAATAAGAATATATATCCCCTACAGTTTACAGAACAGATAAAAATTAAATCCATGGAACAGCTAGTGGACCTTTATACAAATTTAACTTCTAATGGAGCAGAAGGAATTATGGTTAGGGCCCCGGGATCACCGTACGAAGAAAAAAGAAGTAAATACATGTTAAAATATAAAATTAAAGAAGATGCTGAGTGTATTGTTAGAGGATATTTACAAGGAGAAGGAAGATTACAGGGAATGCTTGGCGCTCTTCGTTGTGAAATGATAAAGGATGGAAAAGAAACCGGTGTTTTTTCTAATATTGGTACTGGATTTTCAGATTTTCAAAGAAAATATTATAATACACCATCTTCGTCTGAATATATTCCACTTGGCGCAATTGTATCTTTTAGTTATATGGAAATGACTAACGACGGAATACCGAGACATCCCGTTTATAGAGGACTTCGATTCGATTTTGAAAATCCAAAAAGAATAGATACTAAAAGAATAGATACTAAAAAAATAAATACTAAAAAAATAGATACTAAAAGAGTAAAATATGTTCTTTCACAGATTATTAATAAAATAGCTTCCACAAAGGAACCAAACTGGCAATTTAAAATTAAAAAATATAAAGAAGCTGTTGCTATTTTATTAGACGACATGGTATTGGATACGACAGAGGATTATATAAGAGCATTAAGAGACGGGGGCATGACATTACTAGATGAAGAAAAATACAAACAGAAAAACGGTACATGGAAAAGTTCAATAGTTCAAAAAATAGACGGCATACTTAAGACTGGGACATCGGATGGAATAGAAATTAATGAAGAAATGAGTGCAGTTGAAAATTTATCTAAGATAGCGGGAATAGGTCCAGCAACAGCTTCTAAATTATATAACGAATTGAATGTAACAACTGTAGAAGAATTGAGAGAAATTTATGATCTAAATAAAAATGTAATTAATTCAAAACAGGCTATAGGATTACGACACTACGATGATTTATTAAAAAGAATACCAAGAGTAGAAATGAATAATTGGAAAGATATACTAACATCTATATTTCAAGACACTTTAGATAGTTTAAACCTGGATGGTAATTTGGTTATTTCAGGATCGTATAGAAGAGAAAAAGAAGATTCGGGAGATGTTGATGTTCTTATAATTTCAAAATCTTACAATGAATTTTTAATGAATACATTTTATAAAAATTTAATTGAAGTTGGGATTTTCAAAGAAGAAAATGTTATGGCGAGTGGTGGTACTAAAATTATGGCAGTTGCTAAAATTTTAGATACATTTAGACACGTAGATATATTTTATTTTTCTTCAGATGTTTTTCCTTTTGCACTACTGTTCACTACGGGTTCGAAAGAATTTAATCTCAAAATGAGATCACATGCTCTTAAACTTGGATTTTCGTTAAACGAGAGAAATTTAACTAAGAAAAATGGAACTTTAGTTTCAGAAGAAGAATACATTACTAAAATTAAAAAAAGACTACCCGAAAATGAAGAAGACATCTTTAAATTTTTAGATTATAAATATATCGAGCCACAATTTAGATAATCTATGTAATTGTAAATGTAAATGTAATATAACGTAATTTAATTATTGTTAAAATTAATCTATATTAAAATATAATATATTTAATTATAATTAATATGGAGTTAATAAGAGACACCCAACTCATAAAACATTTCGAAAATTTTGTTAAAAACATGATAACAAGAAACAAAAATTTCGACCTCAAAAAATTTATAGGTGGTTTACCTATAACATTGGAGAAAAAAAATGTAAATTCTTTAGCCAGTATAGACCCATCTGGAAAAAGTTTTTATACAGTAACACAAAAAGTAGACGGCACAAGAGTCCTGATGTATATCGGACCGAGAATTGGGGAAACTCTTAAACGCGTGATTTGTTTCGTTGATAGAAATATGAATTTATATACTTTAAGAGACAAACTACGCGATGTTTTACCATATATAGACGTTAGAGAAGAAATGTTACTCGATGGCGAATTAGTTTTCTTCAATTCTGATGGAGACCCTTATAAAGAATTGAAATTTGGAGAAATTTCTGGTGTGTCTTTTATGGCATTCGATATTTTATATGGGCCCAGCAGTATAAATGTTGTTAACGGAGAAACTGTTATAGGTCAGTCTGTCTCTATGGTAATCCCGTTCGATAATGTACCACGTTCTACACCGTGGACATACATACAGAGATACGACATTCTATACAAACTTATAGAAACGCCTTCATACGCAACCGACATGGTACCAAAATTAACAGATGCTCTTAAAAATATTAATTGGTTTAATTTAGAACTGAAACCAATATATTTTTTAAGTCAGATACCCACAGAATATATGTTTAACGGAATATATAATGAAATTGGTTCGGCATTTCTTCAATATAGTCTTAAAACTTCAAGAAAAGCGCATTATAATACGTTAAAAGAAAAATATGGTAAAGGAAGTACAAAACTATTTGTATCAAAACGCTTAAAATTAGATGGACTAATTTTTACATCTTATACTACTTTATACACGATCGGTACATGGAATAAATTTAAAACTGAACAGTTTAAATGGAAACCACAAACAGAACAGACAATCGACTTAAAAATTAAAAAAATTTCTGACACTACTGCCCATGTTCTTGTTTCACTAAATAAAGAAGAGGTAATATTTCAGAGAAGCTACAAACCGGTTATAGTTAGAATAGATAAAACTATAAAAGACGGAGCTATAGTAGAATTTAAACTATCCGGTAACGGTGATTTCGAATACAAAGATGTTCGCACAGATAAAACTTATCCTAATGCACTAACTACGGTATTAAATGTAATTAATAGCTATAAAAATCCAGTTGTAATTAAAGACCTGTTTTATTTCTTCAATCAAACACATCGAGACTCAATTAAAAAAATGTTGGAATATTCAGATAAAAGCAAGCTATTAAATTGCATAGCAGTCAACGGTAAAATTTCTCTCGTTAATAAAGAACAGGCTTCACTTCTAAACGAAATGATTCGAACAGTGGATATAAAATCTGATAATGAGGTCGAGCTTAGACTTGGAATAATTGGTAAAAATTTCAATCCTCAGATTAGCCGTGAAGAATTTATCGCTTACTTAAATATAGTAAGAAACTTAAATTTTATATATCTAGTCGAAGATTACGTTGATATATATACTAATAATTCGGATGTAAAAATTAGAACTAGACATGAATTTTCGAAAGATTTTGGAAAATATATTCCTCTAGCTTCAATCAATAAACAAAGAATATCTAATATCGATGTAAACTTGAAAAATATCGCCGGTTTTGACGTACGATTTTCTAGATCTTTGGAGAAAGTATCCGATATTTTTAATTTAAGTGGAGATGGACAGAGAAAGTATCGCATGACATTTACACATCCAAGTAATACATATAGACTAGACTTTACGGCTGTAACAGATGTACTTTTTGAAGATAGAACTTTTACACAAAAAGCAGATTCGAAAGAAACATTTCAGATTGAGATAGAACTTTTGTCTAAAGATATACTCCTAGACGATATTTTTAAACTTTTATTAAATATCTTCAGTAAACGCTAATTTTTCTCCATCGTAAACCAATATGTTACCAAAGTAATACCATCTATCATTTTCATTAAAAAGCGTATAATTTATTGGATAAAATTTTACTAATAATAAATCGACTACATATTCATAATTTAAAGTTTTTACCGATTTTTTAACGATAGAAAGTTTTCTATTTGGAACTATATTTCCATTTATATCTCTATTTATTTTGAGTTTGAGGTATTCCCCCGATTTCAATCCAGATGGTAACTTTTCAAAAAAGGTGTATTTCCTAATTAAATCTATTCCAATTCCAATTGGAAATTCTTTATCGTCATAACCAAATTCAATTGTATAAGTTGTATAATTTATTAAAAGTATTTGTAGTTCTATTATATCTGGATATTTATCTTTATCGCTATACAAAATGTTATCGTTTATATCTTCAGTATTTATGAAAACGAGTTTATTAGCTGGATTATTTTCAATTATAACGTTAGAACCTTCTATTAGATCTATATAATTATCTGGATAAACAAATATTATGTCTGTTATTCCCGTAAATTTTGTTAGCAATTCGCGTAGTATTAACTCCCTGTCTGTAAATGTATAGTCTTCTAGACTCTCGTTGTAATATATTAAACTGATTATGGTGTATACATATTTAGATTCTTCCGAATTAAAAGACAAGAACCCATTTAATATAATTGTATCATCGAATATTTCTTCTACATCGGGTTCAATTGTATTAAATTTATAGTTTATAAAAAAGATACCGTCTCGTGAAAAAACTAAGAAAAAATGGTGTGACTCTGTTCCTATGTTTTTGAGTAAATATTTATTTTTAGTTAAATCTAAAATATTATTATAAGTTAAATCTCTCATTCTAATTTTTGTATTAGAAGCCATTAGACGCAGAAAGATGTTTTTACGTTTTAAACTATATTTTTCATTTAAACTTGAGGTCAGATCGTGTATTAATTCACCTCTAGAGTCAATTTTCAGATCAGAATTATAAAGATTAGTTCTAATACAGCGCAATAGCTCATCTTTCGTAAACGAATTCAATCCTCTAAAATATCTACTTTCTCTCTTAAAATCTTCCCCGTTGACTACTAAAGTTTCTCCGGTTCTAATATTTCTTACCTCATAGTCATTATTTTTTTTAGACAGTTTTTTGATAACAGTTACAGTTTCGAATTGGTCGTCTATTAAAATTTTGGCTGTAGCACCTTTAACATTACTACCAAATACTATTATACCAGATTGTGGGTCGTTTGCTTCTGTAACTGTATTTAGTAAACCATCTTCTAAAAATTTTGGATCAGCGCCAGCTGGGAATCCTTTAATTAAATATTCCTTCATTTTTTCAACAGATTTTTTACTCTTAGCCTCACAGCATGGATAAAAAATTCCGTCATCTTCTAATCCAAGTGGATCCAAAAATTGATAATTTGGGTCCGGGCATTGTCCCTTCCAAGAATAAGGAATTGGATGCATTTGTTCATAATAGCTAGTACCGTCTTTTAATTTTCTAGTTCTAATAGGTCTACAATTTGGAGGAGCATACCCAGATATTGTATTTCTTTCAGGTTTTAAATTATCCCCTGTTATAGTTTTTTTAAGAAGAAAAGTATTTTTTTCAAAAAATCTTACAAATACATCTCTTATAGGATTAAAAAAATCCGTTGAAAGCGGTGTAAAAGTATCGCCACATAAAGAATCTTTCATTAATTTTTCCCCACACCTCGACATGGTCAACATAATTACTCCGTATTTATTAATAATTCCTGTAATTTTAATACCAGGGGAAGGAATAGTTACAAATTTTATATATTCCTTTATCATTGTCTGGTTCCGTGATATTTTTCCAGATGAATATGACCACTCAATTATTTTAATGCCTTCAAACATTATAATACTGAAACCGTTCGAGTTTTTTTCAACTGTAGTGTATTCCGAATCAAGTAAATTACCATACGAATCGGTTGGAGCTATAAGTGTGTTCAAATTTTCAAAATCTATCTCCAAATCTCTAGACACGCTAAATTGAGCTGTTATAGAATGAATGTAAGATTTGTAAGGTAAATATGTAAACTGTGGCATTCCAGTAAGTTCTTCGAATTTTTCTAAATCTACTGCTCCTGATTTATTAATTTTATCTATTAACATTTTTATTAGAAAATTTAATTTTTCAGGTTCTTTTGGTACATTAATTAAATTTAATAATCCGTTTTTACTTACTCTTATCGATGTTTTATTTGTACCGTCTTTATAAAAAATTATTGCGCTATTTAAAAATTGTGTAGTTGCCGTTTTATTTGCTAATTTTTTAGGGCCTCTTTTTTTAATAACACCTGAAAATTGTATTTTAGAAAGTATCCCGGAGTATTTTTCTAAACTAAAGGTTGGATCTGATATTTTAATTTCGTCTAATATAAATAATAATTCATCGTTTAATTCATACTGAGTTATATCTCTATTTATTATTCGTTGTTTTAATCGATTGTAATCACCATCGTAAGTAGGATTTTTTACAACTAATTCATTAAAACCACCCAAAGTCAAATATAAACTCTTATCATCTGGATATGGACATTCTTCTGTATGAAACAATGGACCTTTTCTATAACAGTAGCTACAGTACATACCTTTGTTAATTGGTCCAACTGGAGGTCTATTATAATTTGAATTTATAGTACCAGCACCCATATTTTGTTTTTCGGCAAAATTTATTCTATAAAACCCACCATCTAGATCGTCTAATGGAAATTGAGTTTTAAGCAAGTTCATATTGATAATTTCTTCATAGGTTTCCAACTTATTTACAAAAAAATTTGTGCTGTTAATTTTAATATCCGAGCCCATTTTATATTATACTATTAATTAAATAAAATGATTTAAAAAAAAAATTACTAATTAATAATACAATACAATACAATACAATGAAAAGAGAAATAGAAACTTTTAATAATCTTTTCGATGAATTTTTAGAAAAAATTATTTCAAAATTCAATACTCCAAAACTAAAATCTTATAGAAGAGCCTTTTTAATGTTAAAAGAGGCGTATCCGGAAACTCCTGTAAATTTATTTATGGTTGGATGTGTTAATTATAAAAAAGAAATTCAAAATAGAAATGACTCCTTTTTTTTAAAAGATGAAAAAATTCAAGAAAATTTAAAAAATTTCGGTAATTTTACTCAGGATTGTGGGATAGATGTATACTGGAATACACTTACCCCTATTACAAAAAAGGCAATATGGGATTATATTCAATCCTTATTTGTACTTGGAGAAATAATAGTAAATGGTAATACAAGCATTTTCGATAAATATAATTCTTTGTACATGTCTGATTACAAAAAAGAGATTGAAAGTTTTCAAAATGAATTTTCAAAAAACTTTTTAAATAAATTAAATTCTTAATTATAGATTATAGTTAAATGACATCGTATTGGATAAGCGATATATGTGTACTGTTTAATTCATTTGAAATAAATCCATTCAGTGGTACGGATAGGAATTTTAAATACAATGCTCTTACTAGACTAATTATACTTACAACTATATTAGGCTGCGTTTTTTTCAAAAATGTTAACGAGATTGGAATAACAGGGGCAATTTCTTTATTAATATCGGTACTTATATATTTCGTCTCGTTTAATAGAGATATGAATTATAAAAAAATTGAACCATTGGAGTCTATTGAAAAGAATGATATCACCAATTCTTCAAATTTTGAAAAGGTTAAATTATTAGATGAGGATATTAATAAAAAAAATTTAAGCATAGTAAGATATAGACCAGGAATTAATACAGATAATATGTCTAAAGTTTTATTCGTAGACACTAAAGATAACGAAACAAATATTGAACGGGAAGACATTAATTCGGAAAAATATAACACCGCTCCTAGATCTAAAGTTGTATATGGATCTAAAGTTTATAACAATGTTACTAAAAATGATATGATGAATGAAATGAGAGTTTCAGATACAACTTTTACGATTTGATTTAATAATTTTTTTATTGTATAATATTAAATGTCATTTAATTCGTATAGATTGGATGATTATAATTCTAAATCGTATAGTAATACAGAATACATAGATTACGAGAGATACAAAAATTATAAAAAAATAAATATAGATTATACATTCGCATCAAATAACGATGTTATAACACGTGGACCTGTATTCAATTCTTCCAAAATAGTAGAAGGAAAAATAAGTACCGCTTATACAAACAGGCAAGAACCTTATACTAAAGAACCTTTTCAAAAAATTCGAGTATTAAAGGAGTATAATAGAATTAGATAATAAACTATTTAAAAAAATTTTTATATATAATAAATGGTATTTATGCGATCTAGTATAAGAAATTTGGGTTTATTTAATAACACGTTAATTGAGGTAAATTCAGATGAAATACCAGATGAATTCCGTGAAGAACGTACAAACGAAAATCAGGATGAATCACCCGAAGAACTTACGGACGAAGTTCTATATGAATTTTCGGATGAACTTCTCAATGAAATTTCTGATAATCCGGCAATATTACTTATAGTAAGCTTTAGAGGTAGAACTTTCTATTATTTTGATGAAGAAACTAGTCCAAAAAAATCGGTGATTTCAAAAAATCAGTTTGAAAGTTTTGAAAAAAACTGTAATAGCATAGCGTGTCCAATATGTATGGAAGACTCGGATGAAAATATTATTCTTCCATGTGATCATGTTTTTTGTTCTAAATGTATTGAAAAATGGTTATTAAAAAATAAAGATACGTGTCCAAATTGTAGAAAAAGTGTCGTGATCTAATTGTAATGTAATGTAAACTAAGATATTTTAATTTAATTATGCTTAAATAGTTAAATTAAAATATTTAATTATTACTAAAATACTAAATGAAAACACTAATCGTTATGTTGATATTTTGTATGGCTTTTATTGGTTTTCATATAAATGGTTACGGAATTAATTCTACAATTAATGAACCTGAAAGAAATGAACGTATAGAAAAATTTGAAAATGAAAATGAAAATGAAAATAATTTTGAAAATAATTTTGAAAATAATCTTGAAAATGGTGAACAGACATATCCTAAAATGTACAACGAAATGGGCGATCTTCTAAATCCGCGTGAAGAAATGTTTAAAAATATAAGTGTAATAGATAGTACAACTTTTAAAGGAGAAGGATTACCCTCGGCAAAACCTTTTGTTAATGCTTCTTCGAAAATAATAGATGATAATGGTCTTGGAATAGATTATGGCTCATATCAAGATAATTTTCCATACGAGTCTTCTTATCTAAAAACAATAAAATCTGAAGATAAAACAGCGGCTAGTAGAAATGTACCTATTATTAAAAATAAATATAAGTCGGGGCGTAGTAAAGTAATATTACCAGATGGAATAAAGGAGTACGTTGAAGATTTTAGTTATTTTAAAAAGGCTGTAAATATTACAAAAGACGCTATTGGCACACGAGATAAAATTCTATTAGTTCCAAATGAACGTATTATTTATCAGGCAGATAAAATTCGAAATGTTTTGCCCGATGAAATAGTTTTTAAAACCAAACCGGATACAGATGAATTTAGTAAAATTAGAAATTCTGTTTTAGTTTCTAGTGTAGATAGGGACGCTATATTTTACGAAACTGCTAAAAAAATTGATGAATCTAAAAATCTTTTTAATTTAAATTAATTTAATAATATATATTATATTATTAAATGTCCATTAATGAAATTTACAAACGTTCTGTTGAATCTAATGTCATAGATTTACAAACTAACGAAGCGAATGCTATGCAAGAACTTAAGACTAGAAATAAAGCTATAATTAGAATTGTTCCTAAAATAATAGATCCACCTCGCAAAATTAAATATTTTTATTCGGATTTAGAGTCTTATAACAGGAGACCGTCTCAAAAACCAAATTACGCATTCGAAAAAAATATGAATACAATAAAAGTAGATACTGCGCAATTACAAGACATATACATAACAAATGTACAAAAAATAGACAAAATGAGCGGTCCACGAGAATTTGAAGACGTATATGAAAAAAATATATTAAATATGCCCCCAATATTTGAAAGAGAATTTACTCCACAGATTATAAGAACATTTAACAAACTAGATAAAAATAACGAATTAAATTTTATTCAGAATAAAGTTACAAACAGGGAAATAGAACTTCCTATTACACCAGTTGCTTCTAGTAAAACTATAATTAAAAGAATGTAAATGTAAATGTAAATGTAAATGTAATAAATTTACAATAATTCTAAAATTTCCCTTTTATTCAATTTAAAAGTCTGTTCAAACACGTGTCTTAGTTTAATGAAGGATTTTTTATTGTCTATCGAGTAATTAATAGTGTCTAGAGATACCCATTTAATATCTGTCATTTCTAAAAATTTAGCGTCTGTTTTTATGTTCGATAAGAATTTTTTAGTTGTTAGAAACCTATCTCTGTAAGAAAAGCTGTATGGAATTTTTAGAAGATACATATAATAAGGATGACCACTAGGTGTTCTAGACGTTATAAACTTTATATTCCTCGATTTTAATAGTTGTTTTAAGCTTTCAAAATCGTTAACAGAACCTAAAGTTTCTTCCCATGCTTCTCGTGAAGCAGTTATTTCCGAATCAAATTTATCGTTAATTTCTCCACGGCCGCCGAAATTGGACCATTTATTTTCGTAATCCTTTCCCAATAAAAAAAAAGGGGTATTATCTAAACTCCTACTATAAAAAAGAATGCCGGACGCGTATAAAATATTATTATTAATCATTTAATATAAAAATAATAATTAGTTTTATATTACATTATTACATTATTACATTATTACATTAGTACAATACAATATTTTTATATTTATGCGTTATTAAATATAAAAATATTGTATTGTACTTATATTAAATGAGTGGTTCCGTGCCTAAAATTAAAGTAGAAACTGAACAATCTTACACACCCATTAAAGTTAAAAATTCTTTAAATGTAGAAGGTATTACACTTACCCACGACGATTCTGAAGACAGTCTAAGTACAATTGAGCAGGATGAAATTCCTGTTATTACACAGAATGAAAAATTTAACAAACCTAATAAATTTAATATATCTAACAAATCTGAAAAACAAAGCAGAACAAGCAAAACAGATAGATCTGCTAAATTCGAAGCCGAAGATTATCAGAATTTTATTAATAGCTCTAAAACACGTGGAGACAAACGTTATGAAGATGAAGACTACTCCGAAAGCGATGAAAATTCGGATACAGACGAATCGGGTAGTGATTGTTCAGACTATTCCAAAAGCGAGTCCAGTTCGACCGATAGCAAAAAACCAAATAAAAAAAATAAAATAGAAGAAAAACAGACTCTATTGCTAAAATTGTACGCATTAGAGAAAAAGGGTGTAGAATTAACTAAAAAATTTTCGATGAATTCGACTTTGTCTGAACTACGCTTTGAGTACGAACTACATAAAAATGAAATCGAAATCGAGATGAGTGTTAAATTTCAACAAAAACTTTTAGTTGCAGCTATAACTGGATTGGAATTTGTAAATAAAAAATTTGATCCCATCGGGGCAAAATTAGAAGGGTGGTCAGAATCTATAATGGATAATTTAGATGATTACGACTCTGTTTTTACTAAATTACACGAAAAATATAAACACCGCGCAGATTTACCCCCAGAGATACAATTACTAGTAACACTTGCTGGAAGTGCTTTTATGTTCCACATGACTAAAAGTTTATTCAGTTCTATGATGCCCGCAAATGAAAATCCAAAAACATCTGAAATAATTAAAAATATGGCTTATCAGAATTTAAATTCAAAGTCTGAAGATATGTCGGGTCCGTCTACTAATTATTCAAGTATTCTAAAAGATTCAGACTCGGAGTCTAGCGGATCTATAGAAACTTCTAAAGAAGTAACTATTAATCAAAAAGGAAAACGAGCAATTAATCTTTAAAAAATTTTTTTATAATAATATTATAATATTATAATATTATAATATTAAATGGTGTTATTTTATTCCGACATAAAAACTTTTTCAGATAATAATGAATCTGATGTAATCGAAAATACGAGTTTTTTACCGTCAAGTAATGTTTATGAAAGAGTTAGAAGTGAAATACCATCTAATCCTATGTACAACTATAGTAAAATTAGTAATCGTCTAGACAAATTGGAAAAATTAATGACTAAAATTTACACGTCTAATATAGATAACAAGGAATTGCGAACTTCTGCTTCGTATTTTCTTTCTGAATTTAATCTAGATGATGGTGAAAATAATTTAGAATATAATACCACAAATAAACTACTTTTTAAAATTAAAACATATCTATTTTATATTTTGATCGCCCTTGCGTTTATCTTGTATAAACTTTATAAGTTCAATTTAGTAATATAACCATTGATACAATATTACTTAATGTATAGTCTTTATTTTTATAAGAAAATTTTCTAAATTCTTCTATTGTAAGATCTCCGCCGTATTCTTTTAATTTTAAAAAGCAAGGCGCTGGAGAAAATTTAAAACTTGGACCAAAGAGTTCTCTATAAAATTTACATAATAAATAGGTTTTACTTTCTAATAATTTATCGGCAAGGCAATAAGATTTTGCGCAATTTGGTGAACAAAAATTACCAAAAAGTTTATACCTATCTAAACTCTCAGAATATTTTAATGGAATATAAAATGGTTTATTTTCAAATGAATGGTGACAGTAATAACATCTTAAATTAATGTCACGAGTTACTTCTCCTTCACCCTTATGTTTTATAGTTTTTTTAGTATCCAGTTTGTTCATAGTTTGATCTTCTTCGTCTGATATATATATATCGCAACTAGTTTTTTTTTCACTAGGTAAAAAAGAGATTGTACAATTTTGCGGTTCTTTCGCTTTTATTTTAATAGTTAAATTTCCAAAATTCAGATTGTCGAAGCCGGAAACTGTTACTGGATCCTTTTCAATATTCTCACACACACGTTTTTCTACGAAATTTAAAGGATCACATGTATTAGTAGTGTAGTTTTTAAAGTTAGTGTTGTCCCATTTTTTTTTTCTACCCCGTTTTGATTTAATTGGGATATTTTCTATTTCTTCCATTATCAAATTAATAAATTAATTTAAAGAAGCTTTATATTATTAACTAACAATGTGGCTTCTTTATTCTATTTCTGGTTTATTTGCTTCTAGTATTTTAATCGATAAGCTATATACACTGTATAATAAATTTTATCCTAGAAAATATAAAACTTTTGAAGACATTCCATCAAAAGACGATTATATTATTATATGTTATAGGATTAAACTCGAAGATAATTCTGAAATTACAAAGACGGAACTCGGTATAGAAGATATAGAGGAAATTGAAGAAAATTGTAAAATTGATTATATTATAATTGAATATATGTTTAATGGTCAGTTTATGAAATATCTTACACGCAAACAGGATATCAGGTTTCCTATTTACCCATTCAAAATTGAACCAGCGAGATTTCTCTATTATCCAGAAACGGTATTTTTGAATGATATAGATATTACAAATTATGTTACACCTTATCTAGGTCCATTGTGTAATTTCTATATAGATAGAGAGGAACCGATTGATCTGAAAGATATCCTTATTGGCCATCCAAATTTCGAAAATTTTAATTTTGATGATGGCGTTTTAATTATGATTTCAAATGATACACCACTTAACGGTAAAAAATGTATAGTTAAAAAATTGCCCACTAAGTTAATCTGGAAAAGACACGCAGCGGTCGATCCAAAAGATGATCATAAACTAAATTAAAATGTAATTAAAATCATATAAAAAAATAATCTAAATCTAAACAAATGACAGATAAATATTTGTTTAGATTTACAACCGTTCAAACAAATGCTATAAAAATCTTATTCGAAGCTCTTAAAAATATATTATGCGATGTAAATTTTACAGCTAATTCTTCTGGTATCAAATTGACAACAATAGATTCTACAAATTGTGCTATAGTAAATTTAGTTTTGTACGCAGAAAAATTTGAAGAATACATATGTGAAAACGAATTAAACATTGGACTAAATCTTGTATCTATTTTTAAGATCCTAAAAGGAAGCAAACACGCCGATACAATTTCATTTTATATAAATAAATGTGAACCTACCGTTTTAAATATTAAAACAGTGAATAGCAACAAAAAAACGAGTATTGAAAGTAAAGTAAAGATATTGGACATGGATGAAAAAATATATAGTATTCCTGATATATCGTTTAATTCTTATATCACTATGCCATCATCCGATTTTCAAAATTATGTATTAGAGTTATCTAATGTATCTGATATAATAGATTTTAAGTCTAATTCAAAAGAGCTTATACTTTCAGCAAAGGGTGATTTTGCCGAACAACAGATAAAAATTAACGAATCTAATGATTCACTTGAAGAAGGTGAAAACTACGAATGTGGAACTTTTAATGTTAAATATATTTTATTATTTTGTAAATCAACTAATTTATGTTCAACAATTGAAATATATTTAAAATCTGAATATCCTCTAACAATATTATACAATATTGCTAATTTGGGAAAAATTAAATATTGTTTAGCTCCCCGAAAAAAATAATAACGTTTAATTATTTTATAAAAAAAAATGTTTTATTATCTTAAATCATAAAATGAACAGGAATGCAATGTTGGGTCTAGCATTGGTATTATTAGTTATTGGAATACTTGTATATGTATTTGTGTTTTATGAAAAAAGAGATTACCCGAATAATACTGCAAGAGAAAATATAGATTTTGTAAGTGGTAGTTTTGATAATAACATGAGCATTACACAAAAAATTCAAGATTTTGACATTTTTAAATATAGCGGATTCGATCTTAAAAGCCCATTATCCACGTACACTAACTCTAAGTCATCCTCTAACCCATATAACAAAACAGCCGCTACAAATATAGACCCAAATTTATCTTTAAATTCTACAATTTCTCCAGGTGATTCAAATTTGTCGGACAATTTAATTTCACCAAGTGATTCAAATTTGCTAGACGATACACCAGTAGATTTTGTAGACGCTGTATTACCTATGAATAACATGGATAGTCAAGACCTAACACCTTCCTTATCCGGATTAAATGCTAATACTGAAGCAACCATAAGAGAAAGTATGGTTAAAAGTGAACTTAGAAGAATTAGAAGGTAAATATTTAATTAATCTATAATAGAATAAATATTTGTATTTGGTTGTTCATCGTTAATCGTATCGTTAACGTGTTTAATTTTAAAATTTCTAGATTTATAAAATGATTGTCTTTTTTTATTCCAGTTATTAAATATACTAATACAATCATTTAAGTCTATAACAACTGCTTCGTTTATATTTTTTTTTCTTAATATGCGTCCTATAGATTGCTCTACATTACATTTAGGTGATGCTAAAATAAGGGTATCAAGATCTGGATTGTCGTAACCCTCTGAAGCCATTTGATATGTCGCGACTATTATTCTACATTCGTTAGATTTTTTAAGTTCTTCCATTTTCATACCTCCATAATAAATACCAACTGAAAAATTAGTTAACGCGGCTTTTATATTGTCACAGTGGGCCTTCCTGTCAGTGAGAACAAGAATTTTACGATCGCATTTGTACATATCCTTTATTATTTTAATTATAATATCGGTTCGTTTTTTATTTTCCGTTATAGTGGTTAAACTTGCTGGAGAATTTATTTTTCCATTTACATTAAATTTTATAGTATTTTCTTCGTAGTCACAAAAATTATAAATGTGTATTTCAGGTTCTATTATTAACAGTTTAATATCAACCGCTATTCTTCCAAGAAACCACTCTAAAACATACTCTAATTTATCCGCGCGTTTAATAGTTGCCGTCAGGCCTAAATTATACTTGGTTCTTATTTTGAAAAATACATTTGAAAATACCTTTGAACAGTAATGATGAGTTTCGTCGTATATCGTAAATCCAAAATCTTTGAATACATCGGTGTAATCTTTCATCGATATACTTTGGATCATTCCTATACAAATATTTGGTTCTGTATTTATTTTAGTACCTTGAATTATTCCTGGTACTATGCCTGTAAATTTTATTATCTGTTCCCGCCATTGTTCTAAGAGAGATTCTTTATTTACTATAATTAAAGTTTTGACACCGAGTAAATGTGATATGTATAAACTCGCAAACGTTTTCCCCCATCCTGTATACAAACAGGCCATACACGAATCGTTTTTAAGAAGTTCTTTATGTATATCGTTTATAGCGGTTCCCTGATATTCTCTTGGATTAGCATTGATATCTATTTTAGCTAAGTTATGATTATTTTCCGATCCATTGTTATTTTCCGATTCATTATTATTTTGGTGTTTAAAATTAAAATATTTTGGAATATAAATATAATTTTCACAAATTTTATACATACAGTAATTAATAACAGTTGGTGATCCTGGTAGATAAGGTTGAACAGTTAACTTTTTTTTAAGTTCGGGTGTGGTATTATCTATAAGAACGCGTTTCATTATAATGTATAATGTATAATGAAATGTATTTTTATATTATTTGCGTTCTATTATTTTGCGATTAATTTTCAAAATAATATAGTTATTTAATAATAGATTATAATGGCGCCAGATCCCGATTTAACTAGAAAAGTTTTTAATCTTATGCATAAAAAAGGTATTACACTAAAACAAGCTTGGGCAAAAGTTAAAAGACCGAAGAAAAAAAAGGATGTGAAAGATAAAAAACCCAAAAAGGCAAAACCTAAAAAAACGAAGCCAAAAAAGAAATGTTAAAATTTAGAAATTGTGTAAAAATTAAAAAAGTGTAAAAATTAAAAAAGTGTAAAAATTAAAAAAGTGTAAATGTAAAATTACTTAAAGAAAAAATGTATATTTAATCAGGGTATTTAAATACTTATATGGAGGCGTAGCTCAGTTGGTTAGAGCGTAGGTCTTATGAGCCTATGGTCGTCGGTTCGAGTCCGACCGTCTCCATATAATTATTACTCATTACAATTACATTACAAACTTATTATTTATTACAAATTTATTGCTAAAAAATAATTTACTTAAAAAATAAATTTAATAATATATCGAAGACGATGGAGTGCGATATATGCTGCGAAACTTTCAACAATTCAACTTTTCTTAAAGTACCCTGCAAAGGTTGTACTGGCGACAGGTTTGCTTGTAGAACGTGTTGTAAAACTTACATTCTTAACTCTTTCGACGACCCACAATGCATTTTCTGTAAAACTACTTGGGATAGGGAATTTATGAATACAAATTTAACTAAAAAATTCGTTCAAAATGAGCTCAAAATACATACTGAAAATATTTTCTTGGAAAGACAGATGTCGCTGCTTCCCGCTACGCAAAAAAGAGCTTCTCAAATTAAAAAAGGCAGGGATTTAAACGATAAGCGTAACGAAATTTTTGATGAAATTAAAAAATTAAAAGAACAGGTTAGGTCCCTGACTGATATAGCAAATTCATATACATTAGAAATTGAAAGACTTTACAACGGTACTTCTACATCTGATACATCCACCAAAGAAAACTTTACATTTAAATGCCCAGGAGATTCCTGTAAAGGATTTTTGAATTCAAAATATTTTTGCGATTTATGCGATGTTCAGTATTGTAAAAGTTGTATGTGTGTAAAAAATGAAGACCACGAATGTGATGAAAGTACTAAAGAAACTGTTAGCATTATTAAAAAATCTTCGAAACCATGTCCCGGATGTGGAGAAATGATTTCAAAAATCGACGGATGCGATCAAATGTGGTGTATCAAATGCCACGTCCAATTTTCATGGAAAACTGGCTTTCAAATTACAGGATATAATCACAACCCCGAGTACTTTAGGTGGTTAAGAGAGACGCAGCAAGAGATACTTCCAAACCCGAATGCAATTGTGCAACGGGATTGCGGTGTTCATAACTTAAACGAGGTTGAACTTCTGAATTCTCTGAGAAGAATTTTTTTCAATAAAGACCGGATAGTAGATTATTTTATGTGTGTATACCGATTTTATCGCCACACTCAACTTGTTCGTGGCCCTTTTGAGAATGACGAAGAAATAGCTGAGCGCGAACTATTAGGAAATCGAGTAGGATATCTACTTGGAGATATATCTAAAGAAAGATGGAAGATTCTGACTCAACGCTTAGATAAGAAGAACAAGCTTAGAAAGAACAATAATAACATTTGGAATTTAATTGAAACCGTATTACTTAGCTTTTTGGAAAAACTCAAAATTTTACTAGAAACTTCAAATAATTTAACTGATTATAAAAATCTAACCATTGATATAAATAATTTTAGAGAATACGCAAACGAAAGTTTTATAAAGGTGTCAAACATTTTTAATTCCACTACATGTCCCGGAATAGACAAGGACTGGTATCAGATTTCAAATTATAAAGAATATCTCAAAAAAAAAGTAAATGTAAATGTAGAGGTAGAGCTATAATAAATTGGGTAACATTATCTATTCACACATTCATACACATAATAGCCATAGCAGAATAATTATGAAGATCCATGAGCGTATCTTTCAATGTTTCATCCGTGACATTAATTTCAATACCTTTCGTGGTAATATTAGTAAATCTAGAAAGTTTATCATTTATTCTAACTAAAACGCCTACTACACCATGTGTAGCAAAAGCATCTCCATAATCGGCATTCTTTTTCTCAAAAATTTTTAGACATTCTTCTTGTATACATTTCAATTGATCAACTCGGTTCATAATACTAAATTTAGTATAATTAGCTTTATAACAATTTATAAATGTAATTGTAAATGTAATTGTAAATGTAATTATTGTTAAAAAATTTAAAGATTAAGACACCAATTATAATATACCAGTGTAAATAACGATGAATTGTACGTGCGGTATTCCAGCTTTTTATTACGAAACTATCAAATCAGATAACTTAAAATATTCTGTATATAAATGTGGAACTTTGTCTTCAGAATCAAAAAGGGGTAAATGTGTTTTAAATGTAGAAACGTTAATAAGTGAAATTAAAATTCCATATCGTGAATTAATTTGTCAGGGAATCGAAATAGGTAAAATCGTTGACACAAAAAAAGAAGTTTACAAAAACTTAGAAAATTATATATATTTATTAGAAATATCTAAAAATAATTATGGAATGAGTAAAGACAATTACATTTCTAATATTAATTTTATTCTTAAAAAATTAAATCTTCCACTTTTTTTTGAAAAAAATGAAAAACTGATGTCTCTTAAATTTAGAATATACGATATTCCTGCTATAAAAATTCCTAAAAAAACGATATACCCGATTTCTATAATAGAAATTCCTGAAAATTTGAAAATAAAAAATAAAAAACTGATTCGTAAAACTAAAATAATAACTAATAAAAATTCCAATAAAATTATCGTTTCAAGATTAGTTCTAGAATCTAAAGATATTATAGATAGTATTAAAAAATTAGAAATCAGGTCGGACGCAGATTCTGGATCTGATTCCGGAAATGAAGACGATAATTCCTTTGATATCGACGTTTCGGATTCAGAAATTGAGGACAATTTTTGCGAAGATGGCGGTGAAATGAGTGATTAAATATCTTTTATAATTTTTAATAATGATTGAATCCTTTTTAAACGACGAAAATAAAAATAAAATTAGAAACGTTGTTAACGACTTTATTTGGCCGATTAAAGTATATTCTATTATTATTGTATTTATTCTTATGTTGAATACATTTTATATTTATAAAGTATACTGTTCTAATATTTATTTAAAAACGATTTAAAAAAATAATGTAATTTAATTTAAAGTTAATAAAATGTTGAATGTTAGTGATAACGAAATTCTTCTTTTTAAACACGAGGTAGAAGAATTTAATAAAATAGAGACAGAAATTAAAAATTTGAAATTAAAAATTAAACCTCTTCAAGATAAAATTAAAGAATTAATGAACATTAAAAAAGAAAAACAAAGTGACGTTTTGGCTTTTATGGAAAAGAATGAATTAGATATATGTAACACGAATACAGGTACTATAGAACTAAAACAAGGAACTACTGTAAAAGCCATTAAAAAGGCTGACGTTTACGATAGGATTCTCAAATTTTTTTCCTATGATTTTTCTAAAACTGATGGTATGAACAATGAAGAAAAGGCAAAATTTCTACATAATTACATATATGTAGAAGACCGAGAAAAAACGGAATCTAAGTCTTTGAAGTGTAAGTAAATGAAAATTGTAAATGTATTGTAATTAATACTCAAATGGTTCTTTAGTTAAGATTTTACCGTATATACTAAGATCTACATCTGAATCTAAATCCGAGTCGGATTGTGAATTTTTATTATTTTTTTGAGTTTCTTGTAGCTTCCTCGTCAATTTTTTAAAATATTCGTCGATAGATAAATTTTTAATTATATTATCACCCCCGATTTTAATTAATGCTATGTCTCCATTAAATCTATCCTCCGTAAAATAAAAAATAGTCCTATTTAGTTCCTTATTTAAATCGCTATCATGTAAAATAATATAGTTTTCGTATTTTACATAATTGCTAAATTTTAATTCAGGATCCAAATTAAATTCATTATAATCTGTAAAATTTTTACACTTCGTAGATTTTTTTTCAATTTCTCCATTAATTTTAAATAAAAGAAAATTTTTCATTTACCTGTACGGTATACTATAATATAGTAATATTTATAATATTAATTTTTAACGAGTTAAAAATTTTAAATTTATATAAAAGCAGTAGTTATATATAAGTATAAGCGATATGGCAGATCAGGGCGATAACCGCCAATGGTCTAATAAAATCAAAGAAAAGGTTAAAAATGCCGATTTAAATGAAATTATGTCATTTTACGAAGATTTAATTATCAAATGGACAATAGATCCAAAAGATATTGTAAGCGGAGCCTGTAAAAATTTTAACATCACAGATATAAATGCAATTGATACAAGTATACTACGCGATGAATTAGATCACGCAATGCTTGAAACTACTATTATTTATGGAAAATTTAAAAGCACAGTCCCTGAGTATGAAAAATACATGTCTAACTGGGACAAAATTTATGAAGTAATTTCTTATAGTGAAAAACTTATAAGGGTTATTTATCTTCTATCTAAAACAAATACAGAATCACACAATTCTCTTTCAAATGAAGATCCAGACATGCTGTCTAAATTTAGTAGATTTACAGATGAATCTAAAAAAACTCCGTATCAGATGTTTCTTTTATATTTTTTCGAAAAAATTCAAGAAGAAGGTTTTACTAGATATGGATCTAATCTTTATAAACCTATTATCAAAAACGGAAATAATACACACGCTTGGAAAAAACACTGTTCTATAAAAGAATATATTTATAAACAGAGTGATCATAAGGTAAATTTTAATCAATGGAAAAATGCTACGGCTAATGGAATTAGTAATATAAACAACGCGGAGAGATACTTTATGGAATATGTAGGACCTGAATTACCTGAACTTTTCAAAGATAGACATCTTTTTGCATTCAAAAATGGAAATTATATTACTAAATGCAATATTTCACCTCCGGGAGAAATTCCTGTGTACAAAGATATTTTTGTACCATACGGAGTGCCACATCCATATATTACAAGCTATGTAGTAGCTTGTAAGTATCACGATTCTGTATTCAATAATTTCGATGAATATGAAGATGATTGGTTTAAAATTATAGATAGCTGTCCAACTTTTAAAGAAGTATTGAATTATCAGGAATTTCCCGTAGAAATACAAAAATGGTTGTGTATTTTTATGGGAAGAATGTGTTTTGATATTGGCGAATTAGATAATTGGCAGGTACTATTATATCTACTCGGTCAGGCAGGGGCCGGTAAAAGCACGATCTTAATGAAAATTTTACAAAAGTTTTACGAAGAGGAAGATGTTGGTATCATTTCAAACAATATTGACGCTAAATATGGAATTAAACCTCATGTTAATAAATTCATGGTTATAGCGCCAGAAATTGCTGAAAATTTCAAGATGGAGCAGACAGATTGGCAATTGCTAGTTGAAGGTGGTAGAAATACGTATTCTGAGAAATATAAAAACGATGAAACTATAGATTGGAAAGTTCCGATGACTATGGGTGGAAACAAGATCATGCGTTATAAAAATAACTCAGAGAGTGTGTCGCGAAGAACTGCTGTAATTAGTTTTTGGAAAAAGGTTAAAAATACAGACACTGAAATTGAAAAAAAACTAACAAGAGAAATTCCTTTTATTTTAAAATTGTGTATCAGAGGATATTACGACGCATTATCGACTTATGGTAAAAAAGGAATTTGGAATATTTTACCAGCATATTTTCATGAAAATAAAGAAGATATGGAACAAACTACAAATTCTCTGCAACATTTCTTAAAATCTGGAAATGTTGTTTTTGATAAAAATTTATATATTCCAATGAAAGTATTTTCTCAGGCATTTAATGAACATTGCCGAGAAAATAATTTGCCGAGAGAACAATTCACAAAAGATTATTATATGTCTACATTTACTAATAACGACATAAAAGTCGTTTCACAGGGTACTAGAGAATACCCACAAAAATCTGGTACAATTCTCAAGAGAACCACTTTTATAGTCGGTATCGATATATCTAGCGACGAAAATTTATTAGATGATCCAGAATAATATTCGTTTTAAATACACGTTTTTAAATGTTTTAAATAATTAAAATGGATTTTGAATTAGGTAATCAGTATTTAATATATATTGCGATTTTGCTCTGTTTAAATATTATTTTATTTTACCTATTTTATAAACTATATTCAAAAACTAATGATAATTCGGATAAATTAGAAAAATTAGATAAACTTTTAGCCGAAATCTTTATAAATAAAGAGAAGCAATCCACAAAGACTAAGCGGGCAAAAATCGCAGCTGAAGAAAAAAAAGAAGTACCTGATACAGTTACTGAAAATGATATCGATATAGTAAATGATAATGTAAATGAAAATGTTGATGATTAAGATATTAAAAATGAATCGTTATCATTTATAATTTTTAAAAAATTCTTGTATATATTACAATATTCGAGAATATCATTTCCCCCTGTAATCATTACGCTTCCAGATCTGAATATTAAACAGGTGGTAGCCCCAATTCCGTTCGAATTATAAATCTTTAAATTTATAGCAGGGTATTTATTTGGATTAAAAGAATATCTCTTTATATAAGATAAACTCTTTTCATCAAAAAATTTACACAAACTCGACTGTTTTATATTTTTATCTATTCTAAAATCGGAATTAATCATACATATTTTAACGTTAGAAATATATGCTTCGCCTTCAAATGCTTGTAGGGTGGATAACCGTTTATATATTTTTCTAAAGCCATAAGCCATCGAACATACGTTTAAAACACCTGCCATCTGCATTTTACCATTTGCGAATATTTTTACAGATATTTTGGTCTTACTCTGATATTTCACACCTACATAACAATGTATACAGTTGTAAAATTTTTTTTTAGTTAAATTACAACCGTAAAAATCTGTATATTTTTTAACGTCTATTCTACTGTTGAAATTACATACAGCTGTAATTGTAGATATCGACCAAGGTTTTACTAATGAGAATTTCGGAGATTCAGAGGTTTCCGCGAAACTACGACACGTTTTATCGAATATTGAGAAACTTTCGTTACAAATACATTCTGTAAATTTACATTTAGGATCACAAATTTTACAATTTGCCATTATTCACACTCTTTATATCCCGGTGTCCTTTATATTGAAATTTTTAGCAATAATTTTTTTCTACAAAATTTATATATTCTAATAATGTATTGTTTTTAATAGATTCTTTACACGAGTTTAAAACTATTATAAATTCTTCTTTAGGATATCTTTTAATAAGATAATTTATATAATATATAAATCTTGGTAATACATTTTCATAAATTAAACTCAAACTTGAAGTATCTATATATTCGAGCTCTTTAATTATATCATAAAGACAGTACGCTATGATATTAAATTCAGCATTTTTAATCATACCTCTGGATATAAGGGTTTTATTTGTACATTTTCCATAGTAATAATTGATCAATGAATTTATTTCAACTATTTTTTTATCTGATATTACTTTTCTAGTACACGGATCTCTGAAATCCCCTGTCTTTTCAAAATATGAAACTATAGTTTTAAAATCGTAGTAAAAAAAATTATTATTAATTTTAAATGAAACGAATGGGTATATTAAAATTTCGCTACATATAGGACATTCTAAATTCAAAATAAGTTTATTTCTAAATTTTCTTTGTATTATTTTAATCGCGTTATAATTGTTTAACAAACTCAATAAATTTTTTTTATTGATTGTTGATATATATCTAATATTATATATTTTAGCTATTCTACGAAGTATTTTTAAAGTGAATATTTTAGAAAATTTTATTAGAAACATATAACTTTAATTTTATATAAATCAAAGTTATTAATTACTAAAATTAAACCGTTTAAAAAAAAAATATATTAATAAATTATTGAAATAAATGACATCGTTCAAAATTTCAAAAAAACCGATTCATACCGATTCTAGAACTTCTATTTTAGAAAAGCATGAAAAAAAAATAGTTGAAATTGAATCTAAAAAGGAAAAAATAAAAACCTACAAAGAAGAAATTGATGCCCTAAAACTATGTGTTACACCTTTAAATTTAGAAAAAATAAAACTTTTGGATGAAAAGATTAAAAAAATAGAGTCAAACGACGAACTAGCTGAATATTTATTTAAAGCACTAGATTTTATTAAAGATTTAGATAGTTCTGAACAGCAATTAACAGAAAATGAATGTTCAGGAGATATTTCTAAATATATACAATTAAACTCTAAAAACAATAAAGAATTATTATACAAAAATTATATACTCAAGTGTTTTCCAGAAGAAAGTTCTGGATATGTTAATGGGACGTATTATAATTATAGATGTATAGAATGCGGAGATAAATTAATAAATGATCAATCTGTCGGGGTAAATGTTTGTTATACATGTGGGTCTATAGAGAATTTTAACATATCGGATAGTCGAGAATGGAATCATTCTGAAACACATGAGTATAATAAACCGTATTGTTACAAACGAACTAATCATTTTAAAGAATGGATATCTCAAACTCAAGGACGCGAAGGTGTAAGTATTCCAGAAGAAATAATAAATAGTGTTATTTTAGAAATTAAAAAAGAAAGAATTACAGACAAAAATAAAATAACATACGATAAAGTCAAGGAATTTTTAAAAAAACTAAAGTTCAATAAATATTACGAACATATTCCAAATATAATTACACGAATAACTGGAGAAAAAAGAATTATTATAAATCAAGACTTAGAAACTAAACTTTTGAAAATGTTTAACGAAATTCAAGACCCGTTTAAGAAGCACTGCCCAGCGACTAGAAAAAATTTTTTGAGTTATTCGTATACACTTTATAAATTTTTTCAACTTTTAGAAAAGAACGAATATCTCAAATATTTTCCTCTTTTGAAGAGTCGCGACAAGATGTACGACCAAGATGAAATATGGAAAAATATATGTAAAGAATTAAATTGGAAATTTATTAGTTCTATATAATTAAATAAGTCATTTGTGATACAAAAATTACAAAAAATATAAAACCAGATACAGACAAAATTGATAAAAGGAGATAATATAAATATTTAGTAATTTCAGATATCATTTGAGATAACTAAATATTTATTTTACACATTTATTTACATTTACATTTACACATTTATTTACATTTACATTTACACATTTATTTACATTTACACATTTATTTACATTTACACATTTATTTACATTTACACATTTATTTACATTTACATTTATTTAATACATGGCTAATGTAGCAGCGCCGCCTTTATAAAGAACCGTAGTTTCACCTACACAAGTTACGGTAATACCAAAAGTAGTAAGCGATTGGGTTCTCCCAGTTGGCAATGTAGGCCTTGCACTAAATTTAAGTATTAATCTAATGCTATCAAATCTATTTAATGGTACAGAAGAACCAGAGAATGCAGTAGAGGCTAACGGAAAAACCAAGGGAGCTCTTTCGAAACGGCCCAAATTTTCCATGTATTTACCTCTCTGAACATGAGGATTTACTAGAGTTCTTCCCGAATAAAGATGTAGACTTTCTGCCATATCATTCCTTAGCAAAAGCGCAGGAATACTTCCGGAAAACGACGAAGAATTTAATTTAAGTTCTGCTGAGATAATATTCGCACCTACAAAATCTCCGCTAATTATTAGATGCGATGCATATAGTGAAAACGAGTCTAGGTCTATAGTTTTTTCATCACTTGTCGGTAATTCTGCCTTTATAGACTGGCTCATTTTAATTCTATATGGTAGACCATTAGGTACGGATCTAATTTGGTCTCTTTCTTCTTTACATAGCATAATCTGCTTTCCAAATAATCTTGCGCGTCCAATCGTTAATGCCGCTACATGTACTAGCGCAGCGACGGTGGCCTCTGCCGCATCGTTTTGGTGTCCTATAACTAGGCGTTTAAATGGGTAATAGTCGTAGGCATCGGCGTCTGCGGCAACGTTGACATCCGTAGGTATAGGCAAATCGAAAATGACACCACTAGCGTCTAGTACAGCAGTTGAAAGGGTAGTAGTATTAGTAGTGGGTATTGGATATATGTCTTTATTCTGCGCCGCTGTCACCGCCGTAACTTTGAATTTTCCAGTAGCCGAACCCGATGTAAACGTTACCTTGATTTTAACAGACTGTTGCGGAGCAGCGGCCATCATGTAGCCATTTTCAGTAATATTGTAAAATTTTCTAAGTGGAGCAGATAAATCAGCTGACATCGCAGGTAGCCACAATACACATTTTACTTCCTCGGCTGGAGAAGTACCTGTGCTGCCAGTTTTTTTGGTTTGTGTGAGTGAACTAGCATCCGCGGGGAAGACCTTGTTATCTTGGTCTCCTACAATCCATCTTTCACATGCAATTTGTTTACTTAATATGTCCGAACAACTTTCGGCTTTGGTTGTTTGAGTTATAACTTTAATATCATTCCCGGTTAGTGTGTGCCAAATTTGAGTACCTATCATAAATTCAACGCGATCAATTAATTTGTATTGAAAATTATGATCTAATTCAAAATCCATAAGGACTCGTTGTTCTGCTGATGCGGTACCAGAAGTTAAAGTAACGTTAAGAGTCAAATCTAAGAATAAATCTCCTAATACGTCTACGTCGTTATTAACTGTATAAATTCTAGAAGAACCGAACGCATTGCTCGTTCCAGAAGAACCTGAACTTACAATTTCTGTAATGCTGGATCCATGTAAAAGCTGTCTTGTAGTATCGTGCTTTGTCCAAAAAACAGACATAATATCTCCTGTATCGTTGATCTTATTAGTTACAGCAAGGCCCTGAGTTCCGGCACCGTTATAAGCAGCGTGGGCAGCGACGGCACCAGACATATTATATTATTTAATAATATAAAAGAAAATAATTTTAAATTAAATACGTATTAATTAATTTAAAATTATTTATTAATTTATTAATTTATTTATTACAATTAATTTATTTATTACAATTAATACATAGAAATAGATGCTGCACCATTTGCGTATAATGCGGTTGTACACCCAACCGCCGTAACGCTAGTTTTTCTAGTTACACCGGGTACATTGCCATTGACTTTTATGATTAATCTTATATTATCAAATCGGTTTAATGGTACCGATGAACCACTGTATGCAGTAGATGCTAGTGGAAAAATAAAATAGTTCTTAGCATCGCTTCCGATGCTGTTTTCTGAATAATTCGAAAAAAGTCCCATAGAAGGGCCTGTAACTCTCAATAATGAAAACGGAATTTCTCCAGAGTATGAAGACGAGTTTAATAGTAATTCAACCGTATCTAATCTATAAAAAGGGTGTTCAGTTACTATTACTAAATGGGAGGCATATATAGAAAAATGATCTAATGTAATAGTTATAGTTCTATCTGTAGCTAACGATTCGATAACAGCATTTTGAGTTACTTTAATTCTTTTAGCAATACGTGTAGATGATAATTGTTGACGTTCTGATTCACACATTACTATATTTTTAGAAAAAAGCCTAACCTTAAACGAATTACAGCTAGCATCTACATCAGTTGACGCATTTGTTGAAACGTTAATTCTTACCTGTTGGTTGGGTGCAGCTGCCATCAAGTATCCATCTTCCGTCTGTTCGGAAAAAAGTTCAAGATCAGACGCAATAGTTTTTGTGAGCATTTTAAGTGGAATATTTGCTACATAAGTTTCCGCCTCATCCTTAACTGCGTCTACCTCTGGAGTAAAACGTGCATTATCTGAGTCAGCGCCAGAATAATGTCCTCTAAGTTGAAAATGTACATTAGAATAATTACCTTCTGGCACCTCAGAATGGTATAAAGCCAAAATATCATCATTTTCCAAAGTCTGCCAAATTTGGGTACCCACAATAAATTCTATTCTAGAAATACCATTTAATAAATCATTACCACCAGCTTTGAAAGGCTGAGTATCGGCAGTGAGGGTGGTTGTCCTAGTTATAACAGCTGATACTTCTAGAATTAAGTCCCCTATACAATCTACGTCGTTATTAATATCGAAACTAATTATATTTCTAGACCCACCTCCGGATGTTCCCTGAGAAGGTACTTCCACAAAATTAGAGCCGTGAAGAAGCTGTCTTGTTGTATCATTTTTATTCCAAAAAACAGACATTACGTCTCCGGTGTCGTTAATTTTATTAGTTACAGCAAGACCCTGAGTTCCGGTACCGTTATAAGCAGCGTGGGCAGCGACGGCACCAGACATATTATATTATTTAATAATATAAAAGAAAATAATTTTAAATTAAATACGTATTAATTAATTTAAAATTATTTATTAATTTATTAATTTATTTATTTATTACATTTAATACATAGAAATAGATGCCGCCCCTTGTTTGTAAAGCGCGGTAGTTTCCCCGACACATGTAGCAGAGACTTTTCTAATGATTGCTTTGGTACCCGCAACTGTTTCTGGTGTATGTAATTTTAGAGATAATCTTATATTATCAAACCTATTGAGAGGAACTCCAGAACCCGAATAAGCTTTATTTGCTAATGGAAATACATAAACTATAGTTCTAGTATGTGGATCAGTTCTAGAAAAGAAGTTATTAACGTAAAGACCCATAGATTCTGGTAGAGGACCGGCCATCATACCACCTGTTAAAGTTCCGCAAAATGATGTAGAATTTAATTTTAAATCTGCGCTAAGCAATGATGTACATTCATCGTGTAAGGTCGCATCCATTTTGTAAGAATCATTTTTTTTATACTCGGTATTATCGAAAATCTGAATTATTAGATGAGAAGCGTATAGGGAAAAGTGATCACAATCCAATTCTATACTTGTTACCGACGTACCCGAGGCGGCTGGTAGGATTGAATCTCGATATTGTGTAAGTTTCAATCTTTTTGCAATCCCCCCCGGTATACTTCTTATTTTTTCACGTTCTTCGTTACACATAATCATATGTTTCCCGAACAAACGCACCTCCATTCTGTCGTCAGCATCGCTTGCGCTAATCATTTTGTTAGTGACCATAACGGAAGTTTTATTTGTATAAATTTTAATTTTAACGGTCTGGTTTGGAGCCGCAGCTGTTAAAAACCCTGATTCAGAAATATTTGAATAATTGTTTAACATCGGTCCCAAATTTCTAGTTAACAAAGGAAGTCTAAAAGAAAAATTACGCACTTCGTCAGCTGCTGTTTCAAAATCGGTGTCTGTTGGGCCACCGATGTTGGCGGTGGCAGCCGCAACTCCACCGTTTGCGTCGAAAAAGCCGCCAGCTGATAATATAAATTTTTCATAACCACCCTCTGATAGCTCTGTAGTATTCAATCCTAATATATCGGCAAATTCAAGTGTCTGCCAAATTTGCGTACCACATTGAAATTCGATACGTTCAAATAAATTTAAAAGTCCATATTCTTTTGATATTTCAGTTACGGCACCAAATGTAAGTTTAACATGAACATACAAATCTCCTATTACATCCATATCACTATTCATTGTAAATGTCATAGAACTACCAGGTTGGTCAGTGTTTCCGCCGGATGATGGAATTTCTATAAGCGCACAACCGTGTAATAACTGCTTAGTGGTTTTATCTTTAGTCCAAAAAACGGACATAATATCTCCTGTATCGTTGATCTTATTAGTTACAGCAAGACCCTGTGTACCCGATCCATTATATGAAGCGTGGGCAGCAGTTGCTCCAGACATATTATATTATTTAATAATATAAAAGAAAATAATTTTAAATTAAATACGTATTTAATTTAAAATTATTTAAAATTTATAAAAATATTACACATTTACATTTACATTTACATTTACACAATTACTTAAATATAGGAAAATGAAATTGTATTATTGTTAATAATCTGCAGTGTTGTACCGCACGCACACACGCTAATTGTAGCATCTCTCATCGACCTTTCGTCGTATATGCCGATAGTAGTTACGGCTGTTGCAGTATTATCGCTGCCAGATGTAAGAGCTGTAAAGGCTGTACGATTAAAAAACTTATTTCTTACATTCAATATTAATTTTTTATTTTTAATTCTAGAAAATGGTATTCCAGAACCACTAAAAGCTTTGTCTGCTAATTTTATTATATAAAAATGTTGTTCAGTATTTTGTAAATTAAATTCTACTTGATTCGAAGATAAAGCCGAACATGGAATTGCTCCAGTTGTTTCATTACCTAAAACAAGTTCAGCAGAACTCAACCATTTATCGAACACTCCTAAAACATCTGGATTAAATATAGTAGAACTGCTTATGTTTGAGTCGATACTCGCTTTACCCCACGTACTACTTAATTTATTATCGCCCGATACATATTTAGATGCTGCTTTTAAAGTAACTGGAGTTATAGCAACACTAGCGGCACCGTCAGCTGTTGAATTTAAAAATTGAGACGGCTTTACTAACGCAGTATTTGTTGTAGAATCTGACTGGTTAAATATATTAACATTTAAACAGAACATTATATGAGTTACATTTAAATCTATATTATCTAAATCTACATTTATAGCAGTTATACCGTCGTCCTGTTTTATATATTTATTTGTAATTTGAGTTATTCGAATCCCGGTAGAGGTGTTTATTACTCTATTGATTATATTTTGTTTAATAAAATTTTTTTCGGTATCGGTTATAATATGAGTTAATATACATAATTTGGTCGATAAATTCGTATTTGCACCCGCTCGCAGATTGACGAGCGTGGCGCCCGTCCCCGAGGTGTTCGTGATGGCGCCTTTTGTTTGTAAAAGAGGAATAATATCTGTACCGGGTCCAGTAACTACACTCTCGCTGCCGAATATATTATAATTTACCGTAACTGTTAAATTTTTTGTAAAAGATCCAGTTTGAAGAAAACTTCTATCCTTGTCTAAACTTTTACCTATAAAAGGTATAGAGAGTGAAAAACTTATAGTCTCAGCGGCAGTTGTACTGTGACCTATTATACTTCCGGTGTCTACATACGAAGCGTCTATTATTTTTTTAAATGAGTTTTCTTGAGAAATTAAATTTCCAGTTTCAGAATAATTTCTCATATATATATCACCTGGATATATAGTCTGAATTACAAGACCGCCTAGTTTAATTTCTACAGTATCGATAATATCTAAAAGAAAAGTTTTGGAATAATATATTCCACTACAATCATAACCGACGGTAGTGCTAGGTGTAACATCTATATTCATATTTAGAACCATTTCACTTATTGCATCAATATTATTTGGTATTGAAAAAGTTTCAGAAGGTTTTGTACCGGTAGGTACTTTAGTTAAAGTTCCATTAACTACAGAAATTCCAGAGCCGTTAATATATTTTACTGGCGGTCTAGATATAAAATCAGACGATATCTGTTTAGAGCTATCAGCTTTATTCGCTCTAGAAACTGATTGGGAACCCGAAGAACTAAACGTTTGAACCGCCAGATTATTGATACCCATGTTTAATATTATATTAATAAAACAAATTAATTTTAAAAAATAATTTAATAAGTCGTTTAAATAAAAAGTATTTAAATATGATTGTATAATAATTATAAATGTCGGGTTTTGAATGTAAAATTAGCGAATTAAATGGAACTGATAACATTTCAAGTTTTGAAACAAATACAACTACAGGTACAAATACAAATACAAAAACAAATACAAAAACAAATCAGGATGTAAATCAAGCTAAAACTACAAATACATCTACATCTACATCGAAATTATCTGGTTTTTCCAAAATTTTAAATGAAAAAAATATAAAAACAATATTAGTAATTACGGTTATTTACTTTTTTTTACAATCGGAACAGGTTTTAGAATTTGTAAATGCTAAAATTCCATCTTTAACTTCTAATTTACTACTAAATGCAGTAGGTAAAATAATTTTTGGTTTATTAATCGGGGTTTCATTTATTGTATATTCTTTCTTTTTCCAGGACCCCTGAAAGCATCCTTAGCAACTATTCTATTTTCAAGTTTTTCTAAAAGATTATTCAAGCTGAACGATTCTTGAAATGATACTTCTTTTGATTTCGGTTTTTTCCATTTTAAAGCACTAATAATACCTATGCTCAGGGGTACATAAGAGCTTTGATAATCTCTACAACATCCGTGAATTCCAGTATTTTGAGATAAACATTTTTGACAAAGTCCAGATGGTGTAAGTTTAAAATAGATGTGATTGTTTTTATGAAAATCTTGTTTGTTTTGACAATACTTAGATTTAGTATAAATTAAGTACATATCCTTACCACGAACCTTAGATATATTACCAAGATCTTCTACGTTATATCCTGTAGCGTGATTTTTGAAAAATTTTTCAATTTCAGAATATTCTAAGCTTTTTTTAGAAATAGACATTAGTTCTGAATTAGAAACCTGTCTTTCTTCCTCTTCGTATTCGTTTAAATTGATGTATTTTGTTATTTCAGATTTATCGCTTCTTACACTTGTATCTTTAACTAAGGCGAGCGTGTTATTTGTATAATAATCTATCAATTCTTTATTTGAATTTTTATCGATATATACATTTTTAAGAATATAAACACGATCTTCGTAAACTCGTGTATTGTCTGCTATTATACATTTGTCAGATCCTATTAATCTAAGTCCATTTTTTTTGTACACACACTTATCAATAATTTTTTCCCAGTCATTTTCAAAATGTTCTACTTTACCAAATATCATTTTAATGCTTACTAATATATTACTGCGTATTTTTATAGCAGTCTCTACATCAACGATTAAATCGGGCCAGTGGAAATGAAACCCCTGTTTTATGAAAGTTTTGTTTTCTTTTAAATTTTCAATATTAATATTTTTATCAGGTACAGTAGAAATACATTTAAGATCTTTTATATTATAAATGTTATATATAACGTCTTGAATACATTTCAAATAAGGTTCTTCGTCTACTATAATTTCCGAAAGTACATCGAAGTCAATAAAAAATCTAAAAAAATCAGTTTTTTTCTCTACTAAGCAATTTTTAGATTTTATATTTTTTGCGTAAAGTTCTTGGAACGTGTCGTAGTCTTCCGATAAATTAAGTTTAAATCCTTCCATAGAATAATGAGTAGCTATAGATGTATCATTTACGATTTTTCCAGTTGAATAAAACCAAATTTTTAGTGGATTATCCATTATTATTAATTATATATATCTTATGTCTATATATAATTTTAAATAATTACGTAATTAGTTTTAAATGCAATGTAATTACTGCCACATTTCCTGCGTGCCATAATAATTTCGCGGATAACTATATCCATAATTATAATTATATGTCGTTCTACCAAAATCAACATCTGGTATTGTGAAATCTAATCCAGCCGAACTAGGTCCTGCGCCACTCGAACTCGATCCTGTACCGGATGCCGAAGCAAGTAAAGCTTGTGCTGCCATATATTCTTTTGCTCTTTTACCAAGTTCTCTGCGTTCTTTTGCTTTTGCTGTTAGTCTCTCTCTTTGAGTCATACCCATGTAGCGAATAGCATCTGCTGCCGCTCTATCCATTCCGGCTTCTCTTACGGCTTCATATTTGTCAGCAGTTTCTGCGGCTTTTGCTGCACGCCATTTTCTATTCTGTTCAGCAATTTTTTGCTTTTTCTCGATTGCGTATGCTGCTATTCTAGGATCTTCTGGCTCTTCTGGGCCCTTACCTCCCATGGGTAAAACTCCAAATTCTGCCCCTATATATTCATTTGCTTTTTTCTTCGCTTTCTCATACGCCCTGTTTGCTAAAGACAACGGGTTAGATCTAAGCCCAATTGCCCGACTAGCCATTGACTTAGCCATCGACCTAGCCATCGGACTAGATGCAAGTGTACTCGCAAGCGAAAGAGCCATTAATGGAGCTATTCCGAATTTAGATGTATTATTCATTTTGTAGCTTATTCTATTACGAGTTAATCTAGACTTTAGTTGAGGTATAGTCAATAAAGTTCTTGTGTAGCCTCTTTTGTCTTTTCTCAATTTGAAAATTGAAATTTTATTGCGCCTCGCGATCTTTTGAAGAAAACTGAGATATATTCTAACTTTTTCTTTAGCACATTTTCTTTGACCAGGTTTGCGTTTTGGTCTGTATTTGTATCCCGGTGGACATTTTTTATTTACTTTTACACGGCTTGCCTTTTTTATTTTATCGTATTTTGCTTTATCTCTTAGATACGCTTCGCTACCACCCGGTGGAATATCTAATTCCACGCGAATATCTCGCAGCCAATCATTGTAACTGTACGGCTCACCACGACTATAATTATATACACCCGCTCTACTCATTTTATTATATTATAAATATTTTAAATATTTTAAATTGTATTTCTAGCATTCATTCCACGGGCATATCTTTGAATAGTAGTCGCATAAGGGGGTGCTGCTCTGTGCCATGGACGGTCTGGAAAAATAATATCTCCGGCAATTTCTCTACGCATAAGTTCCCTCCCACGTCTTCTGCGTAGATTCTCCATCTCGCTGCGTGCGTCTTCAAAATCTCTACGAACATTTCTTGAATCGGATATACTCCTTCTCGGTTGTAAAACTCCGAACGCTGCTCCAGCACCCGGCGGATTAGATTGTAAATATCTTGCCACCGCATCTTGTATTGCATCTTGGCTAGTTGGATTTCTCGCGCGCCTAGCTTCAAGTATTTCACGCCAAGATGGCAATGGAACTCTTTGTCCATCTCGCCACTCCGTCCAACCTTCAGAAGATTCGCCCCGAGATTCGAGTTCTTCTGCGCGACCCTCCCACAGTTCAGCTCGTAATGCTAATTGTTCCGGTGTCAAAGGTTGGCGAGGTTGACGTTGTCTTTGAGGACGGCTCCGTATCATAGCCTGAACCTCGTTATAATCTTCTTCAGACATTCCATGAAATGGAGGATCCTGCGAATCTCTCCAAGGTGGATTTTGCTGCTCCATACCAAATTTCGATGTATTAGACATTTTCATTTTATAGCTTATGCCATGTCTTGTTAATCTAGACTTTAATTGAGGTACATTTAGTAAAGTTCTTGTATAGCCCTTTTTGTCTTTTCTTGGTTTAAAAATTGAAATTCTATTTTGTGTTGCTAACATTTGAAGAAAACTAAGAACAGATTTAACAGTTTCTTTAGTGCACTTTCTCTGACCAGGTTTGCGCTTTGGTCTGTACCTATAACCAGGTGGGCACGGGGCCATCTGGGGATACATCACATTAACATTAATCGGTTCTAATTGAACTATTGGTTCTCGCGGAACTCTTATTTCTGAATGGATAGTATCAAACCAATCTTGACTACCATATTTTAATTTACGCCTACTCATTTATTTAAATGTAAATATTAAATATTTTAAATTAATTGGTATATTCAGTTGTATAATTATCATAAGTGTATCCAGTTGGTGTTCTGTCACGGGGATTTACATTTCGAATGTATCGAATCATTTCCCATCTAGGAAGTCTTCCGGATGTAATTCGAGGAAGAATAATGTCTCTATCGTTACCTCTAAAACCTTCTGTAAATGTAGTAGTTTCAATGTCTCCGCTGCCACCTATTCCCGTGCGCCATTCGAGTCGACTACGAGTCTCGGCGCTATCTAAATCACGTTGAGCACGTGTCGATTCTAAGGAAGCCTGAGGAAGCATCCTAATTAATCTGTATGCTTCAAGTAAATCTGCGCGATTAGTAGCTGGAGCAGGAACTTCAATTCGAGCAAGTACACGTTCTAGTAGTACTCTAACTGGAGCACCTAAGTTTTCTGTTTCGACTGCTTCTCGGGCAACTTGAGCATAAGTTCTACCAGGCTCCGACGAACCAGGCATTCCAAAACGATTCGTTTTCATTTTGTAACTTATTCCATGTCTTGTTAATCTAGACTTTAGTTGTGGCACACTCAACAGCGTTTTGGTGTATCCTTTTCTGTCCTTTCTCATTTTAAAAATAGAAATTCTATTGTATTTAGCTAACTTTTGAAGAAAATGTAAAATAGATTTACCAAATGATGTACTTCCTCGCCGACGCTGAGTTTCGGCAAGCCAGATACTCGCTAATCTATCAATAGTTTCACCGCGTAGTGGCTGTGGTAAACTTGCAATATACTCCCCTAATACAATCTTAGAATATTCAGTATATAAATCCATTCCAGTAGACAATCCACTCATAGATGAAGTAAATGAAGATATTATCTCTGAAGCAAACTCCGGCGATTTCTCTGCCCAAAGTTTTTCTATTTGACGAATAGTTCGACCCTTAATTGGTTCTGGTAAACTTTGAACGAGATTTCCCCTAGTTGCCTTAATATATGCTTCGTAAATCTCATTAGGTGTAGACGCATCAACAATGTCCGAAGCATATTGCGATATTATACTTAAAGCTAATTGTACAGTTCTAGCATAACCTCTCATTTACAATTTACAAATACCAAAAGATTTTTTTATAAATTAAGATTCATGATTTTATTAATTTTTATTTACATTTAATTTAAATCTGATTAATTATTGCTTGAGGCAGACCAAAAAGTTCCAACATTCCGCCGATAAGTCTATTTATAGCATGAGTAATTTTAACCCAACTACCAGGATCTCTAGTGTCATCGCTGAGTTGTTTGAATTTTCTTATGTAATAAGTTACAAGTTCAGATATATCCACAATAGTTTTTTGCGTTGTGTGAAATTCCACAACGCTAGGGTCTTGTTGCGTTATTTCTACGATTCCAAAAGCGAATTGAATAAGCCGAGTACGGTAAATATCTATAACTGCGTCTAGTACACCCATACTATGTCTACGCAATTCTATCTGGTATTTTCTCATTTCAAATCCGCTACCCAACGCGGCTCTGTCTCTTAAATCGTAATACAAATTACGTAAAACTCTTATATATATCAACACTTCAAGAATAAGTTTATCTCGTATGTTAGGTAGATTAAGAGTAGAAATTTTATCTAAAAATTTACTTGATGCGGATTCAATTTTTTTATAAATAAACTTTAAAAATTTATTGTCCTGTTTAATTTTCTGTAAAGGTAGTTCGTAATTATCGGTGAATGAAAGACTACCACCACCGGGCATACCAAATGAAGATGTATTTATATTAGTGAATACTCCGCGTTCTGCTCTACGCAAATCTTCTTGAAATCCAAGAAGCAATTCAATATATTTAGTAAGTTCTTTTGAACGCGCCATCAAAAGATTCGGATTTCGAATTCCTTCCATTAGTACAGTATCCATTAAATAAATATTAAAAACGGGAAAAACTAAATTATAAAAAGTTTCGAACATAATTCTAGCTTTCTCTGCAACTCCTTCGTCACGAATTCGAAGATTATGAAGTCTTCGCTTTACAATCTGATTTTGTAAAAGTAAATCTTTTTCCGCTTTTTCTGCCTTGATTCTTTCAAAAGTTTCAAAATTAACACGTAAAGTTTGTAAAATAACCTTTACTTCGAAAGACACTGGATCGGTTGCTGGAATTATGCGATGTCCAGACATTTCTGCGTTAACCGTGTCTCTTATGCGTTTAATAAACTGTCTAACAAGAGCCAAGGAATTATCATGGATAGCATTAATTCGTTGAACTTCTCGAACTTCTCGTTGTAATCGAGCAAATTCAAGATTTCTTTCATTTGCTATTTGTATAGGGGGTGGGTTTTCAAATGGGTATTTACCGAAATTTGAACATCTATTTCTCATTTATTAAATGTAAATATTTAAAATTTTAGCGTAACAATCTGAGAACTCGTAAAAACACCTTTAACAGCATTCTGAGATAAAACTATTCTTTTTCCTTTTTTCTTGTTGATGAAAACACTACTCATATCAAAATCTATTAATTTTATATTTGCTATAGCGTATTCAAAAATTTTATTTTCTAAAAACCACCTAAAAAAATTAAGTTGACCAACCGTAGTTATTATGCAATCGTTTTTATCCCGAATTATTGTATTTAATTGTGAATCTAAATGTAATTGTGAATCTAAATGTAATTGTGGGTCTAAATGTAATTGTGAATCTAATTCTAATTCTGGAGAGAATTCTTTCCATATAAAAGATTCACATTCTATAATTATTCTTTTTTGTCTACAAAAAGGGTCAAAAAATTTCTTTGAATATGCCTTTAATTGGTTTTTATAGTCTAAATATATATTGAAGTATATAATGTCTTCACCGTTTTTAACTATTGGGTATATTATATTATACTTCTTAGAATAATTTGTTACTAACCAGTCTATTAATCGTAAACTTAACGGATTATTTTGATAAATTATATCCTTTAAAATCTGAATTCGGTCTTTATAAAATAATATTAAAGATTCTACTAGTATTTCTTCTTTTTTGGATAGGCACATAATTAATTAACAATTCTTTATCTTCTTTATATAAATTGAAAATTACATAAAGAATACAATGATTATTATTTAAACATGATCGAAATTAAAGATGAAAAGGAGAAGCAAAAAATTATTTTTTTATTAAATAATCTATGGACCGGAAAGACAGAATACTCTTTTCCCCAACAAATATGTGAATATATAGAAAGAAAAGATTTATTTAAACTTAATTCTTTTATGTATTATTTTTACAAAAAAAATACAAAAAGGGAAAAAAGAGGAATTTTATTTTTATTTACAGACAGTGCTGGAGATAAAAAACCTGTTTTAATTTTAAGCGATTATACCATTTATATATTAAATATAGACTGCCACTTCGAATACTACAGAAATACTATATTCGATGTAACACTGAACGACAATAAAATTGTTATATACGACACTATTTATAATTCTGGAGTTAAGATAAATACTTACGAATTTATAGAAAGAATTACAGAGGCTGAAAATTTTAAGAAAAATACATATAATCCGATATTTGATATTTGTGAATATTTTACAGAAATATCTTTACTAAATGGATCTATAATTCCACACGAAGAAGAAATATTTATTATATCTAATAATTTTCCTATTATAGCGGGTATTAATCGAGGTTGTTTCAAGTGGCAACCTATTGAACACATATATATAAGTTTGAAAGTTGAAGAAATAGAATCGGGTATGATATTATATGCTACTAATTACAAAAAAGAAGTGCCGTTTTCTAAAATACATTCGTCAGACGAACATGGTAAAATTTACATAAACGATATTAAAAATTTAGACCAATATAAAAACGGTTGCGTGATAGATATATATTTTGATAAAAATGAAAATGAAAATAATTATGAAAATGAAAATAAAGAAGTTATTAAAATTTTGAGGGTAAGCAATAATTATCCAGCATCTATAAGATATATTGAAAAATTATTGTATTACAAAAAGGAAAATATAACTATACAAGACTTAATGAATCAATAAATTAATAAACATATGATACAAAAGCTAATTTTAAAAAAAATAATTTAGTAATCTAAAATGAATACTAAATTATTTTTTAAGTTTGATAATTATTATTTATATTAATTTAATTTAATACGACCCGAAGAAGCTCATGCGCGCCTTCCGGCGGCGGTAAGCACGGCGACCAGCAATGGCAGACTTAGTCATCTTTAGACGACGGCCACTGCGACCACGACGAACCCGACGAGTGCTCTTGCGGCCGCGGCGGCCACGTCTCATTCTCATTCGTCTCGCCGAAAGATAAACTTTTCCAGAGCGCGAACGATAATATAGAGCACCGGTTTTGCCCCTGTAAACCTTACGTTTACGACCCTTCACAATTACCGATTTGCCGCGGACACCTTTGCGCATACCGCGACGACGGGGACGCCCTACACGCCTCTTGCGACCAAAATCCATTTCATAATCATCGTACATATCTTTTTAATATTTAGAAAAGAAAATAATTTTAAATTTAATTCATTTAATTTAATTCATTTAATTTAATTCATTTCAAAATTTTAAAAAATTTAACAATTATATTTTCTCTAAAATTATTATCTTCCAAAAATTTTAGAAGATCTTTTTTATTACAATTGTTTAGTGTAAATTTTTGTGGAATTTCATAATCAAAATCGGTAAATATTTTTCTAGCAATTTCAAAATCAAAATTTTCTGGTTTTATAGTTAAACTTTCAATATAATTATCTATCGATTTATGTTGTTTTATCATATTAAAAGATGTTACAGGGCCTACGCTTGCAATAGTATCTGAATAATCACAACCAGACAAAATACAAAAATCTATAAACATCTCTTGTGTCATACAAAAATTTTCTAAAACTTTACGAGTGTCTATTTCGACTATTTTATTTATCGACGTTTTAATAATTTTTTCGCAACCAAATGTCAAGGCATCTGTGTCATCTGTTACTGTATAATCTATAAGACCGTTTTTTTGTAAAAATGCGCAGTATTTTTCCGCATCAGCAGGTGCCGTACAATATGGTATTCCAGATTTTTCTAACAGTTCTTTACACTCTGTTATATGTGATTTTTTAATCCTAATTATTTGAGAAGATAATTTACTAATCTCGTCTGAAAAAACTTTTTTATCTTCTTCTGTTTCAGCCTTATTTTCTAAAGTTCTTAATTCTTCGATTCTGACATACAGTCTTTCTTTGTTGTCCTGTCTTTTTTGAATTGTATTTCTTTTTGCGTCTGGAGGATCTCCGTCAAAAACAAACACGGGTAAAATACCGTTAGACATGTAATATTTAATTCTATTTACTATACCAACTAAATGAGAATTTTCAGCCTTTGAAGCATATTTAAATTTATATAAAAGAATGCTACAATCTATCCCAAAAATAGATCCACTGTAATGCTTTATGTCTGCGGTAGTCTCAGCTTCTGGTGAGTATTTTTTAATGAGATTGTTTAGGCCACGAATTCCCATTTCTTATTATTAATATAAATTAATCTTTTAAATCTTATTTTTTTTAGCAATTGTAAATTTACATATCTTTTATGCTATAATTATTCAAAATGATATATTCCGATTCCGAACTTTTAAATTTAGTTTTACATTTACATTTAGAATTAGAATTAGAATCAGAATTCGATTTTTTTACATCTGGTTCTTTAATACTATAATCACTAAGAATAAATACTTCCGATTCGTCTGATTCGTCCAACAATTTATCAGTCAAATCTATAATATTTTTTGGTTTTGGAAATTTTGGATGAGTTTTAATGTTGTTATTTCTATAAAATTCGACGTCTTTCCAAAATGTCTCCAGTTTTTTTAGATTTTCTTTTAGCCAATCTTCATCTCTATTAACACGTACAATATTTATCTCATTTGGTGGCCTGTATTCAATAAAATCGGCTATTTCTAAATCGCAAATAAACATATTCAACTGAACCTGTGGTAGGTAATAATCTGGAATCTGTCCGTGTTTTATAACTCGTCTATAAGGACACTTAACTTCAAGTAATATCGGTTTAGCATTGGGTTCAGTTGTAGAAATAGCAATTCCATCTGGAGAACCCGCCAACCAATAATAATCTTTATTGTTATATACATCTTCGTGAGCTATTAAACCATAATTGTAATTTACCTGTCCAGTAATTTTACAGTATTTTTTAATTGCTTCATCTTCGTATTTTTGACCATGTAGAGTAGCCACATTTCCGACGAACGGATTTAAATCGTGCCCGCATTTTTTAAAAAGAACTTCATGCGATTTCTGATATGGATTAATACCTAAAGCAGTTGCTGCGTCGGAACTTGTAAGTTTGTTTTCTCTCTGTTTAAACCATTCTTGCGACCGTTGTTCGTACTGTGGTATTTTGAGCAACTTTTCAATTTTATCCATAAAAACCTATTTTTTTGTATTTAAATAAGTTTTAAATCAAATTATTTAATTTTTTTAACTAAAACAGTCGGAGTATTTTTCTTTTTCATTTGTTTTTTATCGTATTCTGGTATAGCTTTCGCTTTTTTTTCATCGTAATTTTTTTTACAATATTTCCAAAGTTCTTTAGTTCCAACTTTGAAATTTCTAGTTGGTTTTGCTCTATACCAAAATACACAATCTTGAATGTTATTACTTTTAGAAGTATTATCTAAGACTAAACAATCGTAACCTTCTGTACAACTATTTAGAACATCTTGGAATACACTAAAATGTGGAAAAATTCCAAAAAAATTTTTGTATATTTTTTCTTGATTTTGAATGATGTTTTCTCTTAAAATAAATACGTAGTCTATGTTTGATCTTAAATCTGGTGGCAAATCCATACAATACTGCATAGTTAGCATGAATGATATTCTCCAATGTCTTCCATTCATAAATATTCCTCGTATGTTCACGTCTCTTATCATTCGTTTGTCGTACATACAATCGTCCAATAGAACAAAAACATCACCATCTGGAGTTTTAGTATCAGAGTTAATTACTTTTTTCTGTCTAGTTATTACCTGCTGAATTATTTCTGGTTTGTATTCTGAATGAATTAATATTTCCGGGATAAATTTAGAATAATAAGCGTTTCCATCTTCAGTTGCCGATATAGCAACTCCAGCTTTTATACGCCTCATATAATATAATATATCAGCAACCAATGTACTTTTTCCTGTACCACGTTTTCCTATAAATACAATAGTTGGCGGGCCTGCTCCAGTAGTTCTTCTTGCTTCTATACTTCTAGGTTTAAATTTTGATAAACTAATAGACATTATTAAATTAATAATATTTTTAAAAGAAAAATACTCCACGAAATAATCAATCAAAATAATTGGAAGTTAGAGGTATATCAGTTTCAAGAGTGTAATATGAAACTATTATACTTATTATTATACCCGAAAAGCATGATATTCCGAGACACAACTTTTTATATTTTTCTTCCTTATCAAATTTATTTAATAACATGTAAAACAAAAAACTTGAAAAACCTATTATAATTAAATGCATTAGATCTAAAGTGTAAAAATCTAGAAACGCCATTGTATTACATTACATTTTATTTATAAAATAAAGTACAAAATTAAACCAATTCAGTAAAATCAAATTCAATAAAATCAAATTCAAATATATTATGGAATTAAAAGTGTATCCCATCCACCGGCAAAACGGTCTATAAATTTTGAATAATTTAATTGTTCCATACAATATTTTTTAATATCAAATTTACCATCTTCCTTGTAAGTTGGATAGCTTTTATTTACAGCATCACTTAGATATGGTCCAAAAAAATCTTCATTTTCGTATAATATAACCGGTCTATATTTTTTAATAGTTTCGACACCTTTTGAAAATAAAAAATTTTCAGAACCTTGTGCGTCACAATGAATAAAACCTATATCGTCTAAATTCATATTATCTATAGTTGTTAATTTAATATCTTCTCCATCGTCTCCTAAGCAAATACCTCCAAAATTACACCCTAAATGTCTTTCATCTGTGTGTCTTTTTTTTACATTTCCTCCACCACCATCTAAAGCAACAGCATTCATTTTTCCACATCCTTCGAAACAGAATACACCCGAATGGCGTGGTATAATTTTATTTTGTAGATTATTTTGTTCTATATTTTTAACTAATAAATTATACATATCACGCTGTGGTTCGTATACGTACAATTTTTGTGTATCGTTTAAATAAGAAGCATATACAATAGACGACGTACCGCAATGTCCTCCTATTTCTAAAATATTGCGATTAGCGGGTATATATTTACGCAATTCTAATAACGTATTGATTTCCCAGTATTCACCTTTTCTAAAAACATCCCCGATATAATTTTCATTTTTATATAGAGTAATCAAACCATATTCAGTATGATATGTCTCCATTTGTAATTTATTATATTATTAATTTAAAATTAAAACGAATATATATAATATAATAATATAAATATAATGGGTATCACTGTTAATGATCTTACAACTTTTAATACTTTAATTAAAATAGATTATGGAGATAAAATAGTATTTTTTAAGTTTGGAACAGATTGGTGTATTCCGTGTATCGAAATTGATAAAATTTTGGTAACTATTCCAAATTCACTTATTTATTATATATCTTTTGATAACGAAAATTTTGAATCGTATTTAATGGAAAATAAAATTTACACTATTCCATACATAATAATTAAATATGGCAAAAAAATTAAGAAAATAAATGGCATACATACTATTAATCAAATCGAGAAATACATCGAAGAACTCAAAATTTAATTTAATTTAATTATTGCTAAAAAAAAAATAGTTTAAAAAAATAGCAAATAAAACTATTGGGATACAATGACGGAAAATTATAAAAAATACACGCAAATAGAGCACATACTGGCCAGACCTGGTATGTACATCGGGGATACAAAATGTACATCAACAGAGTGTTGGGTTGTAAATCTAGAAACTAATAAATCGGAAATTAAGATGTGTAAGTGGAATCCTGGTATTTTTAAAATATTTGATGAAATTTTGGTTAACGCAACCGATGAGGTACAGAGAAACAAATCTGTTAAATGTATCAAAATAGAAATAAACGATAAATTCATTTCAGTTTACAATGACTCCGGAATACCTATTGAAATTCACCCAGAATATGATATTTATATTCCAGAATTAATCTTTGCGAATTTATTAACTTCCAGTAATTACGACGACACCGTTAAAAGAACTACAGGTGGATTAAATGGTCTCGGTGCTAAACTTACTGCTATATTTTCGAATGTATTTACAGTGGAAACCGCAAAAGCCGGTAAAAAATACACCCAAACTTACGAAAAAAATTTGAGTATTATAGGGAAACCGGTCATTACGACTTCATCTAAAGAATATACAAAAATTACATTTTTTCCAGATTTCGAAAAATTTGGAGTAAAATGTATATCCGATGACACAAATGAAGTTCTAATCAAGCGTGTTTTCGACATCTGTGCTATAACACCTAAATATGTAGACATCTTTCTGAACGGTAAGAAATTGCCCATTAAAAATTTTTCAGATTATATTTCTGTTTACATTGGAAATATTAAAACAAGTCCAAGAGTAATTCAAGAAAGTGAAAATGAACGATGGAAAGTTTCTGTATCAGCATCTCAAAACGGATTCCAATGTATATCGTTTGTTAATGGAATATGTACATCTGATGGCGGAAGTCACGTAGAACACGTTATAAATCCAATAATTAAGAAATTAACCGATCTAATTCAAGAAAAACACAAAAACCTGACAATCAAACCACAATACATCAAGGATAATCTATTTGTTTTTATAAATTGCTTCATCGACAATGCGACTTATTCTTCACAAACCAAGGAAAAACACATCACCAAAGTTTCAGACTTCGGAACTAAATTTACTCATTCTGATGATTTTATATCACAAATAGCAAAATTGGGAATAATCGACAGCATTTTAGCAATAGCAGAAGCAAAAGAAAAGAAATCTCTACAGAAGACTGACGGCAAAAAAATCGGACGGATTCTAATTCCAAAGCTAGATGACGCAAATAAAGCTGGAACGAAGGACTCTAAAAACTGTACTATTATTTTTACAGAAGGAGATTCGGCTAAAGCAACTGCGATTTCGGGGTTGTCTATAGTAGGCCGAGATCACTACGGAGTTTTTCCACTTCGTGGTAAACTTTTAAATACAAAAACTGCCACTTATGCTCAACTTGCCAACAATGAAGAAATTAATAACATTAAAAAGATCATCGGACTTCAAACTGGTAAAAAATACAAAGCAGTTTCAGAACTTAGATATGGAAAAATTCTAATCATGACAGATGCGGATACAGATGGATTTCACATCAAAAGTCTCATTATTAATTTTATAGGAGATGGCTGGCCAGAACTACTCAAAACGGATTTTGTGTCTTCCCTAATTACACCAATTGTTAAAGTTTCACATAAAAACCTAACAACACCGTTTTACAATATCAGCGATTACAATTTGTGGAAAGAAAAGAATGATACATCTAAATTCAAAATTAAATATTACAAGGGACTTGGTACTAGCACAACCCTTGAAGCTAAAGAGTACTTCAAAGAAATGAAAACTCTCGATTATAAAAACTGTTCAGAAGAAGATGAAAAATATTTAAATCTTGCTTTCAGCAAAACCGAATCGGACTCAAGAAAGAAATGGATATTAGACAATATAAAAAATCCTCAAACACTTGATTATACAGTTTGTAAAGTTGACATATCTACATTAATTAATAAAGAACTAGTTTTATTTTCGATTGCGGACAACGTAAGATCTATTCCAAATTTTATAGATGGAATGAAACCTTCACAAAGAAAAGTAATTTTTGCTTGTATTAAGAAAAATTTATACTCTGAAATAAAAGTTTCACAACTTTCTGGATATGTATCTGAAGTTTCGAGTTATCATCATGGTGAAGCGAGTCTACAGGATACAATTATAAATTTAGCACAAAATTTCGTGGGTTCTAATAATGTAAATCTTTTAGAACCAGTGGGACAGTTTGGTTCCAGACTATTCGGTGGTAAAGATTCGGCGAGTCCAAGATACATCTTTACCAATCTTTCTAAAAATTTTAAAGAGTTATTTAATCCAGATGATTTCAATATATTAGACTATCTCGACGACGATGGATTTTCTATTGAACCGAGGTATTACGTCCCTAATTTGCCGATAATTTTGATAAACGGATCGAGGGGAATCGGAACTGGATTTTCTACCGATATTCCATGTTTTAATCCAAAAGACATAAAAGATAGACTACTAAAATTGACTGAAAATGAAGACTGTGAAATTGAAGAACTGATGCCGTGGTACAAAGGCTTTACTGGAAAAATTATTAAAGTTGAAACTAACAAATGGACATCACATGGATTATATGAAGTGAAAAGCAATAAGATTATAATTACGGAACTACCGATCGGAACCTGGACAGAAGATTACAAAACTTTTTTGGATAAACTTGAAACTGACGAAATAATTTATTCTTATAAGAATAATTCAACTGATACTACTATTCATTTTGAAGTTAGTTTATCATTGGAAAATGTAATACAATGGACTACCAACGGAGAAATAGAAAAAAAATTAAAATTGATGTCCCATATATCAGGGAAAAACATGTATGTATTTGATGAAAATGATAAAATAGTAAAAATGGAGAGCGCTGAAGAAATAATTTTTAGATTTTGGAAAATCAGGAATGAATATTACCTCAAACGACAGAAATACCAGATTAATAAAATCAAATGTGAACTAGATATAATAACAGCTAAAATAAAATTCATCGATGACGTAATCCATGAAAATATCAAGGTATTCCGGCAGCCACTTGAATTTATAAATTCTCAACTTGAGATGAAAAAATATTCTAAAGTTGAAAATAGTTATAGATATCTTACAGACATGAAAATACACTCATTCAGCAAAGACACTATAGATACATTAAATGATAAAATGAAAACGCTATCTGAAGAATATACAAAAATTTTGAATTTGAAATTGAAAGATTTTTGGAACGACGTTTAAATTTAAAACAAAAATTAAAATATATATAATAATATAAATGGGAATAACTTATATGCCAGCTAATAATCCATTTTTTATTTTTATTACACTTGTATTAGTTGCATGGGTGTGGACAGTTTTTTCTTCACTTAATGCTCTTAAAGTAGCAAATAATCCAAGTTTGGGAGGCTGCTGCGCTACAAACACGTGTGGTGATGCGCCAGTTGATGTTATAATGTACAGAATGACTTTAATAATTGGTATTATTATGACTCTCGTTTTAGTTGCTTCGGTTTATTACTATTTTAAAGATAGAAAAGGAGATTAAATAAGTTAATAAATCAATCAATCAATGTATTCAAAACTACAACACCGTGATCGCTAGCAAGTGGTATATTTTCATTATTTTCCCCGATGTGTTTTAAACATTTACTGGAACCTTGATTAATATTCTTAGTAAAGAAGTAATCAAGTCTCCATCCCTCGTTTCTGTTTCTAGCAATGGACATTCCGTTTTCCTTCGCCCTACGTGTATCCCACCAAGTAAAAATGATGTCGTCATTATCGATACAGTCTCTGTAATTAATTTTAATTAAACGATCATAGAATTCTAGTTCATGCGGATAAATTCCAGGCATTGCAATAGTGCTTTTAATGTCAAAGTGAGTCGAAACAGCGATGTTCAAATCCCCACAGAAGATAACTTTACCTTCAAGTGAATTTAAATACATTATCATAGCTTCAATGAAGATTATTTTTTTATCGTAATTAGATCCAGAGTTGGGCGCGTATACCGTAATAAGTACAAAATTATCAAAATTTGCCACTATAATTCTGCCCTCCGTGTCTTCGTATCCAGGAATCTGTTCTTGAATGTCTTTTAAATTTAGATGCTCTTTATAAAAAATACATGTACCGGAATATCTTTCTGGGGCTCTTGCTCCAGAAGATTTTGATTCATTAAAATACGAATTATATCCAGGAATCTTAAAATTTTTAGAAATAGCAATGCTACAACGAGTTTCTTGAAGGCAAATAATGTCTGGATCTTCTTCCTTGATAAGAATGTCTATTGGGCTATTTTCTTGAATCTCCATTAATGCGTCTTTCTTCAATTTGGACGCAATTTTGTCGTTAAAAATACGGGAGCGAATACCATTGATGTTCCAAGTAATAACTTTGAGCATTTGTTTATCAATTTACTATTTTACTAGTTTCTTATTATAAATTAAAAAACGTAATAATTAAATCATTTATTAATTATTTTATTAATTTATTAGTTTTAATGAACATTTTTATCTCAGATGGTTTATCTGTTAATAATATAGGTCTTTCTATAGGTGGGTGCCACAATTTTATAATAATACTATATATTACTCTCCATCTTTCAGCATCTTCGGTTAAAATTGATATTCCGTGACAATTCGAATTAAACGTTTCGTTTAGATTTGATAAACAGCTCGACAATTTAATATAAACGTGTAGTGGAAAGTTATGATTTCCCTTACAATTTTCAAGATTTATAAATAAATGGCACACCAAATTGTCTTTCTTAATTAAATTCCACGTAGATTCAAAAAGAATTAAAAAGTCGTCAAAGTCGTCTTCGCGATAATCGAATTTTTTCGCATCTATAGTTACTAAACATTTTTCACGATCTAAATTTATGATAAAATTATTTTTATACATAACTTAATTATTATTTAATATTTTAATTTAAAAGAATAAATTAGCGCACCTTAAAAATATTGCGTTTTTAGAAGAATATTAAAGAAATTGGTAGTATATTACATTGAAAGCGACACTGTATTATGTTCACAGATGTAGATCAGATATGGAAAGACTTTGAAAAGGTACAATTAGAAAATGAACATAAAAATGAAAAATGTAACACCGACACTGACACTTATTCTAAGTTATCCGAATATGACGCTTGTAATTTGTGTAAACATCTTAAAAAATTTATCGACGAAAAAGAAAAATCTGAAATATGTCAGGACTGTGGCCTAGTTTTTTTTACATCTATTTTTGAATCAAATGAATGGAACACTTACAAAAATGACAACGGCACGTATCAGGTTAGTATTCAACGCGCAGATGCGTATATATCCGATAATCCATATGATATACCCGGTACAATTCCAGGATTTAATAAATATGGTCTAATGATGAGAATACATTATCAACAAACCTTTAGTCATAAACAAAAGACTTTTTGGATAATATCGGAAAAATTGAGTAATTACTGTACAAACATTGGAATACATCAAAATGTTCTTCCTACAGCTAAAAACATGTGGCACATATGTATGGAATCTGGTAAACTTACTCGGGCATCGGTAAGAAATGGATTAATTTCAGCCTGCTTGTATTATTCATGTGTATTCAATAATACTCCAGTTGATAGGCAACGAATTATTGATATCACGGATGGAAATCAAAAGGGATTTTTAAAGGGCGAAAAAATATTCATGGAAATTATGGATAATAATAAGACTTATGGACATCTCGGTAAAGAAAAAATAGATATCAAAGAAAATGATACATTCATTAAATTCTGTTCAGAACTCGGATTACCATATAGTACTTATAACATCTGTAATGAAATCTATACATTAAATATAGAAAAGTTAGAGTCTGTAGCTCCCAAATCGATAACAGCTGGGGTTTTATTTTATGTTGTTAAGTTTAAACTTGGGCTTAAACAGCCTTCTAAATCGAGAATATCTCAGATAGTTAACGTTTGTATACCAACCATAAATAAGGTAATCAATATTTTAGAAAATTAAATAATTATGTAATATATATTATAACTATGATTCCTAGATTTTTATTGTGGAACGCTCCAAGTGTAGCTGATAGGTTAGCGCGACCCCCTGCTCCTATTGCACTACCTGCTGCTCCGGAACCAGTTATACAACCTGAATTAATCGAAGTAGATTTATACCAAAAATATTTAGATAGAATGGATAAAGGAATTCCGCTTGATAAAATTAGAAGACATTGGTATGTTGATAAAGCGGAACTTTTAATTAAACCAAGTTTTTATGACCATCATCATTTTGACAAATATACGTCTCAGGAAATTTTTATACATTTATTCAGTATAATGCTAGGATGCGATTCCGCGCACGACTTTACCAAATCTACATCTTCAGATTCACTTAAAATCTACATCAACGATTTAAAAAAAAACACTAAAAAAAAAAATTACCAGGATGGATATGAATGGATTTATGTTCCATCTACTGTAGAAGAAAATAAGGTAGCAATTAATGAGTATGTTATAAAAGCCAATGTTGAAAATGTGATGAAAGCATGTGATCACACACGCTCGCGCTCATTGGTAGGCGACCCGAATAAGTACACTCTACTTGCTCACTGTATATTCCTAATAAATATTGAAATATATATGTCATGTAATATAAATTTATCACCCGTACTACAAAATCCACAAGAAGTTGAAAACTTTTGCAAAGACGGTTTATTTGCTTTTTTCAAAAGCGACTTTAATGCAAAAGCTGTTTCCCAGGCAATAATACATATTTTGGGAATTAATAAATATCCAAGTTCTGGTATTCTAAATCCAGGCGAGCTACAGAGTACGCCGAATCTACATAGAAATCTTATAGATTTTCCTTTCAGCGAAATTGATCCAATTAAGGTAAGAATAGATGCTACAAGTGCGAGTATTAATGTTGCACCAGAAGCTGTTGGTCTATCCCTTAATCCAAGAATGCAAAATCTGATAATAGATATAGCTGCATCATCTGATCCGGCGTGGTTTGGAACATTACATTCATATTATAAATTTTATATTAGACAACAACAATATACATATCGACCTACTAGAATAAAAGCGTTTGTCGATTTAGGTCAGCAACGACTTTATATAGTAGATTCCACTCTAACTCCAGCTCTTCCAGAACCCAAAACTGGCAAGATACCTGTACGTGTTTATGTACATTCTTTTTTATTTAGACCAATGAATGTATTAGCGTTACCTCTTCAAAATACTAAGCGTGCTAGAATGGATTTAATAATCGAGCAATGGATGACCACATATAAAGAGCAGGGGACTGAACTTGAAGATTACGCCGAAAAAGATTTTAAATATTTTATTACACAAAGTACATGCGTTAAAACTTTAGGAGATTTTTTACAGATTGTATCTTATGCTAATGATGCCTATCCTAAAGCTTTTCATACCTTCGATACTATAGCAGCTCATATAGCTTCCGTTGTAGGAAAAACCGTAATTTTTGATTCCGGACCCTCTTCAAGATCGAGGGAAGAACTTAGGTTCGTATACATAGATAGCGGAACTGCTATATCGCGGAAACTTCCTTCAATTGGGGTAAGACTAGGATGTGAAATAACCGCCGAGGCTGCCAGCACGAATACAAGTCCAGTTTGGAAATTTTTGGGCTACAAGTTTGGAAAAATAAATAATATTTCAACTAGGATCAAAGCTATGTCACATTTAAAACTAAAGAACAAATTAAAATCGGTTGGTATTAAAATTACTAAAAATTTAAGAGGTAAACGAAAGTATTTAACAAGAAAAGAACTTGAAAATAAAGCTTTATTATTTAACAAGTTACAAAACACTGCTAAAAAAATGAAAATTAAAATAATGTACAAATCCAGAAATGGGTTATACAAATACAAAACGTATAAACGTCTACAAAAAGAAATAAATTCTAAAAAAATAAATTCGAAATATAACATCAGTCGTAAGTATAAAAAACCATTTGTTAGAAATTTTAACTTTGGATGACCTTTCGCGAACAAAACAGAATAAATGGATATCGCACCGGATTCGTAAATGAAGATTTCCGATAAAATATAAAATATAAATTATGTATCGGACTATCTGAGAAAAGAATCCAAAATTAAAATATTACATTTTCATAATAATATGGCATGTTTACAATATTATTATGAAAATCCAGAAGATCGTGAAAAAAATCGAATCAACTGCGAAGGTAAAATATTCCCAAATTTGTATAACGTCGACACATATACATCTAAAGAAATGTATGATTTTATAGACTCCAATTATTCTTCAAAAGCTTTTCCAGATGCTGAAGTATCCCCATTCGAATTCAATGAAAGATACATAGACAAAACAAATGACGAAATCTGTAAAATACCAGATATGTCGCTTACTCCGCAACAAAAATTTATGGGACAAATAATGGGTCCGGCTTCAAATTTTAATAATATGTTGATTTTTCACGGACTTGGTTCGGGAAAGTCGTGTACATCTATAGTTATTGGAGAAGCTCTCAAAAATTCCACAAATAGACGACTTATATTTGCTGTTCCGGCGCCACTTGTTGATCAATACTTTGAAGAAATCTCGGGCGAAATTAGAAATGGAAAATATTTTTCGTGTCCGTCATTTTGTTTACACCGAGAGGGAGATGAAGATCGTGACTATTACGTTTCAGATGTTCAAAATGTAATGCTCAATTTAAAAATGACCGAAGCAAACAGGGCGTATGAAATATTAGAAAGATATAAAAAATTAATAGACGACGGAGATACATCTCAAGCTACTAAGAAATTATTTACTGATCAAGAAAATAGACATCAGACACTCGTAAAAGAACTTGCTAAACAACAATCTTACTACGGATCCAGTATACTTCGAACCTTTGACATTGTGAGTCACCAAACATTCATAAATTCTCTGTATAAAACTGGAAAGACGGGTGCAATGATAAAAGGAGATCGTTTGTTAAATGAAGACTCTGCGTTGTTTAGTGAAAACGGACTTTTAATAATAGACGAAATTCAAAGATTAGTATCCGAGGGAGGTATATTCTATAAAAAATTGTATGACGCTATTAAGTATTACTTTCACCCAAGATTAAAAATCGCAGTTATGTCTGCAACACCCGTTTATGATAATCCATATGAATTGGCATTAACTATGAATTTATTAAGACCGAGAATACCGTTTCCAGTTACTCAAAAAGACTTTTATAAATTTTTTATAGGAGAAATAGACGAAGAAGGAAATTGTACTGAAAGCAAATCTGGAAAAACTTGGATTTCACAAAATTCGTGTGTAATTAATAAAGATTTAATTAGTTATTTATGTTCTGGATATATTTCATATTTCAAAGGTGGTAATCCGAATGCTTATCCGTATAAGCGAACGATTACACTTGAACATCTTTTTACACCTCAGCACAAAACACTTTACATCAGTGCTTTAGTATCCGATGCTTCGAAGGACAAAAATACACAAAATGCCGAAGGATTTGGAATTTATCAGAATATTTTACTAGGTAATTACGATACAGCGTCGGAGGACAAGGTAACCGGGATATACGTAACTACACAACAATATTCAAATATAGCTCTTCCTCAAAAAGAAAATCAGGTAAATAAAACACTTGCGCAAAAAAAAGAAGCTTTACAAATTTTTAAGAATGAATTACTAAAAAGAAAACTTGAACAAAGAGCAGTTCTAGACTTTGTAACACAGTTTTCTAATAAATTTTCTAAAATAATAGAATTAACATTATTATGTAACGGACCAGTTTTTATTTTCTCAAATTGGCTAACGTACGGAGTTGAACCACTTGCTATTATACTCGAGGCATGCGGATTTAAAAGTTTTGACTTATACGGTCCCGGAGAAAATAGATACTTCATATGGAGTTCTGAAACAAAAACAAAGGACAAAACGGGTGATTTAATTAAAAAAGCAAGAAACAAATTCAATTCGCCTGAAAATAATACTGGAAATGTATTAAAAGTAATTTTAGGTACTCGCTCGGTTATGGAGGGTGTATCTTTTAGAAATGTAAAGCAAGTACATATTACCGAACCGTGGTGGAATGAATCTAGAATCAATCAGATTATAGCTAGAGCATCTAGATATTGTAGTCATTCTAGTTTACCGAATGTAGAACAATATGTAGATATATACAGACACTACTCAGTTTTTTCGATTGGTGGACAAAAAGTAGACACAGAGGCATCGGAAGCATTAAAAATAGGAAATATACAAAATTGGAAAAGTTTATCAAGTGTGAGTATAGATCAAAAAATGGCCATGATGTCTTTACGAAAGTATGCAGTGAACACGGAAATAGAAAATTTGTTGAAAGAATGTTCAATTGATGTTGATATAAACAAAAACGGAAACATTTTGCGCTTAGAAGAAATGGTCGTACCGCTGGTAGACGGTACGTATAATATTCATTATAAAAATCCGTCTACTGGTAAAATTTATCTCAGAACTGGAATACCAAAGAAGGTTAATTTCAACGAAATCTACGAAAGAAAATACTCATTTCCAAATAAAGAATACGATCTTGAATTTGTTGAAACTGGGCAGAATAAATTTGGAGAATTTGTAGTTTATAAAGATTCTGAGATTATAAATACAGACATCATAAACCCCGATTTAAATATGAGAGAAGTACTTGTTCCATGGAAAAACGAAGAAACACTCACAACATTAGAACTACCTCGAGAAATAAAATTATATTTCGTAGATTTAGCCAAAAAATACGCATTGTTGCCATTTCTTAGAAAAAAGTACTTCAATGAAAAGGGAACGAGATTTATTAAGTTCGATCACACTAAAAATATGGCCGGTTTATTAATGAAATGTATCACAACATTGTCTACTAATACAAATATCTCAATAAATATAAGAAGAGAAATGGTTGAACTAATTAAAAAAGATAGTGTCAAGCAGAAAATAAATGAAGACGTCGTTAAATTGATAGCTACATATGGATATCCAGAGTCCTATTTGGAAGAATTATTAATACTTGCTGCAAATAATCCAGGTGCTATAAAAGAAGCGCTAGATTCTTTAAAATAAACTTTGCGTTATAATTATGATATAAAAACGATATTAAGAATTATTTTTCAAAAATTAAAATGTGTTAATATTATTAAATGAGTCAAGAATCGATAAGTTTTTTTGAAGACAAAACAACTGAACAGATAATTAATTGGATGATTGCTCATTTATCTGAAAGTCAATTACGGGCCTGTTTAAATTCGGCTGGAATAACTCCAGAGTATTCTACAGGACAGGGTCCATCCAGAGTGGTTCCAAGTTCGTCTGGGGCTGGTCCAAGTTCGTCTGGGGCCGGTCCAAGTTCGTCTGGGGCTGGTTCTTCATCTGATCCGTTACCAATGATGCCACAGTCTATGCCACAGGTTCCACAATTTAGTCCTCCGCCGACTATAGCTCCGCGTCAATTTCCGACATTTAATGTAGCTCCATATGAAGATCCAGATATATCGTCTAGACAAATCAATCCGTTATCAACACAAGATCTCGAATCATTGATTAAATACGTTGGATATCAGGTAGAAAGCAAGGAAGACATAACACGAGCGTTTCCGGCGGTAGATGCGATCGGTTTAGGAGCCATTCCAGTTTATATATACGGTTATTCAGCTCCAATTGTATATTTTATCGGGTTTGTAACTGGTCCAACTGGCATGTTTGTTAAAGCATTTCAGGCACCAACATTAAAAATTTTTAAACAAATAGGTTTTGAATTATTAAGAATATTAAATGAAAATGTAATATCTGGAATTTACAAATTAAATCCAGGAGAAACAGTAACAAAAGAAATGCAGCGACGCGCCAAGGCTTTTGCTTTATTGAACAACAAACAGGGTATAATGACAAACACTTTACAGATTTTGAATCCAAGTTATATAAAAGATGTAGTTAGACCATATATTGCTACTCAGAAAGCAGCAAAATTCGGAATTACTGAAAATTACAATGACACTGGATACATTTTCGATGACTTAACCGTAGACGATTTTGATAATCTCGATAATAATTTTGGAGAAAATGAAGATCAGGATTATGAAGAAAATTATGAAGAAGAAGAAAATGAAAATGAAAATGAAAATGAAAATCAAGATTACGATGAAACCGAAACCGAAAGCATTCCAGTTACTAAAAATATGCGAGTATATGACATGAATCCGGAGCAGTTAAGTCAGCACATGCTTAACAAATTTGGTTCGAAATTTGCTAGCGACTACACTGCAGAAAAATACGTTAATTCAAACGGAGTTCCAGCTGTTAAATACATAAAAAGTGAAAAAAGTGAAAACATAGAAAATGAAACTAATTCTGAAATGAATTCTGAAATGAATTCTGAAATTGGCGGACCTATAATAAACGGGTTTGGAGAAGAATCGGATGAAGAAGAAAATTTATTTTAATAAAATCTAATTTTTTTTGGTTATAGTTTTTTTAGGTTTTAGAGAAAGACCGTCCATAAATTTAAATAAATTTTTTTCATCACATTTTGTAGAAAATCTATTTAAATATTTTTCATATTCAATTTTTTCCGTGTAGTATTTTTTATAAGCCTTGTTGAAATCGATAATTAAATTTTTAAAATTATCGGTCAGGATTTTATTCCAAGATCTGTGTATTTTTTTGATGCGAAATTTAAAAATTTCATAATTATATATATTTTTATTTAAATTTTTTTTTAAAAGAACGGCATCTTCTAGTGTTTCGTTCGAAATTTCATTTTCAAACATATTTATATTGATATTATAAATTAATTCTAATATACTGTTATCTAAGATTAGAGTCTTAAGTTTTAATTGCGACTGCGTCATTTGCTTTTATTTTGAACCAGGGTTTATTTTTAAGTTGAATTAAAAATGGTAATATAATACGTGTTTTAAATTAAAAATAAAAATATTTTTCAATTATTAAATAATATAATGGGAGATTTTGATACAGTTCCAGAAGTAGTCCCCGAACCAGTTACTGAAGTCGTTCCAGAAGTAGTACCAGAACCAGTTACTGAAGTCGTTCCAGAAGTAGTCCCCGAACCAGTTACTGAAGTCGTTCCAGAAGTAGTTCCAGAAGTCGTCCCCGAACCAGTTCCAGAAGTCGTTCCAGAAGTAGTTCCAGAAGTAGTTCCAGAAGTCGTTCCAGAAGTAGTTCCAGAAGTAGTTCCAGAAGTCGTTCCAGAAGTAGTTCCAGAAGTAGTTCCAGAAGTAGTACCCGAACCAGTTACTGAAGTAGTTCCAGAAGTCGTCCCCGAACCAGTTCCAGAAGTCGTTCCAGAAGTAGTTCCAGAAGTCGTCCCCGAACCAGTTCCAGAAGTCGTCCCCGAACCAGTTCCAGAAGTAGTTCCAGAAGTCGTTCCAGAAGTAGTTCCAGAAGTAGTTCCAGAAGTCGTTCCAGAAGTAGTTCCAGAAGTAGTTCCAGAAGTCGTTCCAGAAGTAGTTCCAGAAGTAGTTCCAGAAGTAGTACCCGAACCAGTTACTGAAGTAGTTCCAGAAGTAGTTCCAGAAGTCGTTCCAGAAGTAGTTCCAGAAGTCGTCCCCGAACCAGTTCCAGAAGTCGTCCCCGAACCAGTTCCAGAAGTAGTTCCAGAAGTCGTCCCCGAACCAGTTCCAGAAGTCGTTCCAGAAGTCGTTCCAGAAGTAGTCCCCGAACCAGTTCCAGAAGTAGTCCACGAACCAGTTCCAGAAGTAGTCCCCGAACCAGTTCCAGAAGTAGTCCCCGAACCAGTTACTGAAGTAGTTCCAGAAGTAGTACCCGAACCAGTTACTGAAGTAGTTCCAGAAGTAGTCCCCGAACCAGTTACTGAAGTAGTTCCAGAAGTAGTCCCCGAACCAGTTACTGAAGTCATTCCAGAGCCCGAACAGGTGTATGTAGCTGCTCCAGAATCGTACGCAGAACCAATGCATGTAAATGTATCTGGATCGACAACAGACCCAATACATTTACACGTAATATCTAAAGAAGCTATGGAAGAACGTAAATCTAAAGGTATCATTTGGCGTGGTAAGAATATTTACTGACTATTAAAACGTTTATTTTGATTAAAATCGTTTAATTCGAATACTAAATTTAATAAAATTATACTTTATATTTTACTAATTGCTTTAAAATATAAAATATAAAGATAAATTAATCTATAGTAATGATAACGAATTACTACGCAAATGAATACTCTTGAAATTTCTAATATCGCAGCCGCATGCGGTAAAAACCCTTATGAAAATAGGCAAAAAATAATGCTGCTTCTGTTGTGTAGAAAATACAAAAAAATCTATAAAGATGTATTTAAAATTATAGGAGTTATAGAATATATCTCAAAAGATATTAAAACGTTTGACATGGAAATTAAAGATATGTATCTGGAACATAAAAAAACCGTAAATAATCCAAAAGACTTTAAAACAATCGAAAAGAATATAACCGACAAAATGAAACTTAAAAAAGAAATTACAAAAAAAGATCTCGATTTCGCAAAAACGTTTATAGAAACATCTCTCAAAAAAGATTGTGGAACAAACTCAGAAAAAAGTGTTATAAAAAAACAGAAATACACTAAAGGCAATAATTGTATCTTTACCTTTACAAATTCTGAATTTAATTGGGCAATAAGGGGATTTCATGATGCCACTGATAATGATAATGACGTTGTCATAGAAATTAAAACAAGAATGAAACTTCAGAATGTCAGGAGAAATGAATATGATCTGTATCAACTTTTTGGATATCTAATCTCTATGAATAAAACTCGTGGAAAAATTGTTCAATATTTTAACGACATTGTTTATGATTCCGACATTCCTACATTCAATGAATACGGAATCATAGATATTACAATCGAACCGTGTAAAAGCAAATTTGAAGAATTTATAAACGAACTTAATCTTTTTTTTCAAGAATTAAATACTTACTCCGATACCCGTTTAATAAATATTAAAGATGTAATTAAAGAAGCTGAACTGCCTATAGCACTCTTTGACGAAGATGGCATTCCTCATAATGTCAATCCATTGTACGAAAAAATAATTCAAGCAATTATTTAAAAATTTTTTTTAATACTTCTTTATCTGCTAAACCACGTGTTATCTTTTTATTGTGTATAATAGTTGGAAATATAGTAGGTCCTTTCAAAAATTTATCTACTTCGTCTATAATATTTTCTCTATCTTTTGTCGGTATATCTATAAAATTAGGGTCGAAACCAAAAGTTTTGTCTTTACTTTTGTAAGTAATCACTGTATGCTTTTTTTCCGTTTCAGAAATATAATCGTTTTGTAAAATTTCGCAGTATGGACAGTTTTCCATTGATAATACTATTATATAATCGGAAAAGATATCTATTGTATCTACAATACCTTCGGGTTTTACAGGAACTATGGGTTTTAAAGGAATATTTTCTACAAAAAGTTTTTCGATCATGTAAATAGAACTTCCTGTGATTATTAATAGAATTATAAAAATTAAAACGTTCAGCATTTACAAATTAAATTATATAATAATATAATAATATATACAAATTTAACTCATTAATTTAATTTAATTTTGATTTATTTTGATTTGTATATATTATTAATGGCAAAATCTAGATATAGTACACTTTCAAAAATATTTGGGTATATTTTTTTCTGCGCTGTAATGACCGTATTTATTATTGCATGGGCAACAGGGACCGCGATGAACGTAAACCAAAATAGAAGTAGTACTACATTTCAATTTATTTTTATATTTAGTGTATTTATGTATGTTTCTTATCTTTTTTGGGGAAAAAATGCTCTGCTTATACCTGTTTTATTAGTATTATATTTAATGTATAAAAAATTTTTTATAAACAATCAGGAAATGAGATATTTATATAGATAAATAGAATATCACAATTCATTTAATTGCTAAAAATTAATAAATCTAAATACATTATATAAATACATATATAGATATGGATATGAATACAATCGACGAACCTAGTGTTCCACGTGAGATTTTAGTAAATATTACAGTGATAACAGACCAGTCTTGGGACAACGTTGCGAAGATTATGAGACGTATTGACGATAAATGTATTAAAACTTCGCACCGAATCAATATATTTTACGGCAAAAATATGAAAATGTTACAAAATGTATGTATTAGAAAAGGGTTTACAGTTTTTAGAAGATCTACGTCAAACGAAACTTACAATTCCGATATTAAAAATGTTTTAGATTACACAAAATTTTGTATTATATTTCATAATTTTACCGAATATAATACAATATCTAGTTGTACGATCGAATTATGTAAATTAAATTGTATTCCATATTTTATAATTTCAGAACACACAGATTCTTATTATTTCAATGGTGAATACATTCACTCTAAAAAATTTAAAAATTGTGTAAAAGAGATACATCTTTCACCGAGGAATACAATTGTATCGCTTGATTTTAATCCATTTAAAATTTCAAATCCAGACCCCGATACTGATCCTGAAAATAGCGTCGAAAAATTTATGGAAAATTATGATTATCTTCAAGAACTTAAAAAAACCAATCGAACTATTCTAATTACTTAACTTAATTATCTTAACTTAACTTATCTAAGTTGTTCTTTTGCGAAAAAAATACCCCTTTTATATAATTCAATTATTAAATTTGGTTCCAGTTTATCTAAATTTAAATAAACACTTGGGTTAAGTTTATCTGTACATTCTATTATAAACGTAGATCTGGGTTTAGTATAATTCAATAAAGTCTTAAACACCTTGTTCATGTAAGAATTTCCTGAATAGTTTACTATGATACTATAACCACATATATATACATCTCCCCTCGGGGATCCATAAACGTTTTTACAACATCCGTCCACATATTCTGAGTCTCCTATACGAACACTTTTAAATATAAAAGGGATACTCATAGAAGCTTTTATTGCGTCTTTTAATTTAATATTTGGATATTCAGAGTTATTAAAATTTATATATTCATTTGTATCTAATTTAGTTACATTAATGTTGATATTTACTTTAGTTTTTTTGCTAAATTCTAATAAAGTTGTATTTATGTCATTGCCGCTAAATTCGAATATATAATTTATTAGTGTGTCTAAAAAAATATCGTCAATTATGTGATTTTTAGATAAATTAGATATATTATAAAAATCGTATCTTACTATTTCTTTTAGTTCGAGATCCATAAATTTTGATAATATTTCTTTTGGTGTACACCCGGCTAAATAAAGAATTCCAATTAGAGAACCTATTGAACAGCCGTAAAAATTTTTTAAATTTAAAAGATTATTTTCATGTAAATATTCTAAAACTCCTATAAACATTATACCAGAATAACCCCCTCCTCCAATAAATAGATCTTCCATTTGAATATTTAATTATATTATACTTAAAACAGAAATAGTCTTTAATTTACTTACTTATTTATTTATAAAAGTATTGTTAATCAAATATTCAATATATATACCCTTAAATCCTTGTAAATAATTATTTTTTTCTTCCCATTCTGTATTATGTCCAACTGTTTTACATATAGAATGTGCTAATTCATGTAATAACGATGTAATAATAGTATCAGCGTCATATGGAACATTGTTATCGTCATAAACCCTGATTCCAATTTCTCTACCCTTGTCATAATTCCACGCTAAAATCTGAGAATCTCCATTTATTAATTCTATAAAACTCGTATTTTGTAATTTTGAATGTAATCTTTTACCGTCGTTTTCGTTAATTTTTTTTGCTAAATCGTGAGATATATAAATAACTACTTCTATTAAATTTGCCACCTTTGTACTACGAGCCTTAAAAAGTCTTCCGGACTTGGAAGTAAATGAATATTTACATGGTTCAAATACAATATACAATAATACTAAAATTATCAGGATAATTAAAATATTCATTAATTACTATTTATTACTATACCTATATTTATAATTTATATATTTAATTAAAAGTGAAACCGTGAATTATAAAGTATATAAAATTATAGCATATATAAAATTATAAATAGGTGTAATGGATACTTTCATACGTAATCAATACAATACTTGGGATTCAAATACTTCAGAATTACAATACCAGATATTATCATGGGAAGCATTTGATGAACCAGACGAATATTCAGACGAAGAAGATCCAATAATAAAATATAATATTTACACATTTGGTGTAAATAAAAACGGAGAGTCTGTTTGTGTAAGATTTGAAGATTACCAACCATATCTATTCGCACTTGTTCCAGAACACCTACAAAAAACATTTGACGAATATAAGAAAAAAGAGTTTGAAAAATACATTAAGAATAAATTGTATAAAAACAGGGACGATTTAGAATTGGTTTCAATCGTAGAACGTAAAAAGTATAAAGGATTTACAAATGGAAAAAAATACAAATTTATTAAATTCGTGTGTAAAAATCTAAATACTTTCAATAAACTGAAATACATACTTAATCCAAAAACTAAAGGTAGTTTACCGAAAATAATTTCTATAGACGTCAACCCATTGAAATTTGATCTATATGAATCTAATATCGAACCATTTTTACGCTTTACTCATAAAATGGATATTAAAATGGCCGGGTGGGTATCTGTCAAAAATCCACAGAGAAATAATAATATTTCTAGGTGTCAACACAGCTACACGTCTAGATACAACCAGGTTTCTCCCCTTGATTTTCAAGAAGTTGCTAATCTAACATTGGCTTCTTGGGATATAGAGGCATTTTCTCATTCAACACGATACGATAACATAAACGAATTTCCTAATCCAGAAAATGAAAATGATATAATTACCCAAATTGGTACAAGTTTATATAAATTTTCTACAAAGGAAAGCATAAAACATATGGTGACTATTAAAAGCCCAATTGACAAATGCTGCGATCCAGTGGATGGTATAATAATCGAAGAGTATGATTCAGAAAAAGAACTAATTATAGGTTGGGTAAAATTTATTATGAAAACAGACCCTGATATATTAATTCAATACAATGGTTATAACTTTGATTGGAAATATATTCACGAAAGATCTAAAGTTCTAGGAATTGAATACATCCTCGAAAATCTCAGTAGAATTGAAAGCAAACCTGCTCATATTCACGAAGATCAACTTAATACTTCAGCTTATGGAGACAACACGATGAAGTACATTAAGGTTTATGGTGTAACTCAGTTTGATTTGATGTTTGTTATTAAAAAAGAACACAAACTAGAATCTTATAAACTTAATAACGTTGCCGAACACTTTATCGGGGATAAAAAAGATGATCTCTCTCCAGCAGATCTTTTTAATTTTAATACTTCTACTAAAGATAAAATTGCGCTCGTAGTAAAGTATTGTGCTCAGGATACATGGCTTCTTATAGAATTGATTCTAAAACTTCGAATTATAACTAATATGATCGGCATGTCAAATATTACTATGGTACCTATTCAATACATTGAACTTCGTGGACAACAAATTAGAGTTCATACACAAATAGCATATGAAACTAAAAAAGACGATTTTCTAATCCCGGCTGTAGATTATAAACCGTTCGACACAGAAGATGAAGAAAAATTTACAGGCGCCACAGTTTTGGAAGCAACGCCGGGGGCTCATTTTGTACCAATCGCCGGTCTCGATTTTGCTAGTTTGTATCCATCTATTATGATTGCACACAATTTTGATTATTCAACTATAGTAGAAAACACAGAATTTGATAATTTAGAAAACGTAAATTACGAAACAATTAAGTGGGAAGAGGGAGAAGTAAAATTCGCTCAAAACCATAAAGGCGTTATGCCTAAAATTTTAGAAAGACTATGGAAAGAACGTAAATCTATTAGAAAACAGATGAAAACTCTTCTTTCTGAAGATCCATTATATGAAGTTTTAAACGGTGTACAGCTAGCAATCAAAGTGTCAATGAACAGTATTTACGGGTTTACTGGAGCAAAATACGGAAGACTACCAAATAAATTAATTGCCGCGTCAGTAACTGCATGTGGACGTCAAATGATTGCACATTCTAAAAAATGCGCAGAAGAATGGTACGACTGCGAAGTAGTTTACGGAGATACAGACTCGATCTATGTAAAATTTAAGAGCGACTTCAAGGGTCAAGAACATATGGATTATGTTTTTAACATAGCACCAGAATGTGCGAATAGAATATCAGCGACTTTTAAAAGTCCGATAGAATTAGAATTTGAAAAAGTAATGTATCCATTCATTTTATACTCTAAAAAGCGATATGCGAGTTTATTTTGGACGAATCCCAAAAAATATGACCACATCGATTACAAGGGAATTCAAGTTGTACGCAGAGATAATTGTACATTTGTCAGAGAAAATTCTAAACAAATATTTGAGTACATCTTTCTTAACAATAAAGTTTTAGAATATTCTTTTGAAAATGTTGACGAGTTAATAGAAACAAGCAAAGAATTCGCAAGAGAAAAAATAAGAAAACTAATTAACGGCGAAGTTCCTATGAAAGAATTACTTTTATCTAAGAGTCTTAGAGCTGGATACGCATTTGATCGTAAAGCGGTCTGTTCAGAATGTACAAAAATTTATTATGAATTGAATGTATTAGCCAAAAAAGAGATGGATATAACCGTATTGACAAAAAAATCTGTAGACGAATTTATTAAAAATACACACATTTGTCCGAGTTGTGAGAAAGAAACTACATTCGAAAAATGTCCAGCAAATATTCCACACGTAGCATTGGCTAGAAAAAGAGAATTTCGCGATAAAATGGATAAAGTAGCTTCTGGAGATAGGGTTCCATATGTTTTTGCGACATATGAAAGCACGAAACAGTTTGAAAAAGTGGAAGACCCTAATTATGTAATAAAAAATCGGATTCCAATAGATTATATATACTACTTTGAACACCAGTTAAAATCCGCACTCGAAACAATTTTTACACCAATGTTAAACGATGTATCAGAATTATGGAAAGATCTCATTCCGCAAAAACAGAAAAAAATAAGAAAATCTAAAAGTAATGTGTAAATGTAATGTGTAAATCAGTAAATTAAATGTAAATGTAAATGTAAATGTAAATGTAATGTAATCGTTAAAAATTGCTAATTTATAATTTACTTAAAAAGCAAATTAGCAATTTGTATGAATTAGTACATTATAAAACCATGGCTATTGAAACTAAACTTGCTATTTTTAAAGACAAATACGATCTTTCGGATGAAGCGATAACCGAACTCAAGACAATTTTTGACTCAATAATTGTAGACTTTGCGCATAAAATTATTAATAACGAGTCTTCTAAAAAAATTCCTAAATTAGACACGACGCCCGTAATTTACTCTGAAAAGAAGTTTGCAACTAAAATTGCCGCAGAATACGCGGCAGAATGTAATGTCACATTGGAAGAAATTCCAAGCGAAACTGGAAAAGTTACAAAAAAAGATGTAGAGAAATATCAGAAGGGGAAAACGGGTGTCAAGACCAAAAAATCTAAAAATGAAATTGTAAGTGAAGACGAAAATGAGATCGAGTCTAAATCTAAACCCGGATCTAAATCTGGAACTAAATCGGCATCTGGGTCTAAAATTACAACCGCATCTAAAACCGATTTTGAAACTGAAAACGAATCAGGGTGTGAAACCAAAAAAATTATTTCTAAAAAGGACAAAGGTACTGTAAAGCAAAAATGTAATGGGATTACAAAAGATGGGAATCCGTGTAATCTTAACGCCACCAAAAATCCGGATGGATCAAAAAAATGCTACTGCTTTAGACACGCAATTGACTGGAAACAGTATGAAGTTTCTTCGGATTCGGATTATGAAAAAGATGAAGAAAAAGCTGAAGACATTTTAATTCAAAAAGATATTGATACAGTAGAGTCTGATTAAAGTTTCATAATGTAAGCTAGAACATAATACGGTGGCATATTATTATGTGGTTGATTACCACCTTGTAAATCGGATGCACGGTTTACCCAACGCGCCTTTTGATTTCCGGCGACGTCTCGGCCACCCTGTAAACCTCTTTCTTCATGTTCCATTGTGGCATAATTGTGAGCATGTTGAGGCATTTGCTCAAATGTTAACCTTACATTTTCTTCTCCACCCGAAGCACCAAGACTTTTACCGGCTCCTTTTCCTAAAATAAATCTACCACTCAAGTTAGGAGTGCCATTATCGCCATCACATAATGCCCATCCAGTTGGGGCTCTTTCTCCATTCCAAGCAACAATCATTCCTCTAGGCAATACTAATAAATTATAAAGTTTCGCATATGCTTCTTTTATTCCATTATTAATAGGAGTCCACATATAAGCTTGTAAATCTACGGTTCTTAAATTTCCAGTAGCATCAAAAAGTGTAGCATAACCAGGCGATGAAACGTTAACAAAATTATCTGTAATTTCTGTAACCGCTAAATTTTCTCTATTTACAACTAAATATATTACAACAAATATTAGAATTATTGAGAATATAAATCCGGACGCAATTAATAATTTATTACTCATTTATATAATATAATATATAATAAAAGAAATATTAATTTAATTTAATTTAATATTTAATTTAATATTTCTTTTATTTTAAACTATGAGTGGGCATTCAAATTACACAATAAAAGAAATAAATGTTTTAGTAGATTCAAGAAGTAGCGCTTATGGCGATGTATATGATATAGATTTAAACCAAAATTTAATTTCAGCAGAAAGAGACCAGTTAATACGAATTAATCTAACTTATTTCAATATGTATAATAATTTACATAGTATAAACTTTAGGAATGGAAAATTTAGAGCAACTTTTTTTAGTTCTGGAAATACCCCTGTTATAAAAAATTCTGCTATAAATTTTCAAAATTATTACTCTATTCATGAAATAGCTAGTGATTTTGCTGTAAAATTAGGATTATTATGTGAGGAATTTACACAATTACAATTTGTAGTTAAAGACATTAAAAATACAATTTTAAATCGTTTTATTCCATTCTTAGTAAATGGAGGAATAGATTCTACCCCGGGTAGAGCTTCTCACGATGGTAACCATCTATTGGAAATATCTTTAGAAACTTTAAACGGTGAAAAACACAATATATCGGACATAAAGATTACTTTCGAAGACAGCGACTTATACTTAATTCTCGGGGGTCTTAAAACTCCTGAAAATGAAACGTCGCTGTTAGTTACAATGGATGAACAAAATATTGATGTCAAGGGTTATTTTCCAATGCAAAGAATTTCGGACAACAATATATGCTTACGATGTGATGTTATTGGAAATAGTTTTGCTAGTCCAATTTCAAACAATGGAGATACCGCAGGAATAGGTTCCGTACATTACGGATCTGATATATTAGGAATATTTAATACAGATTGTGAGATGATAGAATACATAAATTGTAATAATATTTTTAGTGGTAATGTTAAAGATGGGTGTCTAAGAAAATTTACATTATTTTTAACAGATTCTAAAAATAGAAAATTGATTACACCTAGTCCAATTGGTACAGCGGCTGGTTTACAAAATACATCTGGAGATTTTATTCAGAATCAAAATACGCAAGGAAATCTGAGTTTTAAAGCCCTGTTAAATATTGAATTAATACAATTAAGACGGAATATAAGATAAGATGAGATTAGATGAGATTAGATAATCGTTTAACTAAGAGCTCGCATCCACGTTATGCCAAATGCTACCACCATTGAGCTTACAAAAATAGTTAATAATTGCCCAGATGAGTCAACTGTACTTAAAAAATTTAAAAATAAACCTAGGGCAATTGGAACGAATATGGGATGGGGAAGAATCATTTCGAAAGACATAATTATTATATTATATTATATTATATAAAATAAAAAAAATATATATATAATTAAAAGATTACAATATGCCTTCCCCATTTTTGAGATCTGACGCGACCCTAATAAAAATTGCTCAAGAGTACATAGACGCGGGGTTCGTAGATATACCGGATGATGAAGTTGTGCATTTGATACATTTTGGAATTGACATGAAAAGATTATTGATGATAATGACAAAATTACTCAAACTAAACAAGGCAATTGAAGATGTTAAATATAGCCCATACATAGGTCCTATTGACCCAGTTATAAGCGGTACTTTAAAAAATGAATTTAAAGAGTTAAATAGGAAATATAAAAAGTCTCCGTTATTTAATGTAAAGCGCCCAAGAAGGGGTCGTTCTGTTGTTCCTCCGAGTTCAGGACCAAGACGAGGACGTTCTGCTGGTCCTCCGAGTTCAGGCGCAGGTCCTTCAAGTTTTGGAACACCGCGGTATATAACTGTTAACGGCCGAAAGCGTAGACTTTATAGAGGATTATATGGCGGCATTTATTATAAAAATACTTCTGGTAAGAAAATTTATTTAAATTTAAAACCGAAAATGAAAATGAAAATGAATAAAATTATTAAATCGGCCGACGGAATCTCAGTAACTGGGTGGAAAAATATTTTAGATTTTTATGAAAAATCGAATCACAAAATTACATGGGTACACTCGCCTACTAGAGTTTTAAAGATGGTTAAAATTGGTGATATGATCGAATTTACTGTCAAAACAGATGATTCTGGAGAAATGTATGATAAATATTTAGACATAATTGTTAGTCCAGACGACGACGGAAATTATCCCGTTTCAATTGATGGTAAAAAATATTTAGTTGCCGGTAATGTATACGACGCTAAGAACACTTTCAGTTATGTTCATGGCGCACCAAGTGCATTCGATCCAGGAAGGAGTTGGTATGTATATAAATTCAAAACTCGAATTAATTTAACGGAGGTATAAATGTAATTGTAAATGTAAATGAATATAAAAATTAAATACATCATTTAATAAATGTCGCATTTAAGTTTTAGTTTACGCCGCGTCCAAAAAGAAATTGAAAATTTTAAAGCTAAAAAAAATACTCATAAATTAGATTTTTTCGATAGTTTAAAGTTTGAAATATTATCACAAAACAAAAAAAATTACCTACTGATTTACGATAAATATTTAGATCTTTTTACACAGTTGGAAATAAATCAATGTTATCCATTTAAACCTTATAATGTTACATATCTAAAGTTCAAGAACAGTCTTCCATATTTAAATAATTTAAATAATTTTACTGAATTATTTAAAAATAGAGACAAAACAATTTATATTTTTTTCTTTAAATGTATGTACTCAATTAATCCTAAGTTTTTGAATTTAGACAAAAACGAATGTTACTGTTGTAAATCACTTATTTGTACAAACGAATGGTGTCCAAGTTTTACTTTTACAAATTTACTTTTAGAACAACTTGAAATCAAATTTATGGAATGTTATTCATCCAATCTTGGATATAAATATATCAAAGATATATACAATAATTTATTTTTTAAATTGCCTCCAGATGTAATATTGAATATAATAAATTTAATTTAATTATGTATTATTTGAGGTTTAATCATGAATGTATTAGTTTCTTTACAAAAAATATTTTTTTCTTCCAATTGTTCCATAACCCATTCAGGGGGTTTATGTAATCCAAACCATTTATCGACTAATATTCTATTTACTGAAAAATATCGACATTCTTCATTATCTCCGATCGGAAAATTTAATCTATAACACCCAATAGTAAAGTAAACATCTTCTGGATCTGTTAAAAAATCTTTTGAATTTTCTACCGATTTCACTGTTCCAAATGTTTTAATTATATTAATCATATCCAATCTTTTTCTTAAGGATAGACCACCGTTAAAATTTCTATAATCAGGATATATATTCTCTCTTTGTAATTCTTCCCAACCATGATCCATATTTCCACCAATATAACTTTTATTCATATTCATAAAAAAATCTATATTATAAGGTGGTTTATTTAGAATATAAGTATCTGCTTGAAATGTGAGAACAAAATCTCCATAAAGATTTTCCCACAACTCCGATGTTTTCATAAAATCGGAATATTCAGTTATTCTAAAATTGTATACATCTAATTCTCTTATCTCTATATCATTATACAGATGTTTTGTCATTTCATTTTTTAAACCTTTTCCACAATAAAATACTATTTTCCAATTATCTCCTAATTTTTCTCTAAAATCATTTATTAAACTAGGTAAATAATTATTATTTCTTGGATCAACAATCAGGGCCGTGTTACACGTACATTTACATTTACAATTAGACCACAAAATATTATTACTATATTCGTGAAACATCGAAATTAATTTTTGTCTTTCTTTTTCTAAGAAATTAATATTTATATTATCCTTTTCGATAAATATTAATTCATCTGTATCTATATTAAATTCTACCACATTTTCAAATTTATACATTTCATTATTTTTATTACTAATTATCAATGGTGTTAAAGTAGAAAACGAAAGAGGAATACACCCAGACATACTATAACCGTTGATATGGTCTATATTTTCAGTTATATCTGTTAACATATAATCACAATTTTTAATAGCATCCAGCATAACTGGTGTATGAGAGGAGATTAATTCAAATATTGTAATATTTGAATTTTTCACATATTCTTTTTTAAATAGTCTAACTCTACATATAATATATAAGTTAATCTTTTGAGTACTGCTTAACCTGTTTATTATATTATAATTGTAATTGCGCGTACCACCCACACAACAAACATTAATATCAGCATTTTTTTTAATTTCATTTTTTTTACCATCTACGTCAAAAATTGTATAACATGGAATAGCATAAATTTGATTTCCCGTTAAAAAGGGTCTAATTTTTAAATTATTTGTAAATCCTAAACGTCTTATTTTTTCAGAGTGATTAATCGATATACATTTTGAAGTAATCCACGCTTCTTTAAATTTTAAGTCGTCGTCTGTTGTTATAAATACCAAATCAAATAAATGTTTAGATTTTTCAAATTCATCTATTTTTTTTATTTCAAAATTATAAATTTTATTTTCAAATTTATCTTTATAAAATTCAAGCCACCCAAAATCAAAATTGGTATCTGTAAACGCAAATATAGTTAACTTATAATTATGTATTTTAGAGTAGTGTATTATATATCCAAACATTTCATAGTGAAAATCCAAGGAGCTAAAAATAGCTATTTTTTTATTAATATCGATATTAATATTTTCATTTTCATTTTCATGTTCATTTTCATTTAGTCCCAACAGTGAAGACCAAGTTTTTGCACGATTTTTCCATGAACAGGTAATTGCATATTCTTTACCATTTTTACGGAGTATATTTTTTCTTTCTTCAAATAAACTTAAAAGTGTATCGATTTCAGTACCCTTCTTAACTTGAACACCATAATCGCCGATAGTTTCTACCAATCCGGCATTGGGGTAATATAGACAAATTACATTATTCATTAACATTTCCATTGCAGTTATACAGCTTGTTTCTGGAAACGTATTTGTATATAACCAATATTCAGAAGTTTTCATCAATTTATATAATTGGGCTGTATTCAATTGTCCGTGATGAACTATAGAGTCAAATTTATCAATTATTTTTTTCATATCTAAATCTGTATCATTTGCTGGAAAAACTTTGTAACTACAAATATCTAATGTAGCGTCCGGTATTTCTTCCAAAATTTCGGGCCACATTTTTAATATTATATCCAAACCTCTCTCACTACAGGAAGACCAAATGAATTTATTTTTAATTTTAATAATTTTATTCAATTCGTCTGTTTCAAAATCGGGAAGATTAATTCCGTTGTTTATTATTTTAAAGTTTGTATTCTTTATAATATTATGGTGATGTATCAAGATACTTTTGTGCCATTCTGTAAGACACATTATATAATCAGTGATTTCAATATATTCTTCTAAAATATTATCTTCCAATTTCAGCGGATAAGAAAGAAACATTGTGTCATGTGGATAGAGAACTAGCTGATAGCATTTATAGTCTTTAAATTTTACAAAAAATGAAACATATCTTGAAATAATTATAGTGTGAAATTTTGTTGTATATAATAATTCTTGTAAATTTTCACGATTGACATATTCAATATTATCAATTTCTTCTTCAAGCTGATCTCCCGCGATGTAAATTTTATAATTTTTAGGTAAAGATTTAGATAGATAAATCACGGCTTTCTCAGAACCACCAAGAGATTTTGAATTTAATGTACTAGAATTCCATAAAGATTCCATATATCCAGTATAAATTAAAATTTTATCAGAGGCCTCTTCGAGTTTAATTTTATGTCTTATTTTCATTGTCGATTTTTCATTTTCTATTAATTCAGATATATTATCTAACTTGTATATTTTTTTAATGTAATTAGACATAATCTTCCATAAATTTAAAATAATTTCTTTCTTGGAACTGTAATATAGTTTAAATAAATTTAATAATTTATCTAAAAATGCCCTGTTATCAGGATCTAAATGTATATTATATGCATAACACTGAAAATTATGAAGTGTAATTTCTATATGTACATCCTTTAAAATTAAATATTTACAAGAGTAATAACCACTCATCCATTCGGAGATATTTGCACATGCTATAGAATTTAAATAATGATTTTCGTGAATATTTGAAACCGTCAAAAATAATTTTGTTGACATATCTTTAATTTCAAAATCTTTAATATTTTCATGAAGACAATTAAGGGCAAACCAATTTTTAGAATTGTAATAATAATTCATAATTTTTGATACAGATTCTCTTCGTTCCTTGTCGTATGTTATGGCCTTGTACCAATATATCAAGGCGTCTTCCATCATATTTAATTTTTCGTATAGGTCTCCTGTATTTAACGCGGAAACGTATTTTTCTTGTATCCACGTATCGTGATCCATTAGTTTTTTGTAATATAAAATCGCATTATGTATATCTCCACAATCTTTGAATGAATTAGCACAATAAAATGTATATCTTGCCAATAAATCGCTATCTTCTCTTTTTTTATTTGAAGATTCAATTAGATCTATTTCAGTTTTTAATAATATAGCATCTTTCAAGTATTTATTTGAATTTTTACTCCTGTTTCCCTCCCTACCAGACAGGATAAAATATTCGCCTTCGATTGTTATACCGCCCGTAACATCTTCTAACGCAGACAAATATTCATGTAATATACCCTTAAATTTCCATCTTTTCCTATTATTAATTATAAGCGGTCTTACATATTTAAATTCGGTAGTTCCTAAAAATAAATTATACATGTCACCCGTTAATACGGGTATATTAAGATTACCAATAATACAGTCGTCTGCGTCAAATATTAATAAGTAATCTGTTTTATTAAATGCTGCTTGAAGCGCCAATGTTCGATTATAACCAAAATTTTTCCATTCATGATTATATATTTCGCCTTTAATTTTTTTTTTATTGAAAAAATCAATAACGATATCGATTGTATTATCTACTGAACCGGTGTCGCATATTACAAAATAAGAGAATTTTATATAACTACATAAATTTTCAAGGGTTTTTTCTATTATATGAGATTCATTTTTAACAATCATGTTTAAACATACAGACTGATTAATGTCCATAATTATTTTTATGTATTATTTAAACCTAAACTTTAAATTATTTTATTTTATTTTATATTATTTCATTTTTTTAATTTCATTTCATTTCATTTCATTTCATTTCATTTCATTTCATTTTTTTTAATTTTAAGTTTTTTTTTAATATTATATTATGTTAATATAATATAATATAATATGCCACCTCAGAGAGAGACACCTTTAAATTTATCCGGTATAGACTCGTGCCCACCGGTAAATGTCACAGTAACAGGAGTTGCCGGACCAGCTGGAGAGGCTGGGCCAGCGGGAGAACCTGGTCCAGCAGGAGAAGCTGGTCCACAGGGAGCAGTCGGAGAAGAAGGTCCACGAGGACCACCTGGTGGTGAACAAGGTATAGGTTACGAACCTTTGCCAAGCTGTACATATAACGAATTTACACCTGGTATTAAAACGTTTCAAGTTCCGAATTCTACTACAAATGCCTTTATAGCTGGTATGTACATTCGTATGCGCGACGTAACTTATCCAACGTGGTATATGAATGGTATGATAATTTCATACGTTGGAACTACGCTGACTGTAGACGTAGACTCTGTGACACTCGGGGAAGATCTTGAAACTTGTATACCATCTACAAGACCATGTGGTACAGTCGGTACAATTGCTAATCACTGCACACCGAATCCAGCAGCTACATCGTTGACTACAATTGGTAGCTCGTGTACACCTTGTACAACAGGTCCGCCAATTATAACGTATACAAGTAATAGCAGAAACGAATTCGCAACCACAAATCAAACATTTATAATAGAAGGTGTTGCAACTGGAGTTTTTAGTGCCGGTATGGATATTCGCGCTACCGATTTCACTTATCCATCCTGGTATATGGACGGTATAGTAACTGGATACACCGGAAATAATTTAAATGTTAGTATAGAATCTGTACAAATCGGTGCTGGGGAGATTACAAATGAATTGTTCAGTCACACATCTTTTAAATTTGAGACGGGTATTAAAGAATTTTTGGTTGAAAATACTACTACAGTAACTGCATTTACTAAAGATACAACAGTTAGAATAACAACTCCTAATAAGTCTATAGTAACAACAATGAACGGTACTGTACTTTCTTTCGTGGGTAATATTCTTAGAGTAAATGTAGAAAATGTAAGGACTGCAACGGGGTTCGCACCATATACTTTATTCGTCTGTGATTGGTGTATACAAGCACTTGTAAATAACGACAGGAACTCGGGTAATAACTGGAGAATAAGTATACGAGATCCAATAGGTCTTACCAGCAACACTCGCGTCCCGTTCGATAGAGGTAATAAAATACTTAATATTACAGATGGTCCAACGGGCAACTTTGCAATTGCTAGGGGTGTAAGAATAAGTGATAAAACTTATTCTACTTGGTACATGGAAGGTATAATATCAGGGTATACCGGATCAACTGGGGCAACTGGAACTAATTTAGTAGTAAATGTAGATAATACAGTTAGAGGAAATCCATCGAATATTATTTATGAACTGACGAGTACATCTGTAAACAGATTTAGTATTACTACAAAAACATTTGTAGTTCCGATTTCTAAGACCATATCAGCGTTTACAAAGAATAGTTCAGTTAAAATACGCGCCCTTAATATGCCAATCGCTACCGAGATGTTAGGAACCGTAGATTCTTACATTGCAACTAATCTCGTAATCGTAGTTACAAGCCTCGTAAACCCACCAGGGTGTGACACTTATCCGGATGATGTAAATAATTGGCACATAGAGGCAACCCCAGTCACTCCAGTATTATCTGGTAGCGATTGGTTTGTTACACTACGTAATCCAGACGGTGCAAGAAGTGACGACCGTCAGCGATTTTTAATTGAACCAAAAACATTTACAATTCAAGACGGTCCAACTACGGCCTTTATAGTTAATAATTTGATTCGAGTTAAAGACAGGACATATCCGTCTTGGTCTATGGACGGTAGAGTAAACGCGACTTACTCATCACCCACTTTGAGCTTAACTATAGTACAGATAAATAACGGTTCTGAAACAACGAATATAATTAATAAATTAACAAGTACATCTTCATTTAAGTTTGATACAAATCCAAAAACATTCACAGTTCAAAATATTAAAACTCTACATTTGTTTACTAAAGATACACCTGTCATAATTACAGCACGTGGCATGTGGATTGGAATGACTATGAAAGGGATAATAGCCACGTATATTGGAGATAAATTGACAGTCACATTCCCTAGTAACGGAGTCACTACAGCAGATGGGTTTGTTTTGTATCCGGATTTTGTAAATAACTGGAATATTGAAGCACTGGGGTGTGACGACGACATAGCTGGCGGTGATTGGGTTATATCAGCTTCTCCTTTAACTGTACCTGACTCACCAACGAATGTGGAAGCAATATCACGGACGGGTTCTGCAATTGTCTCATGGACCGCTCCTATAAACAACGGAGGAGCACCTATACAATCTTATACTGTATCAGGGGTGGGATCTACGCCCCCGATTACACTTACACCTCAAATTACACCCGATGCTACAACATCCCTGACTATAAATGGATTATCAAACACACAATCTTATACGTTTACTGTGAAAGCTACCAATTTAGTAGGCATCTCAACCACATTTGCTACGTCTAATGTGGTACTTCCGGGTCCATCACCACTTGCTCCGACGGGAGTAACAGCAACTGCTGGGAACAATAGTGCTACTATAAGATGGAACCCACCTTCACCTGTTACTGGAGCAGATATTTCTGGTTATACTGTAAGAGCAACATATGTACTCCTAGGAATAACGTATACACAAGATTATACAGCTTCCTCTACATCAAGGATTTTAACTATAAATCCAACAGATGTAAATCCAATTGTTAATGGTAGATCTTATACATTTACTGTAATAGCAAACACAATTAGAGGTCCGGGAGAAAGATCTACACCACCTACAACAGCTGTAGTACCAGGTCCAGCACCGATTGCACCAACGATTTCATCTGTGGTAGTTGGTTCATTAGAAGCAGTTATAACATGGGGCGCAGTAGCTACTGCAACGGGATATACAATCAGAGGAACAGATTCTGACGGCGTTCTGACAGAGGTCGGAACTACAGCCCTTTTAACTAAGACTATATCAGGCCTAATAAACGGTAAAACTTACACATTTACAGTAGAAGCATCCACCGCCACAACTACTGGACCTATGGG